CTTTAATTTTTTTGTTATTTACTATAATATCATGATTCAAAGTAACACATTGCTTAAAATTAGAGCTTGTAATTTCAATTAATTTATCACAATAATTTACAACTTTTTTTAATGGTTTCGAATATGAAATATTGTGATTTTCCATGTTTACTGAAGCTACAAGAATATTTTCCTTACTCTCAACAACATCTTTTATATTCATCCAACCATTAATTGTTAAAATATCTGTATCTTTGTGAAAACATTCATGATTTCCATCAATAAAGAGTGTTGTGAAATGCTTCTCTTCAAGCCAATTCAGATACCACCTTTGCTGAGGTGAATCTCTCCATATCCCAAAATCTCCAAGAACAATTACATAGTCATCTTTAGTCATCTCTCTTTGCTCCGGGAACGAGTCCATATTTAATCTATGGATCCAATCCCCATGTGTATCACCTGTGATCCAAATTACTTCCACCACCTCCAACAATATGTAGCGATTGAAAATCCTATAAGAATCATGAAATATGCTACAGGTATCGCAAAAAACATTTTCATAATTGAAATCAATAAAATACACAAATCTAATTTTTTATCTGCAATCATGTTTAATATTCTTACTACTGGCAAAAGCATTAACTTCCAACCACTACATATAGCTCCAATTACTCCACATATAGCAGAAATCCATCCCATGGTTTGCTTAATCACTTAATTCCTCCTAAACTATCAATCCATTGTTTTACCTTGCCATTATCGTATGTTTTTGTAATCAATACGGCAGACACTGTTTGCCCTATTCTTCCATGATATTTACGATATGTACTTTCATCATTAAGTGAATATTCAGTTCCGTTATAATTTACCGTAATTTCATATTCAGCATAATCAGTTCGAAATTGCGGAACATGATTAACCATACCTGTAAAACGGGTTTCTTTAGGTTTATAATATTCATTTACAACTGTGACCTTCACACTTTCCTCTTTTTTATCAATGCATTTAGCGCAACCAGTTAATGTTGAAATACTTATCAATAGAACTCCTAAAATACTTAATACTTTCTTTTTCATAAACTCTCTCCTACATTTGTAGTTAAGGTCCAATCCTTCTGAGTTGTCCCATAGGGGTAAGAACTAAATGTTATAGTATTATCCTCAGTAGTTTCAGTTCTAGTTGTCTCCTCAATAAGATGGCCTTCTTTATCATATTTTTTAGTTGTCTCCGTAATCGTAGTTTTTATCATTGTACTCTCCTTATATTGACAAACCACCTCACCTAAAGTACAATACTATTGATCCCAGGTCTGTACCGGGTGAGGATCTTCTGAATGGGTAATGTGATATGGGATTGTATCACACATTATTTTTGAAGGAGGTGTTGCCTATGGCAGCAGATATCATAACTATACTTACTTGCTTTGGGCCAACATTACAATTCGTAGTTGTTAACGTTATCCTCACCCTACGCAGCCACCTCTTTATACTGACGCAAAATCCCTACACTACCGTCAGTGTGGTATATGTCCACAGTTCTCACTATACGTTACCCTCATTATTAATTATTTATTTTCAACAGTTGCTACATTGCCTGATGTTAATTCTCCTGCGTCAACAATTGTTGCAGCATTTCCACCTTGTACCTTCGGCACATCACCATTCCACTTATCAATCTTCTGTTTCTCAATAAGTTCTGGAGTAAGTGACTCAGCGATCTTTTTATTTGCTTCTGCTTCAGCATCCGCTTTAATTCTTGTAGCTTCAGCTTTACCTTCCGCAGTGATTTTCGCCTGTTCAGCTTCAATAGCGGCTTTCTCTTTATCCTGCTCCGCTGCGATGAGAGCAACTTCCTTATCTTTATCTGCCTGTACCTTTGCAGTCTTAGCTTCAATATTTGCAAGTTCCAGTTCCTGCTGTGCATTTACCTTCTTCTGAATAGCAGCCTGAGTTTCATCATCTGTAGAAATTGAAGTAAAGTTTACAGTATCAATGATGATTCCATATGGCTCAAATTTCTTTTTCAAGTATTTGTCAAGTGCTTCATTCAGTTCCTGGCGTTTATCACCAAATACATCTGTTACCGGATACTTAGCAGTTACTTCCTGTGTCCACGCTTTCATCTTTGGTTTAATGAAAGTATTTTTTACACTTTCTCCGGACTGACCTTTAAATCTTGTAAATACATCAGCAACTTGATCCTGATCGAATTTATAAGAGAATTCCAAATCAACAAGAAGCTGTTTCCCATCTGCGGTAGGAGTTTTAAAACTCTCATCTTTTGGTGAATCACCTTTATCTTCTGAAGTCAGATAAGACTGTTCAATACCAATTGAATACAGTGATGTTTTTACTGTAGGTGAAATCAAATTCCATCCCTGTGAAAGAGTATCTTTTGAAATTCCACCGTTCATCTTGTATTCTACAGCTACATAACCAGCAGGAACTCTTACTGTGCACTTTGCTACACAAATTAATCCTGCTGCAATTATTACTGCTAATCCAACCCCACCTAAAAAACCTTTTTTCTTTTTCATTACTCATTCTCCTTATCTTTTTCTTTATTTTCTTCTCTGTTTATTTCGTCTACTGCATCTTTCCAAATTCTATGCAAGAATCGTCCGAATGGATAAAACAATGCAGATAATAGGAACCATAAAACTACAGCTCCAACCAATATTAAAAATACAAATACTGGATTCATACTCTCTCCTTTATAATTCAATACCTTCCATAACAGCCCTAGCTTCTAAGATAGCTAAATAGCTTGCCATAGCATCAATCTGAATATTATAAGTACTTCTTGGGCATGTTGGTTCAAAACTAAGAGTTCCATTGTCCCATTTAAAGAGCATAGACTGTAAACCTCTGAATCTAAGCATTAACTGGTAATATTCAGCTTTGAATCTTTCTTTATAATCTGGGCTAACCATCATTTCTGTTGTTTCTTTTAATGTTTTTACCATGTTATTTGTCTCCTTTATATTCTTTAATATCAATTACAAATGTCCAAGCGAAAAAAGCTACTAGCATTAAACTAAATAAATTTTTATAAGTAATAAGGTCTACCAATGATACTGCTATAAAAATAGCATCAAGAATGATAAAAAATATGTTAAGTTTCATTTAATTCATCTCTCACTCTCATAAGTATCTTCCCAAGCCTATTTTCTCCAACTCCATCTACAGTTCCCCAAATAGTATCTCCCCAAGTATTACCCTCTTCCAAATATTCATCTCCTGTAGCAAGTAATTTTTCCTTAAGGTCTGGATTCTGAGTGAATTTAGCCAGTACGATTTCATACATTACTTTATCTTTCACTTCTTCCCAATCTGATCTCAAATCAATCTTTCTACCTGCTGCCTTTGCTTCTGATGGGCTAGCTTGAGAGAATAACTGAAATTTTAGTCTACGATTTTTTGTTTTCTGTGCTTGAAAAGCTGCTTCATTATTTGTATAGTCCCATCCGTTATAACTTACCGGGGCCATATAAAAGTTACTTAAAAAGTAATAATCTCCAGTAAAACTATTAATCATTTTTCTCCTTCCTAATAATCACTACAAGTTACTGTCAAACTTACAAATCCATCATTTTGCTCAAAAGATGTAATAAACTCATCTTTTACCAATTCTTCTACTATATCTCTGTCAGTTATTTTTGCTCCAATTAATTTAGGATCAGTCAAGTCGTATTCAGCTTCTACAGTGATCACTCTTTTTGTTGGTGCCAAAATTTCCTTTTCACATGCGTCATCAATTGGTTTATTTAATATTCGTTTTCCTCTTTGCGTAATATCACCTCCATATTTTATTTCATTGTTTAACCTCCTTAAGTGTAGGTGAGGAATTGAACCCCACCTTAACCTTTTGTTACTACACTTATTTTCTCTTCCCTACAAAGAATCCAACTAAGAAACAGGTTAATAAGCATACTACAAACACGCCTATATTTAACACTATCATTTTATTTGCCTTTCTTTGTTTTCAGTTCCTGCAACTTTTTATTAATTTCATCATCTTTCATTTTCTTATCCAGACGCTGTTTTTGCACAATAGTAGAACTTTCATAAACGATCCTAGCTCCATCAGCAGCCTCTTTTTGCTTTTTAACTCCGTCACGTACTTTCTCTAGCATCTTTTCCTCTTCACTAGAAGATACTCCCGGTGTTACATTAAAAGCTTTTGATGCCTGAGCTGTTTCCAGAGTTAAAACTGCACTTTCTTTTTCTGCTTTTAAATCATTAAGCTGTTGCTGTAGTACTTCTACTTTTTCTTTCTGCACATCAGCATTCTCTTTCCATTCTTTTAATGTATTTTTAATAAAATCAATCTTATCATTCAGCTCCTGTTGTTCTTTTAAGTAGACTTTTGCTGCTTCGTCATCTCCTCGATCCACACAAGCATTTACATTTACATCTGCTTTCATGGCATCTTTCTTCAAATGGAACAGGTCATCTTCATAATTGGAAATCTTACCAAGCATCTGTTGATATCTTACATTTTCCTGCTGAAGTTCATCTTCTTTCTTTTCAATAGCGGCATTATAATATGCTTTAGCTCCTTCAGGTGTAGACGCATCTTTCTGAATAGCTTCGTTTGCCGTGCCAGATGCTCTTATCCTTACTCTCTTTCCAATTTTACTATTAAAAAAGAAACAAAGTCCTACGAGTACTAAAATAACAATTATAATAATTGCTCCAGCTGTAATATTCATTAGTCTCTCCCCTCATCAATATCAAGCCCAAAGTTTTTAAACAGTTCTGTCATACCTCCTACATAGCCGGAACCTAATGCCTGGAATTTGAATCCATCTCCGTAACGGTATAATTTACCCATTTCTACTGCATTCAATTTTTCAAAGTTTTCATTCTCAGACAGATCATATTCATACTTATCACCATCTGGATTGTCGTAATCACAAATTGTCATAATTGCATTGGAGACCATTCCAAAATTCTGCATACGCTGTAAGGCCCTAAAAATTGTTAAGCAGATAGTAAATTCTGTTTTATCTTTCGGGAAAGTATCAGCATGCACAATGAAATATTCGTCATAATGCTTTCCATTGAAAATCATTCCCTGAGAATCGTCACCAGTTTTATTGTCTCCTGAATAATCTACCCAAGGATATGCAGAGCCATCTTCATAGGTTTTATAGTTTACTAAATCTTCTGGGTATACTACTTTGCGACTTGAATCTGTTAAAAATCCATTGATATCAAAGTCAATATCTGCTTCACCAGCATAACGGTTCTGATCCCAATTGACTCCAATGAAGAAGTTCTTAATACCTGTACCATCCTCTTTTACCATACTAATTTTCTGGTTTTTACTCATGTTGATTACTGCCATATCTCTTTATCTCCTTTTTATTTATTATTCAGCCAGTCTTTATACTGACGAAGAATCTCTGTATATAACTGTTCATCAGACATTTTATTCATGTCTTTTACTGCTGTAAAACCGGTGTTGTCATGTTTTCTACCTTTCATATCATCAAGAGATTTCAAATAGTCAAAATCTTCATCTCCAATTCCTATGAACTGCACGAAGATGTTGTACTCTGAAAGCTCTTTAATAGCTGCATTGGTGGCAAAAGTATCACTGTTCTCACCATCTGTAATAAAGATGATAAATGCTGGAATCTCACTTGGCTCGATATCTTTATAATATGTAACCATTTCTTTCAATACAGGAGCATAATTAGTACCACCCATATACATATGAGCTTTTTTCATAACATTTTTAACATAGCTACTATAATTATCAGCGTTAGCAGCTTTTAAGCGCTCTGCTCCATTTGAGAACAGCCAACTCTCAAGTTCTCCATTATCGTCAAATCTTAGAGCAATAGGCAACAAACGAGAAATGGTTTCCTGTACAGATCCATTATCATACAGCCAATCCATACTTCCTGAATAATCCATTGCAAGAGCTACTCTAGCCGTATGTTTTGTCATATCAATCTTGCTTCCCTTAGACATATCAATAAGTACTTTGCCAAGATTTTCATTGTGCTTAGACATATCAATTGTCTGTAACTTTTCTTCATATACAGGTTGCTGAGTTACAGCAGAAGATAACTCTACTGCTGCTTCCTCATCTTTTTTTCCGAATAATTTTCCCAAAAATCCCATTTTACTTACTTCCTTTCTTACAAATTGCTTTTCTAATCCAATCTACAGGCACAACCATAAATGCTGTCATAAGGACTACAATCCACTGTTTAACATCCATTGGAGTTGTCTGTACTAGATTTCCTACAAAGTTACACAAAACTACAGTCATTGCAAAAATACCCAATGCGATATACATAAATAATTTGTTATTTTTAATTCCTTTGAAAAGATTTATACTATCTGTTCTAATAGTGAATCCATTAAATACTGCCATTAGACACAATAAAGCGAATCTCGCTGTCATAGCCGAAAGTTTTGTTGCAAACATATTTCCAACTGGACCAAATGTAATTACACCAAATAAAGCAATAAATACAATTGAACTTAATGCAATTCTCCCTTTCGCTCCACGGATAAATAATCCGGATCCTTTCATGATAGGCTCTTCATTCATATATTCTTCTTTTGGCGGTTCTCCACCAAAGCTTAATGAGTTAAGTGAATCCATGATGATATTTACAATAAGGATCTGAACTGCTGCTAATAGAGCAGAGCCACCAGAAATAATTGGAAATACCATACTTAAGATCAACAACGAAATATTGATAGGCAGCTGGAATTCAAGGAACATCATAATGTTATGCATAAATGTTCTACCAAGTTCGACTGCTTTTACTACACTTGCAAAATTATTGTCCGTCAAAACAATGTCTGCTGCTTCTTTTGCTACATCAGATCCGTCTTGCATTCCAAAGCCTACATCTGCTTTCTTTAATGCAGGAGCATCGTTCACACCATCACCTGTCATTGCTACAGACATTCCAATTTCTTGCGCTAATGTTACAAGACGAAGTTTCGTATTCGGTGAGCATCTGGAAATTACTCTTAACTGTGGAATAATTTCTTTTACTTTTACATCTGACATTGCCTCAAACTCATCATTAGTAACTGCTAAGTCTCCAGGCTTATAAATGCCAGCTTCCATAGCAACAGCCTTAGCCGTCTCCATGCAATCACCAGTAATTTCAATTACCTGAATTCCAGCTTTATGAGCAATTTTTACTGCTTCTGGAACTTCATTCCTAACCGGGTCAACAACTCCAATGACTCCAAGGAAATTCATTTCATCAGGGAGACCATCATCAGCTTTATCTGAGATAGTCAATGCAATACACCTCATTGCTTTCTCTGTTAATCCCTTAATATGACTTTTCAAAGCTTTTCGTTTTTCTTCTGTTAGCTCAGTTACATTGCCATCATTATCGAGATAAGTTTTGCATTTCTCAATCAGTTTTTCTGGTGCACCCTTATAAACAGTAAAATCATTTGCTCCATTACTTAAAGTAATTGCAGAGAATTTATTTTCACTACTAAATGGAACACGTTTCTTTATGATAGCTTTATTCTGTATTTTTTGTGCATCTTCAGGAGAAAGCATATCAAGCACTGCTCGATCAATCGAATTACCACCAGTGATGTTTCCATTAGAGTCAAACACTGCGCTATTGTTCATGCAAATGTTTAAATCAATTAGCTCGTTGAGCGAACTTTCCTTATTAAAAATATCCTGACAGTTACCGTTAATCATAACTGTAGAGGTCATTTCACCTGTTGTGAGAGTTCCTGTCTTATCCGTACAAATTAAATTAACATACGCCAATTCAGGAATTTTACCAGTATTCTTCGCAAGAATATTGAATTTTTCCATTGTCGATACATTCTGTTTAGTTACAAGTTTTACAATGAGTGGCAGACCTTCCGGTACAGCCGCAACAATAATTGTCAATGCATTTGAGACATTCTGTGCTACCTTCTGAATACTTTCAAGAATACTTCCTAAGAAATACTGACTTAAGCTTCCAGCATTTAAGATACCTGTAATTGTCATAATTACAAATGCTAATGCTGCCGCAATTGTTCCCCATTTTGAAATAAAATCACACAAATGATCCAGAGCAATATCAAGAGCTGTCTTAGGAGGCTCTAAAGTCTGCATTTTGACAAGAGTATCACCATTAACTGTATTAACACCAACATCTGTAACAATCATTTTTCCTTCACCAGACATGATAACTGTTCCTGCAAAGAGAGAACACTGATCCGTATATGCAGTAGTTGATGTTGTTTTAACATGCTTATAATTAGCACTAGGAATTTTTCTACATTCTTTTGTCTCTCCATTGATAGCGGCGTTATTAACAGAAATTTCTCCATCAACAATAAATCCATCTGCAAAAATCTCTTGTCCAGTTCTCAATAGAACTAAATCACCTACTACCAGATCATCTTTATTAATTGTCTGTACGTTTCCATCTCGGACAACATCACAATATCTAACTGCCGTTTTTGCTCTTAGCTCTGCTGCAGATTTCTGTACGCCTAGACCTGTCTTAATAGCAATTCCAGTAACAATAGCTAAAACCACTATAATCATTACAGGTTCAGAAAGAGACATTACTCCCATAGCGCCTAAAACCAACTGAAACAAAGCAATTATTATTAGAATCATAGTAATTGGTTCAGTTAATGCTTCCTTAGCAAAATGATACCATTTTTTCAATTCAGGTTCCGGAAGCTTATTACTTCCATATGTAGTCCTACTAACCTCTACTTCGCTACTTTTTAATCCATTAAAATTCATTCTTAAATCTCTCCTAATACAATTCTTTCATTGACAGACATTACAAATTCTTCTATAGCTTTATAATTTGGTTTATCAGGCAATGAGGTATTCTTTGAATCATACTCAAGTCTTTTCTCTAACTCGTTTACCATTTCAAAAAATTCTGGGATAGGCTGACTGTTTGCATCCAAATATTCTCCATTACGTAGAGCCATAAGAAGCTCATGATCATCTTCTCTATATGTAATAATTTTGCCTTTTTCAAGAATATCAAAACACATAAGATACAATCTCACTAAATGGCACATATGCTTTCCTAACTTATTATGTTCTATGGCATGCTTATTTCTCTTCCCAATTTTGGAATAATCCCTAACAATGTTTTTCATTTCGGCCCACATCCCCTGATAATCATTCAAAGGGTAATGCTTCAACTGGATATCCATAAATACTTCTGTTTCATAATCTTCCTGAATACCTTTATCTACATAAAGCTTTATTGCATCTTCTGGAAACTTGAAATATTTTTCAGGGAAAGTATAAAAAGCATTCATAATACTATTAAGAACATGCTGCATTCTTTCTTCTTGCCCTAGCTTTCTAGCAGCTTTATTATCAAGCCTTCTTAGCTGGCTTGTAGCATAGCCTCCAAAAGAATAGATCGCTTTCTTAGATAAAAACATTTCAGCATTATCAAGAAGTTCTTGACCAATTGGATGAATATAAAGATAATGTTCTGGCTTCAATCCTATCAGCTCAATTGTGTTTGGGTTGCAGTTTGACAATAGAGTTATCAATTTATTAAAAGAATAGATTGTTGTATCTGTTGTTTCTTCCGTTACCTGATCAAAATTATGTATAGGAATCAGGATTTCTTCTCTTTTATTTAAAGCACAACCCCTAATATCCAGATCGGAGTTTTCTGTATCTGTACCATAAGCATGAGACCCACCTAAGCCTAATAGAATTATGTTACTCCCCAGGTGCTCGTTCGCTCTTAAGAAATCATAGTGTTCACTTTTCAACAATTTTTTGATTTTCTCTATTTTCATCAATTTCTCCTGTTGAATAATAATAATTTACTATATCGTCTAAGTTCCTTATCTCTTTTTCTAACTCTGCACACTTTTTCTTGCTATCACATGCCCATAACTGTTTTCGCAGCTTCGTTGCAACCTCAGATACCTTTTCTGCTTCTTCTGTTTTATCAATGGTTTCTATGACATCAACTTCAATTGGTTCTCCGCAAAATGGACAGAATTTAAGAGGGTAATAATAGTCTTCAGGCCATGTATCTTCCCAGTCTTGGACTTCTTCGCTTATGTAAAAGAAAATTCCAAAAGTTTCATCAGTTTTATAGTCACAACCATGGCATTCTATAGTTTCACAAGTTCTACATAAGTAGTTATCAGGATATTCATTAGAAATAACTATCCTAGGATTCTCTTCCAATGCTTTGCAACAGAATTTAGGTTTATAATATTTATAAGATGTGCTCCTATCTACAATTATTTGCTTTGCTTTTATTTCCATGTTTACACCTCAGATAATCTGTAAGTTTTCATCACCGATAAGCCATGCAGAATCTAAAATAAAATTTTCATATGGATCACCACCGTCATTCCAGAACTCATCCGATCCAACTTCCCAATCGCCCAATGTTCCAGCATTAAAGTTACCGTATAAATAATCTGCCACATATTCTAAAAACGCATCTGCAGCCTTATCATAATCTTCTTTTCTTATTGACTCTTCTACATCCGGCTCAAGATCAATCCATTTATGCTGTTCAATCAAAAAAGATTTAGCGTTGTCTCTTACTTTCAACAGTGAATTTTTAATGTCTGCTAATGTTGCATCTTTCTTTTTTGCAATGATATAACTTGAAGACGAACTATTAGTAACAAATCCTCTTCTTATTTTCATTAACCATCTCTCCCTTCTCCTTCAGCAACTTCTATATCAGCAAATCCATTTACTTCCGTAATAGCATCTATTGCTTCATTCATAGAGAAATCATAATCATATACAGCATCACCCCATTCATCATAATAGGCATCGTTACTGTCCTTAATTACAATATATTCTCCATCAGGGTGCTTTTCTAAAATGTCATCAACCCCATAAATGACCGCTCCGCACCAACTAGCACCAAGCTCACCAGACCAGTTTCTTTCATCATTTACACCAGTAACATCTAATACATCAAGATTGAACTGATCAATTATCTTCTGAGCTTTTTCTTTGTCAGCAATCCTTGCAAAGCAAATAATGAAACTGCTAGAGCTTGAATTAGTAACAAATCCTTTCCGTATTTTCATGAGCCCTCCTTTCTAGTGGCTCTCGCCACTAGATTTCTTATTCCACTTAGGTTTATCAGTTTTCATTTTATTTACATGTTTAGAAAAAGCAAGTGACTTCTTAGACTGCTTCATCCCATGTTTAACCATTCTAGTATGTTTCTTTCCGTTTTTATCTACTTTTGTCTCATACTCTTTGTTCCAGGAATTCTTTGATCTCATATTACATGTCCTCCATTGAATAAATTACTTTTTCTAAGCTTCTTTTTGATTTGAAACACTTCTTAAGCAAACACCACATAATGGCTTTTTCAGTATCATCTTCGTCTTCCCAATCATTTAAGACTACAGAAGTCTGTGTTCCATCTTTGAACCCTACAGTAGTTCTAATTTTCCCTGTAGCAATATCTTTTGTTCTTCCTACAAATGAAATATCATCTTTTGATAAGGTTTTATAAACATGTTCATCTTTAGGCATAATATATACATCAACACCCAAAGCATCTTTAATCTGACGTTCACAGCTTCTAAGCTCTTTATCGAGTACATGCTTATGATTAATAGTTTCTTGAGCCTTCTCTAAAGCTACAGCAATATCTTCTGGTGAGCAACAATATGTCATATTATTATCCTCCTTGTAATTGAAATACGGCATTGGTTCCAATTTAAACTTATTTTTTGTATGTAAACGATCAATCCGTCTTTTAATTCCCGGATCATCGCAAATACCTGTACGAATATATCTATCTAATACTGCATAAGTAAATCCGAAGCTATCTTCATCTGATTTACCACATAACCCATCTGATGGTGTTTTCTCTACATATTTTATAGGTAGTCCTAAGTAATAACCGATTCTTTTTACTTCACTCTTTGTGAACTGAGCCAACGGTGAAAAGTCTCCTGCTGCGTCTCCATATCTAGTGGCATATCCAATGTAATCCTCACTGAGGTTACATGTATTAACCACTCTTCCATTGTGTGACTGTGACACCCCGTATAGAGTGGTCATTCTTAGTCTAGGAGCGAGATTAATTAATGTCTGATCTGTTACATTAAATGCAGCATCAATTTGATCAATAATATCATCATAAGCTGATCCAATATTAATAGTAAGATAATCAATGTTTAATACATGCTGGCAAATATCATAAGCCACATCAATATCATCCTGTTTATAGTTCGGCATGATTACTCCGAGAACTTTGTCAGCTCCAACGGCTTCCACACATAGCTCAGCAGCTACTAAAGAGTCAACGCCACCGGAAATACCTACTATGAGATTACATCCAGGACCATTCTCTTCTCTCCAATCTCTAATCCACTGAATACAATCATTTGTTGCTTTTTCTACATTAAACATTCTGCTCCTCCAATTTCCACAGTTCTACTTCAAAACTACTTAATTCTTCTTCTATAATCTTATAAACCACTTCCCAGTCTGCTCCTCCTCTTCCGCAGCCTATTTTATATGGGAGTGCAATGGTTGTCTTGTGAGGTCTGTTATCAGCATCAAACCAATAAACAGGTATTTGTTGTCGAATAAAATTTAATCCTTCTCGAAAAGCTTTAACATCAGTATACTGTTTTCCATCATATCCATACTTGTCTTGTGCAAATAAGGACAATATCTCTTGATTTTTCCTTCTGATAAAGTACTCGTCATATGTTCCAAGAAGTAATTCTGGATTAAACTCACGTAATTTACAGACGTTTCTATAATGTATATAAATACCTTCGTCATAATCTCTTAATGCTTTAGCGACTCCAGTATTCATTTCTCCTTGGCAATTAACTTGATGAATTATATAATCGGTCTGTGCATCTACAATGTTACCTTCAATAATTTTAATCATAAATCTTTTCCTATAAATCCTGAAATGTAAACTTCTCGCCACAGGAGCAAATCACTTCTCCAATAGTTCCGATTGATGTTGGTGTAAAGCACCATGTAAGAGAGCCGCCTATGCAACCATGCCCCATTGCTCTCTGTTTAGAAGTTTTCAGACCATGTTTCTCAGCATCATGTTTTAATTCCCACTCTCTGATTTTCTCTTGTTCTTTTTCTGAAATTGGAAATCCTCTATACAGATCCTCTTTCGCTTTTTTCAGTTCTACTTCCATTCTCTGCATTTCAGAATCTTTATAATGCTCATCTTTGAGCTTCTTGTTTTCTTTTTCTAGGTATTTAATTCGTTTTTCATAAGTATCTATTTTATCAATAATCCCCTGACAAAGATCTGAAACGGAATCAGTAAAATATGTTCTACTCATTTTTTATACCTCCATATCTACTCCATAAATGATGAAACATGTACGGTTACAAAATCACTATGTGCACGAATATAATCCAAAGTTTTTACTGTATCCTCTACAATTGCAATCTGAGATGGCTTAAGCCCAAGCTTTTGCTGTAACGTCTGAAGCACAGTAAGTTTTTCTGTTTTTTCTAAAGTGAAATAGATATTATCATCTGGAAGATTGTAATTGTCTTTGATAAAAGCTTTTTTGCCAGGGATTTCACTTAGAGGACTCTTTGAACATGTATATACTTTATCCACGCCTTTCTTCTGAATAAACTCTTGCATTAATTTAATCGGACGCACATCTTTATACGGATTCTCACCGGAAGCTACAAGTCTATCCCATTCATCATCAGTCATACTATGACTTAATTCAGAGAACTCATACGGAGCAAGTACTCCATCTACATCCATTACTACAATCACATCATCTTTTAATAAATAATCTGTAATTTTACTCATTTTCGTTTCTCCATTTAATCTTTCTCTAATGTCTTCAAATGTTTCTTTATTATAAATTTTTCCATTCACAAATACAGTTCTTAACGTTCCATCGCCAAATACATCGTCATACCCGTCTTCACACTGTAATTCTTCATTGTCATCATAATATATGCGGCAACATCCTTTATGAGATTTTTTCAAATGGCTCACATCGGTTTTGGGATCTTTATAAATCATAATTGGTTCGCCGTTAACGATTCCATAGGTTGCTTTCATAGCGATACCAAACATATCCCTAGTCACAACAACCATATGTCCATCAGGCTCTACAATTGCTGAGAAGCAGAATGCTCCGACTCCGAATACGATATTGTTTGCAGCAAATCCTTTTTTCTTCAGTTCTTCCCATACCTGCCCTACATTGTTAAGAGTACATCCATCCCCATAAATAATTCCAATGTGCGGGTCAAGCACTTTATATCCCTTGCTATTTACTGTTCCGCCAAATGTATTCCAAAGCTTTTCAATTGTCTCTACAGCAATTTCTACCATATCCCCAGAATCTGGACGAACCATAAGTTTGCCATTATGCTGCATGATTTCTTTTTTACAAGCCGGAAGAATATTATCAATCATATTCCAGTAATCATAAGTATCAGATACCATGCTAAAAGATGCATTAGGATATAGTTCCATAAGTAGTCTTTTTACAAATGTGATTTCGTCACCGTCTACTGCATAATTTGAAGCCATAACTGAATGTTCTGTTGATACAGCACCAATTCCGATTCTTTTAGTCCAACAGCAAGCATCATAATACGTATCTATATAATCAATGGCCGGAATTGTGCTTGTCTTATCAAATGATAATAACCAAGCAGATGAACATCTTACGGCCTCTTCCATACAAGACATTCCTCTCATACCAAAGTCTGAGCAGGCCATTTCAGGTCTTAAAATGTCGTCGCAGGTCTTTTTATAGTAGAAATTTGCCAGTTCTCTGTACATATGTCCAATTGTTGCATGAGCACACGGCTTCCAAAGCTCAACCTGCAGAATACACTCAATCCACTGCACAACCCATGCAAAATCTGGATGTGTATTCGTGATTTCAATGCATGGCACTCCCATAGGCACTAATGTACCTTCCGGTAATGCACGGATCTGAATCGGAAGATACCCTAATTCGTGAAGTTTAAGGATTGGAGAAATATCGTAATTTCCTTCTCCTAACTGAATGTCCATACTAATTGTATAAAGTTCTTGAACTTCATCAGTGCTTAATTTAAAGAAATCTCTTTTAAAATATGTAATAAGATATTCTTTAATAAAAGCCTGCAGTCCGAAGAAAACCATATGATCCTGCTCCTTTAACATTGATCTTCTCGGAGTCCAATAAGAGACTAACTTCGTCAATCCTCTCGGAAACATATTGTGGTGTACTTGTTTGTAAGTATCGCTTAACAGAATTGCTAAGGTATCCATTATTTTTTATCCTCCTCTTTGTCATTTACAATTTTATCAATCTGATCTGTGATATAATCAACTACATCTTTACCAGTTTTGCCAATTGTTTGAATATTATCTGGTGTGATTTCATTTACAACTGCCATCGTATATATTGTTTCTGTATTAGGTGTCATGATTGTAATGATAGTCATTACAACACATCCGATAATTAATTTGCTAATAGTTTTTCTAAACTTAAATGGTTCGTTATATCCGGTTAATCCAGCAAATAAAGCACACATAGCAATAACTCCGCATATTCCTGCGATCATTCCAAAAAATGTTGTTAAATTATCTGCTCTACTAGCAAAATAAATCAACCAAGGACTAATAATCGGTTTCATATTTTTATCTCCCTTATAACTTTCCTATCAAACAGCCCCAAGTAAAAGCAATCTGAAACATATGAGTTATCTGATCTTGAATTAAATTAATTTTCTTTTTATTGGCTTTCATATCATCTACTAACATATGTATCAATAAATTCATAACCAATAATAAAGGATTCCATTTACCGCCAATAATCATAAGCGCAATTGTTGGTGGTAACATAATCATAAATGACCAACTAAAGCTATGCATAAACAACGCTGCTAAATAATCATATTTATATAATTTTCCTGGTGCATTCTTTTCCCACCATGATTTTTGTTTTGCAGATGCCAACCATCCTTGTAAATAATAATCATCTACAATGTGGCAGAAAATCATTGTAAATAATATAAATATTTTATATGCAATATTCATTATCTCAACCTCTCAACAAGTTCAATCTTAGGACTTTCCAGATTTGTCAGAATCGTATCTGTCGTATAAATCTTCTCAATCAATCCATTATTTTTCAGAAGTTCTCCTTCATAAATAGTATTCTCACAATGAGTAATATAAAGATAAATCTTACCTACACCGGCCTCTTTCAGCTTTTTAGCACTATAATAAAAAGTACCACCTCTGCTGCAAATGTCATCTACAATAAGAATGTCTTTACCTGGTAATTGATCAATTTCACCAGATAAATCTAAACCTTTAATCTCTCCGGTCTCCCAATCTCTATTCTTAATACCGAAAGCATATGGAAGATGTACTGCTGAAGAATATCGCTTCATGGATCCCGCATCCGGATAAAACATCATAAGGTTATTACTCGCAATCTTCTTAACAGCATCCTCAATCATTCGATTCGGGGATTCTACATGTACTTTATTAAATAATGCGGCAGATACATCAGAATGCGGATCTAAAACTTCTACTTTTCCAAAATGTAATGAATTAATAGTCTGAGCAAAATATTTTAAAGTAAATAATTCGTTCTCATGCTTGACTCGATCCATACGTGCATCTGGGATATAAGGCATATATAAATTAGGCACTACTCTATGATCCCAACAATATCTAGTAATATATTCAACTGCTGTTAATTCTTCCATTGATTCAAAGAACCATTCAATATTATCTCTACACCATCCTCCGATGGGTGGGATATTCTTAAATAAGAATGTCCCATCCGGATATTTATCAAGTTTGATTTCTACACCGTTTAATTTAATCATTCCAAATCTCCTTATAATTTATTTCTTACTGTTTAATAATCCTTACTTAACTTTTACTTATGCTCAATATCACAGGTAGTTATTACAGACGGATTATTCAAATGATTGCCATTACAGAAATTATTGATAAAATCCACCTGTCTTTGGAGATAATCAATAGAATCACATAGTGAAACTTTTACATAACTTAATAATTCTGCGACAATTGTACTAATCTTAAACAGTTCATTTTCTTTATCATCGTATTCAACGCCATCTGCATGATTAAACGGTGAGGTTGCGTCAGCTGTTTTTATATAAAAATCATTATCCTCATTTTTATAAATTGAGCACACCCAAATAGTATCGTCATAAAGCCCATCAAACTCAAATACTTGTAAGGTTTCTGTATTGTTTTTTTCAACAAGTTTTGTAGTGATCACTCCATCACAGTCATATTTACGTAAGTAGTTCTGAATATCCTCTAATGTAATTTCTTCTAATTTCTTCATTTCCACAGTATTTTCTCCTACCATCTTATTTCTCTCCTATCACATTAATCTGACAACTTTTCATCACCTCTAAAGCTGCTTTATGCTTCTCCGGTGTAGTTCCAGCGCAACATGACGCATCTACTGTGATCTCTGCCTCCGGATAATAAGTTTTGATAAGAAGAGCATTTGTGATAACGCAGATGTCTGTACACACACCTATGATTTCAATGTTTAAATTGTCTATATCACTGTCTGTCCCAAATATTTCTTCCCAATCCCAGCCTTCATAACCAAAAGTTGACTTTTTACATACCATAAAATTGTTATAATTATTTTTTACAGGATGAATTTCATCTATAACCTCCCACCCTGAAGTTCGATATATACAATGTTCAACAGGAAGTTTTTTACCCTCAGAAGTATTCAAATAATCTGAATTATGTGTATCCATTGTATACACTACATAATCCCCATTATTTTTATATTCTTCAAACTTTTCTTTAATTTTAGGTACAATAGCTTGAGCTTCCGGCGTACCTAGTGAGCCAGTTACAAAATCATTCTGCACATCAACTACAATCAGAACTTTCTTTTTATTTCCCACAAGCATTACCTCCAACAGTCATTCTCCCGAATGGGTACTCTACAACTCTATAGCTACAAAGAATCTCCATTTCTTTAACAACGTCTCCTTTACACATCTCTAATAAGACACCAACTTCTTCTGCTACTTTTTTAATTTCAACTTTTTTCTCTTCTGCTGAACTTAAAGTAATAGTTCTCATTCCTCTGGTATAATCAGAAGTCATATCATAAATATTATTTGGTATTTCAACTTTAAACCCGGCATCTTTTAGATCATTCATGTGTAAAATTAAATCATGAGTATATTCATCTTCTGCAAGCAATTCCATTAATTTAATTTCAGCTTCCTTATCAATCTTTTCAATACTTCTTTTCTCCCAAAGTTCTATAATTGACATATCATTTTCCTTTCTTGCAAAATTATCTAGCTCATTTTCTTTAAAATAAAAATCTCCTTCTTCTGATTTTTCGTTGTAATAACTAGAGATATGTATTCTTATATTGTTAGAATAAACTGTTTTTACAATACCTGTAGCACCTGTAATATCATATTGTTTATATTTTTTAGGCACTATTATTACTTGTACTATATCTCCTACTTGAAACATTTTTTACTCCTTTCTATTTATTAATCCACCCAGAGAGACTCGAACTCTCACGCTATTAAGCATTAGAACCTAAATCTAACGTGTCTGCCAATTCCACCATGGGTGGGTACAACTGGCAGTTCAACTGCCAATTGTTAATAATGAGAGCGACTATTATATTTACTTATTCACTACTTACCAGCCTTGTACAAACTAAGAGCCAAGTATAATCATGCTCATAAACTTTTACCAAGGATTTGATAAATCTTTATTCTTTATGCTTTATTCTTTAATCTTTAAACTGGGATAAACTTTGAATTTTGAATTTTAAGATTTGAGTTTTAATCTTTGAACTTTACAGTACTATGGCTATCTGCCTCATCCAATAATATAATATATTAAGCTTACAGGTCCTATACGACCACGTAATCCTAATCCATTTTGTATTTTATACTATTATCTACTGTATAAGTAATGCTGTGGTTTCTTTATTGTTTTATATATGTCTAACCCAGCTAAAAAGACATATAGATTATAGTTTAAAGTTTTCGATAAGCAGTGAATATATCTTAGTATGTAATTTCTATTTCTGTCAGAGAATTACTTACTGAAAGTGCCGCATCTACTTCAGCAGTGAACTCTGCAATTTCTGTTTCTAAATCCTCCATTTCTTTAAGAACACCAATTGGATCAACAAGTTCCATTGTCTGAGCTTCTATATAAGCTTCTCTAGTTTTTGTAAACTCTTCAGTAGAGGTTTTACCTTCTTTACTGCCATAGAGCCCTACAACATAATTTTCAGCTTTATCTTCCAATTTACCATTCTCAGTTATGATCTGAGCCATAGCAGCATCATACTGTTTTTTGATTTTCTGTTTTAAAAGTTTCTTGAAGTCCATTCCATGATTTTTCATTTCAATAGCTTCAGCTACTGTATACTCTTTATCGGCAACAGTGACTTTAGTTACTGCATTTGAAAGAACTACAGCTCTTTTAATAGCTTCTCTTCTCTTGATTAAATCAGTTGCTTTATCATAAGAAGATTTCATAACTCCTGTGTAAACTTTGATATCCACTCCTTTGACCTTTGTGTTAGAATGCTTATTTGAAATACAAGCTTCTACACTGTTGATTGCTTTTATGATGCGATCATCTAAGATCTTCAGTTCCGCTAATGCTTTATGTACATTCATTTTTTCTGTTGTCATAATAAATACCTCCTGAATTTTAAACTTTAATTTAATTGACTGTGATAAGAGTGGACTCGAACCACCGACCTCACTTTTGCAGTGCGCTCTTTTTCACAACTGAGCTACTTATCACTTTTCATGCATGACCTGTCATGCTGCAGTCACAACAGGATTATGTGTTCTTTGATCAGCTCAATTCCCTACATTTTCTCTAAAGCTGAATGTTTGTCTCATTACAAAACATCTCAAAAACTATCTGTCTTTCCAGCGCCATCTGATTCTCACTACCAAATCAGCAACGGCTCTTTACTATTGAAAATTAGAGCTCTCAAAAGTCACTCCTTCGTCAGGAGAAATGGAAACTCTGGGACTCGAACCCAGGACCGACCGGTTATGAGCCGGTTGCTCTAACCAACTGAGCTAAGTTTCCATGTAGTGGGCGTTATAATTACACCCACAATATAGAAATGTAACAATATCTGTAAAAAACTTTTATGCAATCGTGTCAGTTACACGAACGATCGTCATCACTCTCAAAAGCCCTCCCACATTATTTCTACCTCACTGACTCAATTACTTTTTTGCTTCATAACTAATCTACACATCTGCTTAACCAGATCATCCTCCAACTTCCCACTTACAACCTCATTAGCACAAAGCACATCTATATAAATGTTTTGTACATTCAAACCATTGCTACCAATGTACTGTGTTCCCTTTTTTGAACAGGTTCCAGTTATTAAACCATCCAAATTTTCACTTAAGTTTTATCTATGTTCGCCATGAACATAAGTAGGTATACCTTAGTTCTATCGGTTACCTCTTTGGCCTTCAGAGCTAACTTAGAACTACGGGGTAGATGGGATTCGAACCCATGAATGCAGCAGTCAAAGTGCTGTGCCTTACCGCTTGGCCACTACCCTCTATAGATACCTATGAAGGTATCTATATACAGATTATTTATACTGCATAATGCAATTCTCTACTTTTTGCTCTTACAAAAGTCATATATGCTGGCTTCATTGTTTTGATGATCTTTTTATCTTCTTCATCATTGTAGTAATTATCACTTTCTAATTTAATATCATTTCCAGATACATAAATGATGCCTTTTTTATGATCAAACTCACAATCAAGAACTTTACAAGAAGCATCTACATAGGTTCCTTTAAAGCAGAATTCTGGTTCAATCGTTGCGCTCTTATCAAAGAAATCAATAGTCAATTTTGTAGTTGCTTCAGAACCATCTTCAAGATGTAAAATGACTTCATATATAACACTATTCAGATTAATAATGTTCAAATCTTTGATTGCTATCTCAAAAGGCTCTCCAAAATTCAACTCGAATGCAATTGCTCTCAGGCAGTCATAGTTTAAATCTACTTTGTGAGCGAAAGAAATTACTTTTTCAATTTCACTGTAATACTGTTTATCTAACTTATCTTCTAAGTACTCTGTAATTTCAGCATCTGACGGATACTCAAATCTAAAATGATAGTGGAATCTTCCAGGTCTGTTTACTAAATAACTATTTAACGAGTTGAGGTCATTACAAGTAATCACAAACATTTTCTTCCCTTGAGACAATCCATCAAACAATGTAAGCATTTCTGTTTGAGGATCTGCCATGCCATCAGCAGCTTTAATACTGCCAAATGTTTTATCAAATTCATCAAACAGTATCATTACTTCCTGTTCAATTTCTTCTATGAAACTTGCAATTCCAGGAATATACGTGTCTACAATGATAACTGGTAAACCAACTTTTGTTGCTTCCACAGCCAATGTCTTTGCAAACAATGATTTGCCGATTCCTTTATTGCCTGACAGGATAACGCCAAGGTTCTTTTCTGCTTTTGGAAAAGCCTTAAGAACTTTTTCAACCTTACTCATATGTACTCCGTAGGTTTTTTCTTTGATTTCTATGTCTGCATATTTTTCTAAAAAGAAACCAGAATTCTTTTGAAACCTCACGACATAATTCTGAGCCGGAAGCTTGTCGAAAGTTTCTAATGAATCGTCGTAAGTTCTAAATGTGTTTCCTACCTTAATAATTCTCATTTTTTATTCTCCTGTTTTATATCATTGTTTATATCGAAAATCAATGCCCTTTAACATCTGCTTCATGTAATAACATCACATCTGAAAACATCTGTTTTCCAATTAAATACTTATCTTTATTCTTTGCCTTGTTTGATTGCGACCATGATAAATAGGGATGCATATGATAATAAATCAAATTTGCTGTATAAAAAGCATCATATATATCTTTTCCTGTAAGTGCACCGGAAAAATCAAAACATGTTAAACATTCATAAGCTCCAACACAATGATGTTGATAATAGTGACAGTAATCATCCTCTTCACCTTTTCCATTAATTCTTGATTTAGTGAAAAGCTTTCCAATATCATGGAGACAGGCCGCCACCCATAAATTTTTTTCTTCTCTAGGTACTCCTTCTGAAACCTTTTTCAGATGTTCATAAAGAGTAAGAGAATGATGTGGATTCTCTTGATCGAAGTCACGAGCCATATCTATTAATTCTTTTATATCTTTATGATCATCTTGTACAACTCTAATTTCATTGAACCCTTCATGGTACATTGGTGGAGAAAATACTTTCCTCATTCTTGTAATCACTTCGTCTGGAACTGAATTTTCCCTTTTTGAGTTATCCTTTAAACATTTTTCATACGTTTTCAAAAACATAATACATGTTTTATAAACATGTTTAGGAACTCCTTTTAAAAAATGCACTCTTCTTTTCTTTACCAAATTAGTAGCATCATAAATAACCGAATGCATTTTCAAATCTTCCAGTATTCTACGATGCAGTTCTTCAAATACTTTACTGTTGTCTGCGTCATCATAATTATCTCCATACATTTCTTCTCTGAGTTTATCAGAAGAGTGCACTATATAATCAGGATGAGTTTCTGAATACTCTTTAGCCCATGTACTTTTACCGGAAGCAGGTAAACCTACCAGCATAATTAATTCATTCATTATGTAATCTCCTCTATTTCTTTGCAAATCTTCTCTGCTATTTCTTTAGATATGTACTTCTGATTAAAAAACTCTTGTCCAATATCTGATCTAATTCGATATTTTTGATTATCTAAATTAGGCCTCCCTTCCCCGTTTACAATTTGAGGTAATGAAGCTGTCTGAAGATAATCTATATAATATAGATCTTCTTTTATACTTCTTCGTTTCTCTCTAATTGCTTTTTTTATTTTATAGGCCCAATATCCAGAAGTAACATTCAGTTTATTAAATTCTATATAGTGATCAAGATCCTGAGATATAAGCTCCAGTTCCTTTAGCTGTTTTTCTAAAGGTTTTCTATTACCTAATATTTCTTTAATAGGCAATATGCTGTCATCTATTTTCTTTTTATAATCACCAATCTCTACAAGAGATTTATTCTGCTGTACAAAACCAACTCTCTCATCAACTGATGTTACTTTCCAAGGGGCGTATATGCTTAAATTTTTAGGAATTGTTGATATCCTGTTTAAAGCTTTCGGTACATTGTCAAACTTCTGAGCAGATTTTAAATCCACCACATGAGGAGGACTTCCATGTTTAAACACCAAATAATTTCCAGGATATTTTTCACTTTCTAAAACATATCTCATTTTCCTCTTCCTTTTGTGATATATGTATTATAACATACTCCGTATTCTGTGTCAACAAGTTTTTTACAAACTTGTTTATTGCTTGAAACTGTTCTCCTTTCTCTTAACTTGCTCTAAGTATACCATAGTCATTCTACCTTGTCAACACTTTTTTTTACAAACTTGTTTAAAAATTCTTTTTCTGAAATTATCGGGATACCAAGCTGCATAGCTTTCACATTCTTGCTACTCTTTGACAATGTATCATTATTAATAAGGTAGTTAGTTTTTTTAGTTACTGATCCTGTGACTTTACCTCCAAGAGACTCTATTTTCTCTACTAGAGCTGCTCTATTGGCAAACTCGGTGAGTGTCCCAGTAATACAGAATATTGCCCCATTCAAAACATCTTTTACCGTCTCCTGAGAAATTTCTTCAAACTGGAATTCCGCAGCAAGCTCAGTTATGTATCTTTGATTTTCTTCAAAATAATTTTTCAAAGAAGAAGTTTTCGCAAAACCAAAGTCTTCCAAACATGTAAAATCATACTGAGAATCCATATCTTTAATAAAGCTATCAAAAGCTGTTTTTAACCCTTTTTCTCTTGCTCTCTTCTCTTCAACAATGTTTAGCTGCTTACTAACACTTCGACCGATTAAAGGTATGGACAGCCCATAAAGGAATTTAGGCAGAGTTGTCTTGCGGCATTTTTCTATTGATTCCAGGATTTTATCAACCTTTTTTGCTCCTAGCCCTTGTAATGTCACTAACATTCCCCGGCAGTCTTTTAGATAAAATAAGTCTAAAGGCCCTTTAATAAATTCTTTCTCTATTAATAGACTCAGAGTAGATTTAGAAAGCCCTGTAATATCATGTGCTTCTTTGCTTACAAAAGTACATAATTCACCAAGAAGTTTCCCTTTACATTCAAGGTTCATGCACTGAAGCTCTTCTGTCTCATTTTCACCTGTAATTTTTACATGACCACCACAAATAGGGCACTTGTCAGGCACAGTAAACAATTTGTCACCGTTTCTGGTCAAATTCTCTGCGATCTGCGGAATGATCATGTTTGCCTTATATACCGTAATCGTATCTCCTACTGACAGTTCATAACTTTTGAAAATACTCACATTATGTAAGCTAGCTCTTTCAACAATAGTATCATCTATTTCAACCGGATCAAAAACTGCCACAGGTGTCAACTGTCCAGTCTTTCCCATGCTCCATTCCACATCTCTAATTACTGTTTCAAACTTATCATCTGCAAATTTATATGCCAATTGTGATCGAACATGATGTGATGTGTTTCCTAAGCTTTCACTATAATCAATATCATCATATGAAAATACGATTCCATCAATAGGAACATCTTTTTCTCTTGCGGTTTTTCTAAGTTCTTTAATATTCTCTTCAATATTATCAACTTTTACCCAAGGGACCACTTCAAATCCTAACAGATCTAATATCTGTAATCTTTTCATGAAACTATTTCCATCTATTCCACGAACGGCCTTCCAAGCAATGAACTTGATTTTTCTTTCTTTTGTAACGGAGTTATCAAGCTGTCTAACAGAGCCAGCAGTTAAATTTCTGATATTCTTAATACCATTATCTTTAATATATTTTTCTAATTCTTCACCAAAAAGTCCCTTTCTTTCTCCATCTTTTTTCAGATCAATATCTTTTAGCTCTTTAAGATAAGTATAATGATGGATTTCCATGACAGCTTCTCCATCAACTACTACTTCATCTTTATAAGGAATTTCCTTTGGAAGATTTACAAAACTGTTTGCTGTATGTAAAACATTCTCTCCGATGATTCCATTCCCTCTAGTTTCTGCAGCAACCAATTTACCATCTATATATTTTACTGAAATAGTAAGCCCATCCATTTTTAGCATGGCTAATCCTGGCAAACCATTCATAAAACTTTCAACTTCATTTATATCCTTTGTTTTGTCTAAGGACAACATTGGATGATCATGTTCGACTTTTTCTAACTCACTAACTGTTTCTGAGCCAACATTGATAGTGGGACTGTTGGCTAAAATAATACCTGTAACTTTCTCAAGTTCTTTAAGTCGATCATATTTTTTATCATATTCATAATCAGAAATTAGAGAAGTATCTTCCATATAATACGCATGAGCATATATATTTAATTCTTCCACTAATTCACGCATTTCTTTTAAAAGCACTCTTCTTCCTCCATTTTATACAATATAACATAATCTTTACCATGAACAAATTTTTCCCCTTCTCCAACTGGAACCTCTTCATAAAGCTTCGGCTCCAGTCTTATGTAGGAATCTCCGGTTTCTACTCTTACAACATCTCCCTCTTCATATATATTTTCAATTACAAAGTTCATCCACCCCATTTCCATGCCATTTATGTGACAAATTAATCCAATTCTCTCCTCAGTTCCAAAACATTCATAAAGTCTCTCTAACACTGCAATCCCTCCAATGTTCGAACGCTTGTTCGCTTATTATGTTTAAATATTACCACACACAGCAAATTAAGTCAATCTATGTGTGGTATTATCTATTATAAATAACTATAAAATTTATTTTTAAGAGTTCCTTTGCCATAAGAACTTATATTATAATTTGAACTAACCATTTCAACATACTGGCTTTCAAAGATATCTTCCTTAGAAACATTATATTTCTTCATTATTTCTCTAAACTGCTCTACAATTCCGGCTGTATAGAGTCGAGGAATAGTCAGATACGGAATATTAAGCTCTTTTCTAAGCGCAATTAACCTATTTGTCAGTCTTAGATTTAAAGCTTCTAATGAATCACTACGTGTATTATTCCTGGAGTTAACAATATTCCCCTTCATACTTAATAAAGAAGCAGTTCCAGTAAAAGATATATACTCCTCCTCTTGTGAACTAACTTTAGCCAAGTCTACCAGCGTCTCTGACAAAGTTTTTTCCTCTCCGTTTTCGAAAGTAAGGATATTACCATTCAACTTACTTATTTTAGCTCTTAAAAGCTCACCGGGGGCTTCTGTTCTTACTCCTTCAAACAAAGCCAGAATTAAAAATTTATCAGAATAGTTTCTAATTTTAGAAATATCCTTTAAAACCTGTTCTCTGCTGGGACACACCGCTCTCTCCTTATTAAGATATTTCTGTAGACTTTCAATTTCCATATTTATTTCATCATAGTGATTTATGTTGTCTATAGATATGTTGCAGGAACAACACCAGTCAGCATATTTCCGTAAAACACTTATATTTTTCCTTAAGGCATTTATTGATGAGGCTGCAAATGTAGACAACAATTTATCTATTTCAGAAAAAGTAAAATCACATAAGTCCTTGTTAAGTAAGTCCTCATAGTCTTCCGTTTTGTTAAAAAGAGCTTTCGCACTTTGTGGAGTTTGTCCGAGATCTTCTACTACATGTCGCAGATATTCTTTCTTCCGTTCTTCATTATACATAATCACACCTCCTCAAATAAAGCTTTTATTTTATTTACTTTCATGTTTGTAACACTATTAATAATCGGCACATCTTTTCCTAATGCACTTTCTATTTTTTCTGCACATTCATATGCATCCTTTGAGATAGATGAACCATATAACACTACTGGCATAGTGGTGTCATCAAATACAACATCTGGATTATTCTCTTGAACTATCTTCAAAATATTTATGATAAATACCGCAGTTTTGATACACTGACTCCGGTTCATATTTTTAGTTTTAAGAATAAACTCCAATAATGAAAACAAAGTAGCTCTGTCTATTTCTCCTCTATGTGCTCTTTCAATTTTACCTCTTACTGGACTATCCAATGTGTTGTTTAGTTTGTCAATAATTATATTAGTAGGAGACGACTTATCCATAGAAGCTAAGTAACTTTTAGAAATCTTATTTCTCTTATCTTCCTGCTCAATATACTGACATGCTTTGTCTTCTGTAAAATTCATGATATTCAGAATAAAATTAAACTGAAAATCAGGATTCTTAATTTTCGTGTTTATTGCAGCTCTAAACCGGTGAAAACCATCAATGATATCAAATTTACCAGAATTAAGTATCAATTCTGATCCAACAATATCAAAATCTACCTCTGGATCATCAACATTGAGATTAAGAGTTAAAGCATTAGGTACAAATTCTCCCTTGCTCATTAAACCTTCAATAGCTTTTACTGATGAAGAAACTATATCAATTGTATATGATACATCTTGTCCTCTACGTCTCTGTTTAAGTTGACGCTGAGTCCTTGGATTGTATATTATAAGCTGGTTATCATAAAACTCTTTTAGTAAATCAATACTTATTTTTGTCACCCATTGATCTTCAGCTATCTCTATCACTGGACTTATTCTTATTGGATAAATATTTGTTTTTAAATAATCTGCCTTTAGGCTCGAAAATCTTACTATTTCCTTATCAGAAAAATATGTTTTCATTTCCATATTTGTCCTAAAAACATTATTAAACGCATCAATAAGCCAATACATTTCATTGTCTGGAATTTCATCTTTGCTTTTTGCTCCAATGATATACTGCATATATTCAATATCTGAGTATTCATATTTTTTCATAAGAAATTTTTGTACTTCTCTCTTGTAATATGAATTTTTCTGGATTTGAGAAAAATACTTATCCAGTATCTCATACAGGTTTTCACTTCTTAACATTTTGCAACCTCCTTTCTTGTATTATATCATTGTTTAGAACTTATTTCAATAAACTATTTACATATTTAGCAGCTTCAGCATTAATGGGCTTTCGAACGATGTATCTTTGTGTCGTGTCAGGTCGAGAATGATTCATTAATTGCTGTACATATGCAATGTCTCCTGTCTGATCATATAATAATGTAGCAAAAGTACTTCTAAATTTATGAGGAGTAATATGTTTTTCAAAATCTGCGGTATATGCCTTAACTAAATCTCTCACTGATTTGTCAGTGATTCTTGTTCGTCTGTTAGAAATAAAAAGAGCATTACAATCTCTTTTATTCAAAAGTTCTGCACGTTTTATTACCCAATTTCTTAAAATATCCATACTATCATCATCAAGTTCACATTCATAAGTGTTTCTGCGCTTATCAGTAACCCTAATAATCTTCTGATCCCAGAATATATCTTCCATATTAAGTTCTGTAAGCGCAGTAACACGAATACCAGTTACCATAAGAAGAGTAAATATAGCAAGGTTTCTTTCCTTCCATGCTTCTCTTCTTGCGTTGGCCCTTTTTGTACCAATAGAATTATCATTTATTCTTTCAACAACTTTTTTCAACTCTGCGGCTGTCATTGCAACCTGTTTAAGCGGATCTTTTACAGAAACTCTTTTTATGCCACAATCAAAAGGGTTCTCTGAAATCATTTTCCTACTTAACAAATAATCAGCAAATGATTTTAATGCCGTATAAGTAGTTGCTTTAGCACTATCTGAACTGTATCCTCCATCTCTTCCTCTTAAACAAGAGAGATAAGAGTTTACATTGTCAATAGTCATCGCTCCATTACAATCTTCTATTGACTCTATAAACCCGTTTTCTTTCAAATAGTTCATAAACCTAACAGCCGTCATAGTATAATTTTGCGCAGTAAGATATTCGCATGAATTGAATAGACCATTATAATAACCAGTGAAATATTGTGGCTTATCCCTAAGCAATGCTCTCATCTTGCTTTCTGATTTATATTTATGTTCTTCTCTTCCTTTCATGCAATTCACCTCACCATCTAAATTTGTGGTCTAATCCACTTCCACTAATTCCATGTTTATTTCTTTGTTCAAGGATTTCTTTTCTTACTTTTTCATGCTTTGAATGAAAATAAGCTGCTGCTACCGCCCACATTGTTATCAGTAGACTCAAACCAGAAAGTCCAGCCATTAACAGTACAAATGATATTATTCCTAATATAACTATAGTCTTTGCATCAGACTCGTCCCAAACATCTACATGCTTTGCTGCCTTAGAATCAGGATCGCTTGTTTCCCCCCATGTCCATGGATTCGGCAAAGGTATTGGCTCATAGTCATCTCTCACTACAGCAATAGGGAATGGATAAGCTTCTTCCATTTCAAAATCTAATGAGTCTACTTCTACTCGGACAGTACAATTGGGATGATAGTTCCAAACCTTATTCCCGGTTCTTACTACTTGAAAAGTTCCTTGCTGACCGGGCCTCAGTGCTTTTTCTGTCAGCTCAACTTCTTCATGTATAGGATATAGATTGAACCCGTATTTTTCATCCCAATTGTTTTTATTGTCTTCAGTAACTTTGAGCAATAATAAACCTGTATTTTGCTTTGCGTCTGTCATTTGTACCGGAGGCCATTTAGCATATTCATGCGCACTTTCATAAATTTCTTCCAATGTTTTGCCAGGTACTCTATATGTCCAACCTGGCTTCATATCTCTTACTTTAACTTTCTTTCCCAAATTCACCTTACCTTTCCTTGATACAAAAAGATGGCTATTTACAGTTTATAGTATTTATGTAGTTTTTTCAATAGGTCTCCATCCTACAACACACTTATCTGTCCAATTCCTCCATTCATAATTTCCATATTTTCCTTTAACCATTATATCTCTTTTGATGCTGCCATCAGTCATAAGAATTTCTACTTCTTTATATAGTTCTGGAAAATCTCCCCATTTTGTATGCCAACTCATATTTACCTTTCTTTCTTAACCTGAAATTATCCTTTTAAATCAATTCACAAATAATATTGTATATAGAATCAAGTGCTTTTTTATATTCATCTACTGTGTCATGCACCCCACTTGCAATTCGATCGTATAGTTTGCCTTCACTATCATATAATGCAAGATAAATTCCTTTTCTGCCATCATACATCGAATATGTAATTGGCCTTATATTACTGGTACGCTTTTGGCATAGTTCTTTTGCATAGCTTATAATTTCATTCCATTCTGATAGTTTCATAATATTTTCTCTCCGTTCGTCTGTTAAAACACTTGTTTCATCAAAGTTCTTTCTATAATTCATCATAATCAATACTTTCCAAATCTTCTTCATCCTCTACCAGTTCAGAATCATATTCAGTATCTACATAATCATCAACATCGCAACCATTTGATTCTGCGTTACAAATACTCTCTGCTTCTCCACTAGAATCTGCTTCAACTAAATAAGTATGTTCGAAGATTTCTCTTACTGTTACTAAGTATTTACCCATAGCGCCCTCCTACGTAACCAACCCAAACTCTTTAATAAGTCTCTGCACAACCATCCGGTTACATTTCTTATAAGCAATAGACAATGTTTTCTTTACACCTTCTTTCTTATAAATTGAATGTCCACCAGTACAATGATCTAGTTCCCAGCCATTCTTTAGAATGATTCTCTCAACTTCTCTTCTGTTATAAGTTTTCATATTTCACCTTCTTTCATTTAAATATCCATTCAATAATAACTCTTGCTATAACTCCTATTAAAAAATACTGCAATTTTATCCCCTTATTTTTATTTGTATTATAAGAAATATCCAACTGTTTTATCCTTTGGCTTTCCCCAAATAGATTCGTATAGATACTCTACCGTACTAGGTGCAATTCCATGATAGTTACACAATTCTTTAAATACTTCATATTTTGGTCTGGCATCAATATCTTCAATTATTTCTTCTAACGAAGTTTCAACATAATCAGAAGTAACACCATATCCAGGAATAGGTCCATACATATAATCTTTTAGCTCTTCATAAATTTCATCACTGTATTTATGACCGTTATTATTTGATTCCTCTGATGTTAATATTGTTGCTCCAGTTTCTTCTGGTTCAGTTTCTTTAGACTCTTTTTTTCGTCTAATAATTTCATCTGCCTTGAACAGAATAATATTGTTCATATGCCACTGATAGTCATCATCAATACACGAATCAAATGAATTAACTTCGAATATATCATCATTGGTTATGTCAATGTCATAATCATTAGCCATTTTAGCTGTAGAATCTAACATATGATTTTTACATTCTTCCAAAATGCCAATCTTCTCTACATAGAATCCAACACCATTGTAAGAATGATGATAGATGCAAAGGTAATCTCCATCTTTTATTTCAATTTCATGAATAGTATTAACATAAAATTCTCCATCTCCGTATGAATAATCAATTCGCATGATCTGGTCGTCGGATCCGTCTACATTTTTATATTCAAGCTCACTTATTACTTCTTCTCGGCTTTCCTCTGTAATACTGACTAAGTTGTCTATAACCCATTTATGAGCCGCAAAAGCAGTTTTGAAAAAGTAAAAATATGGTTCTCTATAATGTTCACTATCCAATGTACATAGTAAATATATCTTCATTTTTCACCTCCACTGTTTCCTTCTTTTACTTTGCATCTTCCAACCAGACACTTTGGATTCTTTCTCATAATCCCATGGATCTATTTTTCTTTTTGGTTTTATAGGCTTGAGAGTAATACCATATTCATTTCTTACCTCTACAATCTCTTCTGGTGTAATACTTTTACGCTGATCCGGCACTGTTGAAGCCCAATGAATATTCCATCCATGATGTTTATGATATGTACGATAGTATTTCTTTTTATATTTCTTAGTAAGCTGATGAAAGTCTCGTACATTACCATAATCATCCATGATCAAATATCTGTGATATTCGTGTGGGTAATACATAAAATCCCAATCGTTATCCGTTCTAACATATTCACTATCAAAATAGTTGAATGAATGGTAAAAATTAATACTTCTTGTGCTGTATGGGAACTTCAACTTAAAGTATGTATACAGCTCTTTAGTCCCCTCTACATATCCTACATATTCCCATGGAAGCCATTTATATATGCTATAGTCGCAATGCCATTCTGTACGCTTTGTACGCTGCATATAAATATGGTATTCTCTCATAACTACCCTCCTATCAGCCCCTCTCAAGAAGAGAGAGGCTATTTTTTATATGGCACAAAGAAATCTATGAGTATCTTTTTCATACTTATATATTTTCCTTGTGAGGAAATCTTCTTTAGGTGTCGCTTCTTCCAATGTATCCTGTAAGATTATTGATAAGTCTACCGCATCAACACCATCTGCTTTATGTACCATTACCTCATGTACACTGGTAAACACTAAATACAAATCTGAATCCAGTACACCAGCAAAGCGTTCAGCCACACCGGGATAAAATATAGCTACCGCACCGTTTGTTTTCTTTGCTGTAGTTAGACAATTTCCAATAAGATCTTGGTTAATTGCTTCTTCTGTACCAGGACTCATAAACTCTTCTCCTTCATATTCCGGATTAAAGAGCATCTGATCCCATCTGTAAATTCTCGGTGGATACATACGTTCTGTGTTTCTTAATGCTTCTTCCAGAATATTGTCTTCACTTAAGGTCAAACCATCTTCCTTCCATTTCTCTACTACAGATTTAAAAATCTTAGTGCTCATAATGTTTCCATCACATTCAGACACCTTCATATATAATACCTGAGCAATATCACCTATTCTTTTATAAACAGCATTACTCAATTCTTTAGAATTATCATCATAATTAAGCAGCCTTATAAAAAGAGAATCTTTAACAGTTTCATAGTTCCAAATTTTCTTTGTTTTTTCATAAGGATTTTGTCCTTGTAATTGTCTAATGTCTCTTACAGTACTATTAAGAATGGTGTCAAATGATGTTCCATTTAAGAATTCTCTAAAGAGTTCTTTTGTATGTAATCCGCACACTTCGTAGGCATCATCATGCTCTGCAAACTTCACCAGCAGTCTGTCTCCTGTCGGAGAAAATCTATCTCCATCTTTTGAAAATTCTATATTCTCAATAGGAATGTTGATAGCTGCACTTATTTTATTTTTAAGTTCTTCTACAAACATTTCATAGTTCATCATAACTAATCCCTCTCTTTCTTAACCCATATGGTTACATGAATATTCCGACATTTCGCTTAACTTTTTAACTATAAAATCTGGTATATAGCCACATTCTGAACAAATACAAATCTTTCCTAAGATATACAAACATGCTTGATCTCTTGGAATTTCTTTTCCCATAAACTGTTGTTTAGTTTCTTGGCATTCCTCTTTATAGCAATATTCATTATCTGGACAGCTATCGCAGTCATACTTTATATTTTCAATCCAGGGAAAATACCAAGCTAAGATATCAGATTCAATTCCATTTCCTTCATCTCCTATACACTCTGTTATTCCTGTACTGAAATCCAAAGGGATATATGGATCATTAGAAGAAAAATCTCTTATATAAAAAGGTGCATGTATCCCTCTTTCTTGCATTCTCTGAATCCAAAACTGTTCATAGTCTGTGTATGTTTCACAAACTGTCCAAGAAAGTTCTTCTAAGCTTGGCAAATCATCATACCAAGTGGTTCCAAACATTTCTTCTAACTGTTTATTAATACTCTCTGCGCAGCTCCAGTCATATCCGCTATGCAGATGAATAGTTTCCCCTCTAAGAGTGTTTACAACTTCAAATACTGCCGGATAATACTTCTCTACATAGTCGTACATATCAGAACAAGATTTATAATATTGTTTATAAAATTCTTTTATTTCTTGATATACCGAATCAATAGTTACTGTGTTGTCGTTTGCTTTGCCAATAATAAAACTTGAAGAACTACTATTAGTTACAAATCCGTTACGAATCTTCAATGGTATCGCCCCTTCCTATATCATATGCTCTTTTACAATACTTCCAATCATTACACAACGATCCATCCATTTTCTTATAGCAACCTTTACACAAGTATTCTCTGCTTTCTATGATTTTATTAAACTGCTCATAGTTTGCGTAGAATTCTTTCCGGTAGGTTCCATCTTCATCTTCAATAGTGCCCATATAACCACCATCTGCTTCATCAAGAATGTCCGAATTAAAATATGGATACAGAAAGTCATAAATATCTTGCCCTAAGTCATCACCTAGGTACATGTATCCTTTCATACAGAAGCTGGCAGTCAAGAACCACACTCCTTCTGAAAATTCTAATGTGTAAGTCGGATATAAAGCTCTATAATGATTCATCCATTTAGACTCTTTTAATTCTCTATGCTGTAACAGTGGTTTTATATCTCTATCACAGCTCCGCTCGCTTGCAAGCACTGATAAATCATGTAACAGTTCATCTGGAAGATTTCTTTTCAATCCGAAAATTAATTTTCCTTCATAGTAATTTCCCATTTTCTCCACACCCTTTCTAATAGCTACATTTTTAATGATGACTAATAACAGCAAGACAACAATTCATATTCGGTGCAATGTAATGTTCTAAGTTTGAGTATCTAAAACCATCATTATCCGAATAGTCAATTTCTACAAATACAGAGTAACCTTTCATATCTTCCTCTAGCTCAGACACCCTATCTGTTATTGCTCTATTGAGCTCATCCTGAAACTCTTTTGTTTTTCGAATTTCAAACCTTTTACCATAAGGTACATCAAGCTTATTTTCTAGTTCCCAAAGAGTATCATAATAAATTTCTTCTGAGTATTCCTCCAGAATTTCATTTTTAGTCAGTCTTATACCTCTTGTTACATCTTCCAGGACTTCATCAAAATATTCTTTGAGATCCTCTGCTTCCAGTTCTTTTTTGATATTCTCTTCGCTTGTAAAACCAAGAATGAAACTACTACTGCTGCTATTAGTTACGAATCCTTTTCTAATCTTCATGACAATTCCTCCCATTCAATATTGTCTCTATCCACACCAATTAATCGCAAAAACTTCAACATGTCACCATTGTTCATGCATGTGAAGCCATTAATATTAAAATTTGTTTCATCAATATCCCACAAATCGTCGAAATCATTCATTCCAACTTCTTTTGCAGCTTCAAAGTAATTTTTAATCTTCTCAATCTGTTCATCTGTTAAATCACTTTTAGCAATAGTAAAACTGGATGAGGAACTATTAGTTACAAAACCTATTCTTAACTTCATACGTCCTCCTCTATAATTCTGTAATTGTGTTCTTGTGCATAAGTTTTTGTATGAGCATTACATGTAGCACAAACATAGACTTCTTTATTCATTCCATTAAAGTTTATCTGGCTTAAATCTCGTGCTTTCGCTTCGGCTTCAAAATTATTCTGTGCTTTTATGGCTACATATTCTTTGATATAAGTATCTATACACACCAGATAGAACTCTTTAGGCTCTTCTGAAACCTCTTCATACATAGCACTAAGGTCATCAGTGTCAAAATCTATTGTTTTACTCTCTGGATCACAGTGAATATAACCTTTCTTTTTCCCCGTGAAATAGACAATACCATCCTGAGGCAACCGCTGCAGAGCTTCAATCATCTCTGCAACAGTTGTTCCTTCACACCTCACTCTCTTGTTAATGTCTAACATAAGACTCCTCCTTACTCCGTCGCTTTAATGACGTAGATTTTATTTCCACGTTTAGCGTATTTAATAACTTCTTTTTCGCCTTCTTCATTGAGTCTCTTGCAACAATTCATTACTGCAGAAGCTCTTCTTTTAGCTTCAGCCTCATCATCGTACTCAAAGCACATGTTGGCTCTACTTGTTTTCATAAACTCAACAATAGCTCTTCCCTCTTCTGAAGTAACGAGACCTCTTCTATTTGCTCCTAACTCCTCAACCTGTACATCATAGCTCATTTTCATAATTTTAGTTCTCCTTTTCTTGTTTATTTAAAATTAATAATTTTAACGAATTCAGCGGCACCATAAAACATCTATTGACAGGATTAACATTCTCCATTACTGGATAGTAGACATTCACCCAATCATTTATTTGTTTTTCTCCAGTTAATGTAAAAATTCTATTTTCCCATCCTGGAGTATAAGTGTTTTTCATAATAACTTGTAAACCTTTTTTATTCGGAATCATATTATAAACCCGTTTGCTTTCCAACAAAGTTAATTGGTTTACCAGTAACCTTGTTAATGCCATGTCCTACTACTTCTAAAACATAATCTTCCCAGTAGTCACCTTTTTTCCAGTAGTCGGTATCTTCTTCATAGTAGCCCTCAATGTGCTTAACGATAAATTCTACAGTTCCTTTGAAATCTTTAATCCAAGTAACCGTCCATTTATTTTTTAAATGATCTTTATAATATGGATTATATTTCAGGACTTCATCTAATAAAAATACTGACACTAAACCAGCATCTGCACAAAACTCACCAATAGCTTCTTTTGTATCAGTGTCAAAAGTAGTACAACTCCAATCTCCATAGAGAGTATCTCTTGTCATATAGTGAGTTATTCCAAGTGCTTCCATATCCTCTCCGTAGGCACATGTTGCCCAATCATCATCTTCTTTCATGATATAACAAGGATCTGTGATAATAATATCTCCATCAAATTCCATTTCCATATCAAGATACCTCCTTAAATTATTTTTATTTCTATATTTATAAAACAGTTCAACTACTCCAGACTGACTTATCCATTTATGAGAATCTTCAGAATCGTCTTCAAGATGTTTGAAGCAGAGCATATCTAAATAGGATTCTACTCCTCTGTACATATTTTCCAAATCTTCAAAAACTTCATCCATTTCCTGATTTGTTAATGGTAACTTTTCCCTTAAAAGTTTTTCAATCTCAGGACGAACACTTTCACATTCTTTTATTTTCTGTTCTAACCAAGCTTTATCCATTCATTCACCTCATTCCTTTTAATTTGGTCTATTATAATTGAGCATTCCGAGTCTTACAAAAGTATCCAATACTAAAAACATATCTTTTTCCAACTCTTCTTTCCATCTATTGCTCCACCAATCCACATCTGCCTCAATTCCAAGATATCCTATACCCTCCCAATCATCTTCAGTTTTAACACACATAAAATATTCGATAATTGGTTTGTATGTGGGCGTTTCACTAAACATTCCGTTTACAGAAATGTTTACTTCAATATCAACATACCCTATTTCTAATATCGCCTCCCCTATAAGAGGACCATTATCGAGATCAATTTCTAAATGTTCTTCTCTTATATTCCTTATTAGAAGTTGGATTCCGTTGAGTCTAAAACAGTAATCTGAACGCTGTTTAGCTTCTTCAAATGTCATATCAACACCTCGAATATAGTTCAATTTCTATATGAATATACTTACCCATGTTTCCTTCTAAGATTTTTAACAGATCATGACCACCACATTTGAATTCTTCTTCAGTCCAAAGATATCCAGTATAATCACTATACCTATGATAATATTCAGACTCAGTGATTCCTTCCATTGATACAATCTTTGTCTCATCAATGTGATCCATATCAATAGGTGTATCTCCTGTAAGCATTTGAATACTTGCATATCTGTCATGCCACCCGCATCGACTTTCCATTTCTTTCGAAAAGGCAAATCCATCATTAGATACAACAATTTCTTCACCAGAAAATCTTTTCACTTTTTGAATATTTTGTATTCCAATAATGCTATCAGCATCATCTCCTGTGTTTACCCACCCTACTTTTCCATTGAGAATAATAGTGTCCTCTAATTTATACCCTTCTTTCATGTCTATAATTCTCCTTTCTTTTCTCTATAGTATTCCTCAAATTGTGTTCTCCATATATAATAGAGTAATACTTCAAAGCTTCTAATAATGGAACCGGATTTCCATCTAAGAAATATCCATAACCATTACCGCATTTGTGTTGAGGATTTATAAAACTTATTTGACAGATACTGCAGTACGGAGACTTACAACAGAATTCTCTTAACTTGAAATATATTTCATATCTATCCATGTCTTCTCCTATAAATTAATGTGCTTAAAGGAAGTTCTAACATCTGGCTATTCCAACAATATCTTGCTTCTTTTATATGATAAAGCTTATTTTCATGTCCTTCAAATGCGCTATGTATCGTAACTTTTTGACCACATAGTTTTTTCATTTGTTCATTGAAGCCACAGATGACAATTGGCATTCCATCCTCTTCCTGCGGCCGATATTCTTCTATTAAACGATCAAACGGTTTTACTTTATAGTGACCACCAATTTTAAGAACTTTAAGTTTACTTAGATTCATTGTTTATCCTTTCATATAGTTTTCTAAACTTTACAAAATCTTCTTGTTTACCTCCATTGTCAGGATGAGCTTTAACCATTGCATAATGAACAGCTTCTTCTATTTCTAAAGATGGTGTAATAATTTGGGGTTTTTTAAGTTTTATTGCAAGCCTTTTATTTTCTTCACATACACATATGATATTGAAGCGTAAAGAGTCATTCTGTCTTTTTAATTTATCTACTTCCATTTTCAAATTTATGTTTCCACTTATACAAACAAACAAAATTATTAATGTTGCTACCAATACAACACTCAACCCTACTATTTGTACTAACATAAATCTTTCTCCTCTTTTGTACATAAGACGATTTCTCTTCTGATCGGACATCCACCTAAGCAATCACACTGACGGCTACAACCTCTACAAGAATTCCTGAAATGGCTTCTGAAATCATCGAACACATCTGAATCCCATGCTTCCTGAATAGTATGTTCACTAAGATCAACTGCCCACTTAAGTTCCTGATTGTCAAAGCTACATGGCAGCATTTTCATATCTGACGTAATGTAACCAGAAAATCTTGCTCCTTCACACGGTTCCAGAGTAGAATTTAAAATCTCTTCTGTAAAATTCAACAGTCCAGGCACAGAACATGAATCAAATCCAATCTGAAATTTATAATCATGTTTATCAATCAAAGAGAAAAATTCTTTGACTCTTTCATCATCAGGAGACAATACATTTGCCTGAGTTCCTAAGCCTACTGGCTTATGCAACAAGAAAATTACTGCATTGATACCATCAGGAAAATCTTCCTGCTGCAAATGTTCAATAGCTTCATCAATAGAATTCCGTCCAAGGACATAATGAATATTGGTAGTAACTCCTGCAGACACTAGCATATCAATCGCTTTCCCTGTGTATTCACTTCTGTACCAAGATATAGCTACGGCTCCGCAATATTCTTTACATAAGGAAACAATTTTTTCATTGAATCCTAAACCGGAACTTGTAAAGTTTGGCACAATCCCTTGTGAACAACAATACTTAAGGATTTCTTCAAAATCTTCATGCTGGTCTACATCTCCTCTGCCGCCAAGAGCAAACTGAAATGTTTTCCCTTTACATTCATCTACTATTCTCTTGAAATTTTCAAGGGACATATTAGGCTCCTGTGTGTGTAATCCATTCTGATAACACTGAACTCCTGACTGAATACACAAACCAGATGCCCCATGAACGCAATGTCCCATAACACCAATATCTAACAAAGCAGGAAAATCTCTCATAAATGGTTCCTTTCCTGTTGTCAAATCATCAGACCGGATATAGAATCCTGTCTCCGGATTAAATGTTTCTACAAAGTTGTTTTTCTTATCATAGTATCTATACATTTTTTCTTCTCTCCTTAATCATAATTTCTAATTTCCCAGCGATTGGAATAAGCATCACTTCATCCCAACAGAAATAAAGCAGTTCTCTATTTTCATCTTCGTCTCCCGTAATAGTTTCTAAATCATATATGTTATTAACAGGATCATATATTGCTTTAATTCTGTACTCTTTCCCACAAAAGCATCGCATATCTGGGACAAAACTTGATGGCGTGTTTATAGTTCCATCTGTAACTCCGTACTCCTGTGCCATCTGCCCCCAAGATTTAACTCTTACTTTCTGTCCTACTTTATACATTCCTGTCTCCTTGTGATTAACATTGATAAGTCTCCTTTTTCAAACATCTCACTTGTAAAAGTCCATGTATCTGCAGTATTCAAATAATAATAGATATCATCAAATTTCTGTATAGCACGTATCCGCAACTTTTGGCCACAATATTTTTTCATTTCTCTTACAAAACCGCAATTGTTACATCGAATAGTACCATAATAATTAACACCAAATTCTTTAACCATATCATCCCATTGACGAATCTGAACTATGTCTCCTACTTTGTATCGCTTCATATAAATCTCCTAATGGTGTGATCATGTCTGTAGACCACATATATCTACCGTTATCTTCTTCGATTCTAAAAACATTGTTGTATATAAAATATGAAACAGTTATAGTAGTCCCACAAAATCTACACATATCTTTAACAAAAAATGCCAAACATGGTATATATGTTTCACCCCCAGTTTGAGCGGTTCCAAATTCTCTTTCCATATCATCCCAAGAACGAACTTTATACTTTTGTCCTACTTTCATTTCTCACCTCAATCATTCTTTTCAAGCCAGGTACGACCAACATATTCTCAGTAAACAAAAATTGCTCTGAAGTGTTTATACTTTTTCCTTGGTATACTCCTTCATAAAGAGGATCTTTTCCAATTATACGTATCTTATTTCCACATAAAACCTTCATCCTAGATAAAAATAATATGTCTCCAAAATCTAAGGCTCCACGAAAACCACCATTAGAAGCTTTTTTAAGCTCCTCCCAAGTTTTTAAATAATATGTTTTCCCTATTTTTAGCATAGTCTTTACCCAACCATCATGACATCAACTGCATTCTTAAATTTTCTCAGCATTTCCGGATTAGAAGAAATGATTTTCTTTCTTCTTGCTCCTGCTTTGCCATGTTTGTTAATATAACGAACTTCTAAATTATGCCAATTGATCGGACTCATTTCTCCCATCTTTTTGTATACTTTTCTATATGTAACCATTCCTCCGTTGCTCTTATCTCCATATTTTTCTACGAGAGGAGCAATAATAGAATCTGTTGCATCCTGATTACAGATTGATTTATATTTTTCATAGAGATCTCCTAACGCAGCACTGAAGATAGATCTCAAAGTATCATTGGCATAGACAACATCATAAGTACTAAATTTACTTACTGGATTACACTTTTCTTTGTAATCCTTCACTTCCTGATCCCAACAGATACCATAGTTTTTATTCATATACTTATATACAGTTTTCATTACAGAGCCACGATCAGAGAACTTGTCACAAGTGGTAAGAGCATCAATCATCTGGTACATATCATTTTTCCATTTTTTACCTGGATCCTCTACTTTCTTTACTGGAAGAGGTGTCGTAACAGCTTTCTCTTGAACCATCATAGAAGCTAAACGCCCCATATCTTCAAAGATTTTATCTACTTTTCTTTCTAGTACTTCAATTTTGTCATTAAAATCCGGAAGCTGTAACTGAATAACATTTGGATTATTAACTTTTTTCTCAAGGAAAGCTGCTGCCAATACATCTTTTGCCTTGAGCTGATATGCTACAAGTTTTTCTGCTATTCCCGGCATTTCCTTTCTCATAGTTGGAGTAATTGAGATTTTAGCCAACCATAATGGCAGATAGTCTAACTGTAAGCACATAACATTCTGATTCCCGCCATTGGTAAGGAGGGTAAAATTTTGTACCCCCTTTGAAATTACTGAATCCGTCTGCATTTTTCTTCTTTCATATTTAATCCGGTTATCATCTAAACCGATAGCTTCACATACCCAGCGAGCACCAACCCAAATATTTCCATCAGGATCCTGTGCTGCTTTAAGAATATCTCCGTTAAATTCTACTTCTTTTGCTATTAATTTATCCATATTGATTTTCCCCCATTGATATAAATTTTCTTGTATTAGCATCCAATTTAAAATTCTTCCAGCTTCTTTTCTGCTGCTTCACGGGTGAGGAATACCAAATCATTTAATTCCCCGAGCCACTCATCATGATTTGCCCACAAAAACTGTTTACCATTTTTGCCGCATTCAATTCCACATACCACGTTTTCCCGAATATCCATGCCGCATATGTCCCATACAGTTGTACCAACAGGACAAGGCAGCCTCACAAGCAAGCCCTGTTCTTCTGCTTCTTTGTAAGATTTTAATTCTTCAAGCCACTCCGCAAGCTGCATATGTTCTTCCGCACATTTTATACAATTAGTCTTTATATCATCATCTATATAATCAATTGACTCAAAATCTGCACCTCTATAATTCTTTTCCGCTACTTCTTTTGCATGGACAATAGCTTCTTCAAGTGTTAATCTCTCCATCTATTTTTACCTCTTTCAATTTCTCCACCGCCAACTTCAAAGATTCAACAAATTCATCATTTAACGCTGTGCGGTCTGGATTCTCGATAAAATTTTCAAGCGCGCTAATTGCTTTCTCTTCGGGTGTAGGAACTGTAATTCTACCTGATTTCGCAATTTCAAGAAGTTCATCAATGTTGTTTTTCCAGTTGCATGTAGTACACAACTGATTGTTGCACTTAGTGTTCTTTCTGCCAAGTATACATTCATCACAGTTACGTCTACCGCACGAAAAATCCACATTGACATACCACTTAATAAACTCTCTTGCTGTCATTTCTTTTCCCCCGAGGAGTTCTGAGGCTTCGTAAAAAGTACTATCCTCTGCTCCGATACGTGCGTTGTACACCACATCTTTGCTATTAGAAAATTTTAAAATATCTGGGAAGTGTTGTATTTTCAACGGCTGACAATCACTACGTCCAAACCAATGGAATCCCTGCTTCTCAGCCTCTTTAAGAAGCATTTCATTTTCTTCTTTTGTTCTAACTAAAATACATGTGTTTTTTAAATTAATCATCTTTTTTCACCTCTAATTTCTTTAAATCTTCAATACTCCAGGGGTCTTCATCTTCCCATTTGATAAAATCAAATTTAATATCAAACATATTCATTAATGCACAGTTTGCTAATCCCCAAGTTTCTAATATTTTAATTGGCTTTTCTGTATAGACTAATAAGAAACCATTTTTCTCTCTTGCAATATATTTATAATTAGGCAAAAGTAGGTCAAGAAATTTCTTTTCTTTTGATGTAATTGTATGTTTCTCTACATATTCTAATTCTGACCATTCATATCGCCTAATTCTGCAACTTTTATAATCAGCAGGAACATAAAATTTGCACATATCACATTTAAAACAATCACAAAAAGTAATTTCACCTGACTTTGTAACTGAAAATGGATACCCTTTGCAAGCAATATCTAAAATTTCTTTTGCAAAATTTTCCTTATTTTTCATAAAAATCACCTCAATAAAAAATCTCTTTAACTGCTCCCCAAAACATAATTGAATTATCAATATCAATACCCCATTGTTCCTCATGTGAAGAACATGTACTCTCATACTCATACACCGGAAAACCAACTGTGACATCTGTTTCCTCAATAACTTTTCCTACTGATGTAGGCCCTTTATCTTCCTGATAGTAGTAAACTATTCCTGTGAGGAATTCTATTACTGTTTCTTTATACTTTGGATTGCACCAGACATATACTTTATTCCCTGAATCATTCTCTATTCTCCAGATAACGTCTTTGTACTCTCTTGCGTTGTTACACAGTCTTAGCCATGCCATTGCATAGCTTTCTGTTGTAGGTGCTGTAAAATCAGCTGTAATCATTACAGCCTTTTTTCTCTTAATTGTAAGTTTTTCTTTTAACATAGCTAACTCCTTTATACAAAATTATATAGCCCATCCATATAATTAATATATCCAGATTGGCAGTCTCTATAATTATCAGTAATGGTCACACGCATATACTCTTTAAAACAAGAGTCTACTCGAAAAATTGTCCCTTTTGGCATAGTAATAATGTCACTTCCATCTAATAATTCCATTTCAACATCTCTATTATTAGTAATATACACATTTTCAAAAATATCGAGCCATGCCATCAATTTTTCCTTGAAGTCGAATTCTTTCTCATTAATATCTTCATTTTTATTTATTTGTTTATTATCCCCATCATCAGCATCATCGGAAAAAAATCTTTGCTTTCGCTTCCTCCCATAAGAGCCATGAGCATAAGTGGATTGTTCATATCAATTGCCCCAAAAGGAGAAGAATCACCATTCATTCCTCCCATTAACATCATCATTGGAAGAATGTCTTTCATATCTCCTTTGTCAGAACTGCCAAGTAACATGAAAGGCAATAAGTTTCCAAACGGCTGATCTGGAGATGCATTTGTTCCGGAAAAGTCAAACAGAGTAACAATTTTGGTTACAAAATCGAACCCAAACATGGATTTAGTCGGAAGAATCACTTTCTTTTCTCCAACAGCAACATCAACAACATGAATACCACCTTCAGTTGAAGTCACAAAAACTGCGTTTCCATTAGTATGCTTAATAACATCACCCACCTGAATGTCTTTAATGGCGCATGGCATCGCATAAATCATACCTTTTGCATCAAAATCAATAAGATCTACATTTACGATTTCATTATTTGCTTTATCATAAGAAACCATTTCTCCCCCTGCATTTTCTACAGCGATACCAAGATGGCTTAAATTGTATTTAACTGATCCAAATTCAATATTTCCAAACATTTTATTCATTTTCATATTTATTCTCTCTTTCTATTTTTTAATATAATATTTCATTAACAATAAGCTATAAACTTTAACGAAGAAAGATTACAGTATTTTCCGCTTAACATAGTAATCCCTCTTTTCTTTTCAATATTAAACGTCCTAATGTGTTTAATATATCTCTACATTGATAGTTATGCTCATAAAAATAAACGGAAGAATTATAATATACTTTACACTCTCCATTAAAGCGTAATCTTGTTGGGAAAGAACAAAATATATTGGTTAAAGCATATCCATTTGCCCATGTGAAACCTTGCTTTTGCGCTTCTTTGATTAACGCTATATATTCTGCTTTATTATTCACCAAAACAGTACACTCTTTTAAATTTATCATTAGCCATTTCCTTTCTGATCATTATGAGGCTCCGCACTCCTCCAACTAGAGCCATGCATTTAGGATAATCTCGTGCACATCTGCCACGCCTAGAATTCCAATATGTTTCATATCTCCTATTAAATTCTAATCTCGTTGGAAAATGGCAGCAGATTCTATTTAAAGAATCTCCACTCGCCCATCTAAAGCCTTGTTTCTTAGCAATTTTAGTTATAACCCTATATTCCTTCACATTGTTAACCAATACTGTACTATCTCTCAGATCAATCATAACTTTCCCTTCTGTCTTATAATTATCAATTCTTGTAATTTACTCATCAAATCTTTACAATGATAATCACAATATTTTTCATAGTATGGCCCAGATGTGACCTTACCTTTTTTATCAAAAAACAATGTTCCAGGAAATGGACAGTAGATATAATCTAAAGAGTCTCCAGAATTCCACTCACATCCTTGTTCTTTCGCAATCTGAATTACTTTTTCATATTCTTTTACATCTTTAACTCCCACAATACAGTCTCTAAGTTCAATCATTTCCACCCCCAACCTTTCCAGATAAGCATTTTCTTCAAATTTTTACATTTGATGAAGCTTGGTGTATACTCTTTTGTCTCTTCACAATAGCCGAACCATCTGCCTGATATGTCTTGATGAAGTTCATATATTTTCATGAGGTTGCCTCCCTTGTCATTACTAAATATCTCAAACTATTTGGCGGAAGTAACATTGCATTGTTAAAATACCATGGTAATTCTTCATCATCTATTGATAAGAAGTATTCATCTAATACAGGATCTGTAATTTCAGTTATTACACAAGTTTTCCCACAAAGTTTATACATGCAGCTGTTAAAAAATAATCTTCCCATTGAATTTTCATAATGGTAATACCACCCGCCAACTAAATTTTTTCTAATCACTACTCTATCTCCAACTTTATATTTCATGTTTCCTCCTCTTATCAATTAGTGCAGTTAGTCCTTTGTAAGGAATAAATTCCTCTGCAGGAAACCAATAATTACTAGCTTCTTCCAGTTCATAAGCTTTTCTTCCAGAAGTTAGTTTTATAATTGATTTTATAGTACATATATTTCCTAATAGATAATTTATATCTACGCCCCATAGAATACGAGGAGTATTAGATCTAAAAATTACTTTATCTCCTCTCTTCATGTTGTCTTCTTTCATGGATAGCTAAAAATAAAGTACCTTCTGCAGGAATAAACATATCCAACTTAAAAATATATCCTGATTCTTTAACACAACAATAAGCCTCAAAACCTCTAGGGCTATTTATGGATATTATAGTCATAATTTTTCCTTTAACTTCTTCCATAGGAATACACCATATGCATTCATGCAATCTAGGGTCAACTATTACTTTATCTCCAACTTTCATCTTATTCCTCCAATATAAAATCAAGTACTTCTGCAATGCTCATACCTGATATGTCTAATAGTTTCATTTCCTTTGAAGCATACTGCACAATACAAATCCCGTCCTTGATTGTGCAGCTTATTATGCTTCTCTTTTTTAATAACTTATCTAATTCCATAATAGCTCCTTGATAATTCTCTTGGGGAGTCGAACCCCAAGAGAACTGTTTATTTTATTGTTTACTCAGCATCTGGCAGATAGAACTTTTTGATTCTATCCTCTCCTACAGCTTCGACAGCAGCCATTGCTACCTCATGAGAGCTGAAGTAAATACCATCTGTGATTTTCCTTCTGCTCCATGTGGAATCAACTTTCTCTGTCTCTCTGTTCCAGCAGAGTTTGTATTTTCTCTGAGAGTGATCGTCCCAGTCAATCTCATCGTTGTGATCAATGGCGAAGCGTTTCAGCTCTGCTACAATCATCAGATACTCAGCGGCTGCATCTCTCTCTTCCTCAGTCTTGAAGCAGTTGCCTACTGCTAAACGCATCACATCTTTCTGGTTCTCTGCTGTGAATACTCCACCGTCCTTCTTTCCTGTACCCCACAGATAGAAGTACTGCTCACCTTCTGTTGGCTCCCAATGTTTCTGTACTGTCTCTGGTGCATCAACCATTCCCTGAAGTGCTCCGATGAGTTCTTTAAGCTCGTCCTGTCCAAGTGCTGCCATAATGTTTGTAATAATAGTTGTGTTGTTCATCATAATCTTAATCTCCTATTCTTGTTTGAAATTTGTTTTTTGTTGTTTGTTTCAATCTTTACCCATAATCCATATTCAGTTGTAATTTATATGAAAACCTCTTAGTGGGCTAGAGGTCAATCATATACTTTGGCATAAACATTCCTCCTTTACTGTGATTTTATATCAATAATGTCACAAGCAGAATAATACTGATAATGACTTAAAGCCATACCAATTGCTTCCATTTCATTTATTGCGAGGATTTCACAACAGATTTCATTTCCGCTGTAAGTCTGAAGATAAATATGGAAGAATTTCTTTGCCTTCTCCTCTTTCGAGAATATATAAGTACAATCATCTGTATAAGCTGTTGTGTAATCAGTGCTAATAGGTGATGCTTCTTCATCATAATCTCTCCACCAGTTTCCATAACCATCATAGGCAGCTTCAATGTACTCAAATGGTTCCTCGCATGGTAAAGCAAGAATCTTTTTCGCTTCTTCAATTGTAGAAAGTAATGCCTCTACATTGATTGTTTCTCTTGTAGTGTGTTCGTCGAAGTAACCAGAAGATAAATTGACTGCTGCTACACCGAGTGCCGGAGCAATTGTTGATATATCACTCACAGAACCCCATGCTGTTTTGAAATATCCAGTAGATTCTATGAACTCTTCAAAATCTGGATTATCACAAGAGTAGAATACACAGTCATTGGTCCCTCTTCTATCAATTTCAATGATATAATTTATATCATTGTTTACTATATAGTCACTTACAGCAAACTTCTCAGCACCGATACATCCTTTCTCTTCATCCTCTGTAAACAATACAGAACAATGATACTCTTTAATAATTTGCAGAATAGCGTAGATGCCACACCGGTCATCTCCCCCAATCCCTTGAGGAGAAGACATGATTGCCCCACTGTATTTGATTTTCTGAACACATTCTTTATGTACTGTATCCATATGAGCAACTAAGAGTACTGGGAAAGTTCCTTGAGCATAGAGGAATCCATCCTCCGATGACGGTTCATAACCTGCTGCTTCCAACTTGGCTTCCAGGTGACTCTTTAAAGTCATCTGTTTCATTCTCAAAATCTCTTCTAATTCTGTAATTTTATATTTATTTTTACTCATCTCCGGTCTCCTTTTCTTTGCAGTCTGGACAAAGCCCTTTGTCACCATCTTCAATTACATAGAGGCTTCCACACTCTTTACATTCTTTAACTTCTTCGTTAAGGAAATAGTCATCCTCGCTTTCAACATATGTATAATTTGTTCTTAAGCAGTGATCACATACATACTCATCGGTTGATTCCACCCATGTGACATCATCGTTTCTACATAAATCATCACAACAATCACATGTTGTGAAATTTTCATCCCTGCAGTCATTACAGATATGCATATTTAATTCATCATAATAGTTGATATAACTATTGGGCACTCTTTCATCACAGCAATCGCAATAAGTAGAGCAATTACAGCAATACCAACTTCCGTCGATAAGGTACATCTCATCTTCGTCATAGCGATCACCGCAATCACAACATCTATGAGATTCACTGTCACCATAGTTATCATGACAATCCTCACAAAGAAGAGTGCTATCCATATCATGCCAATCCCCACATCTTACACAGTAGATATCATGTCCAACTGTCATATGCCTATTATCTACTCTTCCCTTGGGAATCATTTTGACAATCTTACTTACTGAGCACTCACTCTGGCACTCATAATCTCTGTAGTGGGTACCTTCAGAATTAATAACTGAGCAACAAGCAGAGGTGCCACCTTTCTTTCTCCAAAGGTTAGGAGCCACCAAACAATCAGCGATGATTTTCTGAAGCTGTGCTCTAATTGGAGTGTACAGTGAGTTTTTACCATCATTGCACTGAGGGTAGAGTCTTCCCTGTACAAGGATTCCATCTTTATAATGGAATAACTGACGGATGATCTTAGGTTCGAATTCTAAGTCATTACCGTCATACTCTTTATCAACTTGATAGTAAACCATTGTAGTTCCATCAAGGAGATAACTCATTGTTCCAGAACAATGGCATCCTGAGTAACCATTAGGATTGTTTTTATCCAATGTGTGACAGGATGACCAGCTGTTTCCATTGGAGGATAACAGATAATCAACTGGATTAACTGACAGGATAGTGTGCCGGACAACATCCAATGGATTGATTGCATCTGAATATTTGGCATACCTCTTTTCAAAATCTGAATAGGTATCAGAAGTAATACCTATAAGTGTACAGATTTTCTTCACTGCTCTTGAGGTTTTCTGACCTGCTGAAATACCTTTAATATCAGGATAGCATTCTTTAATTAAAGAAGCTATTTGTTCATCCAAAAGCTGTTCTCTGTAATATCTCAATGCATCCAAAGCATCTGTGTATCTTCTCTCATTAATCATCCAATCAATGAACCTGTAAATTTTCCCCTCGTCTGGCTGTCCCTTGATGTTCTGATCAAATGCTACATAACATTTTTCATCATTCCAGTTAGGATGATGTTTTAATAACTTAATCAGGGGTGCCTTGTTATCTGCCCATGTGTCGATAATTTTGTCAATGGCTGAATTACCCCAAGGGATATCATACATATTAAGAACCTTAATCATGCCCTGTTTCATTGTTTCCTTATTCATGCTGTGAACCCTCCTAAAATTGTTTCATATAATTCCTGTGGAATCTGTTCTTTTCCTAAGTACTGTTCAGAGATTTCTCTTGCTCTCTGTACAGCTAATGCGCCTTTATCTTTGATTCTGTCATAAAAGGCTTCCACTGTATTCATGACTTTTGAAACTGTCTCATATTCTGTATACAACTCTTTGTCATCTGACTGAATCTGTTCAAACACTTCCTGTACTCCATAGGTTACGAAGCATTCTGGACAATAATCATTGACCAAAGGTCCGGAAATAATCTTTCCGCAGTGCTTACAGATGGAGAGTTTATAATCTCTCTCATCCAGATCTTTATAGTCACCGTTTTCAAACTTGAATACCTCATACTGGTCAAAGATATAAGCTGCTTCGTAGCTCTTAGCGAGCTCCTCAAACTGAATCAGAACCTCTACAGAATCCTCTTTTTCTTGCGAAAATGTTTTTATTTTCTTGTTTAGAGGTTTCATTTTAAACTTGCTGTCCTCAATGTAGAGAAACTTTGAGTCAAAGTTCTCTGTGATGTCTTCTCCTAAGACATAGTTTTTGAAGAGGAATCCAAGGACAATATCAATGTCCTTAGATTCTACCTCTGATGAAGTGATTCTGTTATCTTTATATAAACTAATAAGTGTTGCCATTTGTTTTCTCCTTTCTTAACTGTAACTGCATTATAAACCAGTTTGTAAAACTTGTCAATACTTTTTTTACAAACTTGTTTAAGAAATTTTCTTTCCTTTCTCGTTAAACTGTTTTGGTTCACCAAGAGATACAAGATAGTCCTGCAGGTAGAGAGCAAGACTTAATTCAACTCTTTCTGGATAAGCAGCTATTCCTTTTGCTTTAAGTGTACTTGGCTCAGTTCCTCTCATAATAGGCAATACTTTTACTAATCCAATATCTCCGTAGAAGCAATAAATTTTATATAAGTTCCTAATTATCTTGTCACATAATCCATCTCCTGATAAGTTATAACCAGCTTTACAACAAGTAGATATAATACTTTCATAAGCTATCTTACCTTTTGCTTTAATTATCCTGTAAGCGGATGTGTAACTACCAATAGTTCCTGGTTTTCTTACCCCTTTGTCTTCTGCAATGCTTAAATTATATTCATCAACCACTTCCTGCAACGCTACAGCATTCGGTTCACCTAAGATAAGATTTGCCTTATGCATCTGCAGCGGAGTAACTTTTTCAGTATACAAGCTCTGTCTTGTAAAGATACTTGCTTCGAAATGTCTTCTCTCATCTGGATCAGATGGGGCTGAAGTAATAACAACACATTCGAGCTTATCTAAAATACCTTCTGATGCAATAAAACGACCATAGCCATCCACTATGGAAAATGTGCTTTCTTCTGGATGTGGCACTACTAACAAAGCATCCATAATCATATGATCAAAATTGTCATGCATCGCTTTAATTTTTCTATGATTTCGTGTCTCTAACCGCTGATAAGCAGGATCAACAGACATCAGTTCCCTTGGAATTACTGCGCATGCCTTTGTACCAGAGATTAATAAGTTGCTCATAACTGTGTTGTAAACGATGTTTTCCATTTTGTTTTCCTCTTTTCTTTTTTATATAATAAAAAAGAGCTGTTTTCACAGCTCTAATTTTATTTCATAGTTTAATAGTTACATTCTACTAAGTTGGTGAGATACTCAATACCATGACCACATAAAGCAGTCAGAATTTCATCTAATATGTCAAATTCTCCGTCTGTTTCGCATGATTCAAGAGCTTGAATGATTCCGTAGCCTTTTTCATACTCACTGGTATTCACAAGTTCCTTAGTTACTGTGTCACCGAGTTTTTCCTCGGCATAATCAACTCTGTAGAGTCTTTCCTTTGCTGTCTTCATCTTGAAAACCTCCTTGATATGATTAATTCTTTAAGATTCGTTGGATCCCTTGTCCAAATCAAATCTTGATTTTTACATTCCATTCTATATGTAGCACTATCTACTGTCGGTTTATATAGAGCATTTATTGTGTATGAGCCATCACTCAAGTCTTCTTTATAGTCGGTTCCTGTCATAAAACCACTAGGATTAATAAGACAAAAATCTTGTCTACCATAACGTTTGGTCTCACAATTGGTAAGGACTAGGAATCGTTCCCTCTTGTGACAGCTATCATACCAGACCGGAGCTTCTTCCTTAAATCAACCATGCTGCCTCCTTTTTATCAGTGTACGGACAGATGAAACAAGTTTCAGGTCTTCAGCATAGCTCCACCACCAATAGTGGTAATCTGAGCCACCATTTCCATTGTGTAATGAAATGTTTTCTTTATAGTAATAGACTAAATATTGGAATAGTCCAAAACTTTTGTCAATATCTTCTATCTGTCCTACACCGTACTCTTGATGAAAAACCATATCACCTATTTCCATTGTTGCCTCCTCTCTATTAATGATGCCAGTGGAGGAAGACACTTCATTATTTTAATGTCGTAATGACTAAACCACCAACCATGGTTGTCTGGACAGGAACCTGGCTCTATTGCACCATCATGTAGGCTATCATTTGCTTTGAAAAAGTACACAAGTTCATTGCCAGGTCTGAGTTTTATAACTTTGCCTAACCCACAAGATGGGTCTTTAATGTAGTCTCCTATCATTTGCCTTGCCTCTTTTCTATAAAATGTCTCAATGGTTTCTTATGCAAGAGCTTGATTTCATCTTTACTATAAACCGTACAGTTTATAACAGCTCTACCATCAATTAAACCATTGTATAAAAACTCATAGGAATGATTATAAGTGACTACATAAGAATAAAACGCTCTACCTTTATACCATATCAGTTTCCCTACTTTTCCGTAAGGGTCGTATACATATATGTTTTGCATTGGCGTATTCCTTCCTTTTAGTAATTAGATCAATCAGCGGTCTCTTCCTGAGGTATTTGATATCTCTTTTGCTATAGCATGATGCGTTAGTTATATATCTTCCTTCATAGTATCCAGAGTAAAACTTTGGATCATGTTTATAATGGTCTACTATGTAGTGAGAGAGCCATAATGATCCGTCATAAAAATTTAATTTACCTAAACCATTAGGTGTCTTTACATAAATATGTCTCACCGTTATTCTCCTTTCCGATTTTATTTACGTGTTTATAATAGCAAACATCCGTTCTCTTGTCAAGCATCTATATAACAGAAACTTCCAGTTCCTGTATCTACAGTACAACAGGCATGCTCGTACTTCATTATCAGACGATTAAATTTCTCTTCTGACATAGGAGTTTTCACTCTGAACGGATGTGCCCAAGGTGAATCCACTTGCATTCTATTAGGAAGCAAATATACAGGATTTCCTGCAATGAGTGCTTTCTGTGCTTCTCTTCTGGTTACCTTCTTTAACATATTGTTCCCTTTCTAAGTAGCATAGTTAAACATCTTGGAGGAAAACGGGTAGCCCTAGGTTTCATGCTACCCCTTTTTGAGTAATTCAAGATGCTTAAATATACTGCTTATGCAGTATATTTTATTTTCTACTTAAAAAATTCTTAGCCACTCATCTCCTATCAATTCCCATGTTGTAGGATTAAGAGCATAGTCTTTAGAATTAAACAGTTCCTCATATCTTTCCTGCATCAGTTCCTTTGTAGGAAAGAACTCTTCTTTTCTTAGGTTCCCTTTGTTGAAACCTGTTTTGAAATAGATTCTAAGTTTATATTTCATAATTAGTCCTCCCTTGTATACTGTACGAAATGTTTAAGTCCACCTGCATAATGAGCTAACACAACTTCGTCATCATAGACATACTTGGTATCATTTGCATCCATAATACAGGATGCAAGGTCATAGAGTTCCCAACAGTCACTAGCATCTGAATACCAAGAGAACATGTTTCCATTGGCACATGTAATAGTAATCAGATCTGTTTCTGAGTCAACAGACTCTACTTCTGTTACAATTCCTGTCAGAGGATAATAACCATCCATTGTCTGTAATCCAGGAATGTCTAGGATTTCGCTTTCTGTACCATCTGTGAAATCTGCTGCTGTTACAGGTGTTGCTACTACTAATAATGCTACTAAGATAAATAATAATTTCTTCATAATGATTTTCCTTTCTATATAACAATAATAAATTTATATATGTCTACATACTGGTCTAACTGATATACAGGTGCCTTATCAAAGATAGGCAACAGTCTATCAATCATATCTTCATATTGCCTTGTGAGTTCTGCTAAGATAGCTTCATACACTACATTGGACAACTCACAGAATTTCAGAGTCATAATCTCTTGAATAGTGTAGACATTATTCAAACAAAACTCCTCCTTTAGATAAAATTTACTATCTCTCTTGCAAGATAGGAATACATAACAGACACAGATATCTTGTGCCATGATCCATTCTGAAACATTAACACAGGAATGTTCATAGGGTCCTTTGGACGTTCAGTACATACAAACTGAAGTCCATTACCTCTAATAAATAAGGCTCCTTTAGGTACTATGTATCCCAAAAGAGCCTCTTTCCGTTGCAGTCGAACGGTTGTATATTTAATTGTCATGATGACTCCTCCAACTTTTCTCTAATCAATGCCCGGATAAAGCCAGCTTTGCTACATTTATGTTCTTTACAATATATATCTAAAGTTTCCGCTTCTTTAATAGGCATTGACAGTTTCACTTGTCTGTAGTTATTATCGAAATATTTTTTACTTGCTCTCTTCTGAGCTTCTGATACTGCCATTTCTTTTCTCCAATAAAAAAGACACCTCTTTCGAGATGTCTTAGTCTGCGCAAAGCACTCCTATTTTAGACCATGAGGCTGGTCCTCTGTCTACTATAGTACACAAGTCTGGATGAAATTCATGCGGCATAAAAATTTTATCAATCCAATTGTCCGCTGCTACTTCATCTATAAAGTAAGTTTCCGTTGTGTATTCTACAGTAGTATACGGTACTCTATGTAATATACTAACGTAATACATATATCACTCTCCTTTTGTCCCTATTTTAGTTCCATCTGGGAAATCAAAGGAACAGTTAAATTCTGCTCCCATACAACGAGCTATTTCTTGAAGTTCATCAAGAGTGAATTTGCCTCTCTGGATTCTTTTAGATATATTCTGTTGAGTTACTCCCAAACGAGCACCAAGTTCCGTTTTGCTCATGTTTGCCTTGGCTAAGGCTGGATTAATAATTCTCTGCATAGGTTTATACCTCCTACAGAGATTATAAATTATCTAGTTCCCTTGTGCAAGTGAAAAGATTCCTGTTTCAGCATTGTAAAAATATCCTTTGCCTTGATATTTTCTCTGACAGAGATTTTGGAATCTTTCCAAAGACATAAAACTTTCACCGATTAATATTGCTCGATCATCTCCAGCACATCCTACATAGTAACTTTCGCCTAGTACCATTGCCAAGCGTTCCATTGCTCCCGGATAGAATAAAGCTATTGCTCCTTCGTCTCCGACAGAAGTAGTCACTATCCACCATGGATAATCTGATTTTCTCATTTCTGTTGTGTGGAATCCTTCATCTTCATAAGGATCACCTGTTAATTTCACTTCCATACACTGACCAATGGAACAAAGAATTCCTGGATACATTTTCTCTAATGACTCAAGATACACTGACTTTCTGTCCTCTGGTGTTTTGAATGAATCATTGCCAGAGAACTGTTTATATAATACTTCTAAGTTCATATTAATACCTTCTTTCTAAATACCATGTTTCGCTTGCGAAGTGGGCTAAAGCCCCTTCTTCAGCTGCTTCTATTTCTATTGGTTGTCCTTCGCTCACAACAGCCGATTTGATATAATCATCTACTGTTTTGGATGTGCCATTATTAGACACAACACAAGATACTGTGTCACCTACTGTGAAGCCTTTTCCTTTGTAACTCCAAGTGCGCTTATCAGGAGAAACTATTGAGATACTTCTCCCTGAAACAAAATATACAGTGCCTATCATTGGACGGGTACTGTCTTCTGTAGCTCCTGTAGGTTTTACTACAGCCAATAAAAAAAGGAGTGCTATTAACACTCCTAATAATGAAGGAATTACTACTTCCTTGATTAATTTCTGCTTTACTTTGTCTGCCTTGTTCATAATGATTTCCTCCTAGCTGCAATTTCAGCAGAACGTTTCTCATACATTTCTTTGCTGATTGTCTTTTTGTGCCAATATGCGTTGCGAACTTCTTCCCAGATACAGGAAAGTTCAAAGCTTGTTTTTGCTTGCGCAATTCTGGTCTTATAATTTTTCATAGTAATTTCCTCCAATCAAAAAGACAACCGGTATTAAACCGATTGCCTTATTTTCCATTTCATATCTATGTTTCGTACAATAAACGATTCATCAATTAAAAAGAAGAAATCTGCATAGTTGAACAGACCAACAATTTCAGCTTCGGTGAACTCTTCTTTCCCTTCTGCTTCCAGAATTTTAACTTCATACGAAGCAATTTCCTTTTTGATTTCTTTGATTCGCTTACCTAAGAGGTGTGACATTTTTTCATCTATATCTGAGAGAGATTCTCGGATTTTTCTAAGTTCCCATGTTTTGTTTTCCAGAAATTTGATTTCCTTTTCACATACGTCTCTGATCGTGACAACTTCATAAATTGCAGACAGACGTGAGTAGAAAGTTTCTAAAATGAATGCCATATCCTTTGGCTCGTAGTTAAAAGGGAATAATTCCCCTTTCTGATGCCACAATCCATCAACGAATACATAGGTTTCGCTTCCGAAAATCCCTGTCGTTACTGTGAACTCAAGAAGTAAATTGTTAAGAACCTGATTAATTAATTTTTCCATTGTAGTTTCCTCCCTTATGCAAACGTTGTGAATTTATCACAACGCATTCTCTTGTCAGCTGGTGCTACACGCTCAAATCCTTCTACAGGTGTCATAGCTGCTACTTCTCCAGGGTATGCCTGTGCAGCTATAATACTACCGACAATCACAAGGGTTCCATTGGAGAACTGTCTGTTGTAAACAGACTTGATTCTCTCTATTGTTTCTTTACCTTCTTCTGTTCCTACGAACTCTGTCCGGACAAACAGATCAGAGACGTTCCGCTCTTCTGCCTTGGCATTAATCAGTACAGAAGTAGGTACAGTGATTAGTGTACCATCCATGTCCTGTATTGTTACAGGATGTGGAGTTGTGTTCACTACTACTACGTTGTTGCTGAATGCAACAAAATTGACAGTTCCAATTTCCCTTGTTTTCTTTTCTAAATTAATCATATTTTCCTCCTATTTATTGAACTTTGTAATTGTGCAAACTTGCACAGCTAATTTGCATTGTTCCATCTGAGCACTTTGCCCAAGCATAGGCATAATAGCCTATGTATTCGTTCCAGTAGAACACAATTTTCACTTCACTTGCATGAAGCTTTCTTGCATAGGTAGAAATAGATTTCTTAATTCTTCGCTGCTTCTTTGACAACTTTTCTACACGATTTCCTGGGTATATTTCCATTGTTGTTTTCATAGTATTTTCCTCCTGCCTTTTAGAGAGGCATAACTCATATTATTTTTTTGCTTGTGTTTCAACAACATAGACCTTGCCCGGTCTGCACTTAATCTGTTTAATCTTCATGCCATCTCTACGACGTGCTTCTGGCGTGTCGGTGTAACCTTCGAAGCTATTAAAGCCCACCGGCGGTAATCTGTGACCTTCGGAATACTTGACAGGTAAACCATGACCGAATACAGGTTTGGAATCTTCTTCCCATGAGATGTTATAGCCCTGACCGTCAACTCGTGCCTGTGAGTAACAGCCGCTTTTTGAGCCATACATAGGTTGTGGATGCTTCTTCTCACGTGGAAGCATGGAAGCTATAGCTCTAGTATCTCTACGACATTTTACAGGTTCTTCACTGATAAAATCAGCAGAGTTCATGAAAGCTATAATGAAATGTCTAATATCTGGATGGTCTTTAGTAGTGGTGTCTACCCATCTGTAGCCATTCCAGACTTTGAGCCGTGACACTCTGTAATGTGGTCTAATACACACGTAAAGTGTGCCATTGACATTACCAAAAAGGCTGTAAAGAGGTAACACATAGTTGTGAAAGTTAGTGCCAAAACCTCTGACCTGTGAACATGGTTTCATAGTTAATTCCTCCTATCATATTGATATGACTACCTACGACCGAAGTCATAGGCAGAGCATATCAGTACGATTAAGCCATACGAGTCTCCATAGATTCCTCTGCTGATACTTTGATAGCGTCATCTACTGGAATACCTAAGTATTCAAGATAAGACAGAATCAGCTGTCTGGATGCTTCGACTTCTTTACCATAGTTACGCTTTAAGCCCTTAGAGCCTGCCTGTAATTTACCCCAGATGAATGCACACAAGTTGTTAGCAACCCATGCTGGTGTAGCACCTAATGTGAAGTTTTTATACATGGAATCATCTGTACCGTCATTGGCAGTATTGAATACTGGTGACATGATGTCTTTACAGAGTTCTTTCACATATTTGAAATCACGCTGTCTATCAGCGTCGAATGACTCAACGTCATTGTAAGTAGCCTGATAGTCTTTAGCATTGACATAGAGTGAATGAAAGCCTGTCAGTGTGAATGTACCGCCTGTCTGGAAGTAAGCCCATACATAGACGGAAGCAATGCGATTGCTAGTAGGCTTAGGGCAGAAACTGTCCTCTGAATATCTTTCAACAAGCTCTGATTTGAAAGTGTCAAGTGCTTCTTTAGCAGACTCAACTTTAGCGTCAAGGTCAGCTTTTTTAGCCTTAGATACTTCACCCTTTTCAAGGGCTTTTGTTCTTGATGCAACAGCTTTAGAATATTTATCAGACAACTGTAAATAGTGCTGTCTGTCGTATTCTAACTGTACATCTTCACCAAACCGCTGTACATTGACAACCTGTTTTGGTGCAAATAACTCTTTCTCATTCTTTCCTGTGATTGTAATTTTAAAAGTTTTGTTTGACATAATAATTTCCTCCTGTGGATTTATTTTATTGTTTATCACTTAAAAAAATATATAGTTAGTCCGTAGACTGTTAATAAGCATATGTAATATAGACAGCACTCTTGCGCTCTATTACTAGAGATTCCAGACAATCCCATCAAGGTGAAAGTTTGGACGTGGCAAGCTACCCATCAAGGTGTAGACGCACTAACTATATATGATTTCAAGGAACGTACTCTTGCATCATGCAAGGCAATATGGTATAATAGTTACAATAACTGTTTAGGGTTTAGGGGGCAAAAGCCCCCTATGGCTCAAGGTATTCTCTATAGTCACGGTATGAAGCAAAAAGCATATACCGCTGGATAGAGTCCACCCATCCCATGAACCCATCTGGAACGTCAAAACCTTTAAGGTTCATGTAATCACCTCCTATTCAGTTATCTCTGCCCTTGTTAGCGCAAGGGCTTTTTTGTTACTCAACAAGTTGTGCTCTTGTTGATGATTGTACTTTACCACAACTGTTTGGTTGTGTCAAGTACTTTTTAAAACTTTTTTGAAAAAGTTTTATTTGCTACTTTAGGAATTTTTCTGTGGATTCCAGAACCACTGTTTGAACTTGTCGACCGCCTTTCCTTATCGACACGCTTATCATACCACCCTTAAGGTAGTTTGTCAATAGCTTTTTTTAAAATATTTTTATTTACACGTTTGTAAAAGCTCGCAAAGCCGTATAAATACAGGCTTTTTGGCATGAAAAAAAGTTTTTTCGTGAAAAATTACTTCCTATTAAAGCGGAAAAATAAAGGTTGTCAGGATCAGACAGTCTGCATACAGAGTGCAAGACGTACTACTATATGTACTTATATACATAGTGTAATACATCTGAATATTTAGAATAGATTAAATATTTAGAATAGAGTGTTAATTAGTAAAGTTTAATCAATTATATCTGCAATACGTGATTTAATAAAAGCTGATACTGCAATATTGTTAGAATCACAATATTTTTTGAGTTTTTCATATTGTTCAATTCGTAAACTGACACCAACGTTTTTCATGTTCTTTTTGTCCCATTCTTTAGCATATTTCTTGTTATATTCATAATTTGACATAAATTATATCCTCTTTTCTATTCAATTTGTTAAATTGTATATACAATTTACCTGAACCGGTTCTTTACCAGAAGTCAATTGTCAGACAATTCAATACAAATGTAATCATTTGTCAGAAATATTGTTTTCTAAAGTGCATTTGTATTGACAGTTTGTTTTTTCCATGGGTCTGATAGGAGAATCCAGACACAATTCAATACAATTCATTATATTGTGCGAATATTCTGATTGCTTTATTACTGTAAAATTCTATAGTATTATCACTGCAAAATTTTTCAATTGTAAAATTTCAATACTTTAAAATTTTGCTACGGTACAGATGTATAACACTGATTTATTAAAGTATACTAGGGCTATCCACTTTATCACTTTAAAGCCTTGAAAACGGGGCGTTTGTAAAACGATACATCTTACTGTTGTGTAATTCATAGCATTCCTACTACTTCAGTCAGAAACTACCAAAATCAGCCCAAACTGTTCACATCTGCCCACTAAAGGTTTGAAAATAAGCATTTTCGCACGTTTTAAACCGGGGGTACTTATGCCCTGAGAGCCGCAAAAATGCAGTGTTTCCGGGGGATGCAGAGCTTTTTTGACACCAAGTTCAGATTTCGGATCCATGTTCCCAGATTCTCCGATCAGCACATCTCTCTCACTCGATTTCCAGATCAGAGTTTCTTCCTTATTATATATGTTTTCCTGATTCACCTGTTTTTATTTTTCTAAACAAGTTTGTAAAATTCTGTTGACATTTTTCATGGTCAGTGCTATAATACACTTATCCCGAAAGGGATAGAAATCACAGGAGGCACATATGAACGACATTACTTTTATTGGAGTCAATCTTACTCAAGAACTCCAAAAACAACTTGATTCTCACAAATCAGCCATTCTATCTACTGCACCTCCAGATGCAGTAAAAGGCTACAATCTAGGTGTACAAAACACTCTTCTACTCTTAGACTCACTTCTCTCATCTTTCGAACCCAACGAATTCCTGATCAATACTACAGATTCCCACTTAACTGAGTATGACTATGATGAGCTTGAAGCTTTAACCTGTAAACAAGTTTATAAATCATAAGGAGCATTTTATATGAAGACTTTTACTAATACCCACACATTACTATACCACACTAATGATTCAATTTCAATCCCTCTCAGATACTCTATCATTGAAGGAACCACATGGTTCGTAGGCAAAGATGTAGCAGCCATTTGTGGATACAAAGACACATGGAAAGCTATAAAATACCATGTTTCACCGGAAAATATAGATCATATCATCCTAGATGGCCATAAACATATTATTATCAATTTCTCTGGATTCGAACAGTTGGCACCTGACAAGAAGCCAGTAAACTGGTTTGTAAATAATAATATTGCTACTTTTACAGAAGAAAAATCAGTATCAGAACCCCCAACAGTGTTCACTCACCCACAATTTGGCACTGTCAGAACAGTAGAAATTGATAACGAAGTGTGGTTTGTAGGTAAAGATGTAGCAGAAGCTCTAGGTTATTCTGATCCTAGAAGTGCAATTTCAAAGAAGATTGAGAATGAAGATAGAGGTGTTGCTAAAATGGCAACACCTTCCGGAACACAGCAGATGACTATCATCAACGAATCCGGTCTCTACTCTCTCATCCTCAGCAGCAAGCTTTCATCAGCAAAAGAGTTCAAGCATTGGGTTACAGCAGAGGTGCTCCCCTCTATCCGTAAGACAGGGGGCTACGTTAACCCATCACAATCCGATCTTTTCCTAGACACCTATCTCCCATTTGCAGATCAGAACACTCGACTTCTTTTTAAAACTACTCTTGATACTATCCAGCAGCAGAACAATACAATTCAGCAGCAGAATCACACTATTTCACATCAAGAAGACATTATTCGTAATCTTACATCAGATATTCCATTAGCAGACAAACGTCAGATTCTCAACAGAATTGTACGTTTCGGAGGGAATCCTCATACACGTTGGCCATTCCTCTACAGAGAGTTCGACAATAAGTTTCATATGAATACTAAAGTACAGCTTGAACATTACAATGAGACACATAAACCTAAGCTACAGAACCGTTTAGATTACATAGAGCACATTGGTATGTTCAATGATCTAGCTGAAATAGCATGTGTAATCTTCGGTCCAGACATTGAGAAACTGTCTGCTCAGTATTATGAAATCTGTAAGTAAATTTTGATTCTACAGTGAGAGGCTTACAACTTTACAGTGAGCCTCTTACAAAAGAAATTTGATCCATATACTCAAATAAAACCATTATATAGGGGGTAAGAAACTTGATCGACACCACAAAAATTTTACCCGGTCAGGAATTTAAGAACATGCAGGAACTGTCAGTAGCTCTTACTGGTCAGAAGATGCCTGCCGGAAACAGATATGTTGTCAGAGTCAATGAGATGAAGAAATATTTTTCATGGGATAAGGTGCCTGGAAGCAACAGAATTATTATTACTGATGTTCATGCTAAACAAGAAAATAAATATATTCCAAGAGGTAGATATAATTCACAGATTTTGTCCAATATGAAATATTTAGAATTAAATAAAAAATATACTATCTATGATTTATACGAATTGCTCGGTATGACAAGTGAACGTTTTACTAAACCTAAGTATTTTTTAGATAGCGTGAACAATACAAAGTTGTCTTTGTCTACTTATAGGTACTTCTATAAAAAGTTAAATGCTACTCTCACACAAATGTTATATATTAACTTAAATATATTCGCTGAAAAAGGATGCATCTCTTACTATAGAGATTATTCATATGAGTTTGAAAAAGGTTATAAACCTGTAGATATACCAAAAGGTTATATGGAAAGTGTTAAACAAGAAGCTTTGGCACAATTTTCTTATGATAATGAATGGTCTGTAATTCATAGCTCCAAGAGTCAGGAATACAAGGATTATATTTTAAAGAAATTGTCGCCTTATCATGTTAAACATTTCAATAGATGTTTTGTTTTTACTGATATAAAAGAATTCATTCAATTGCCTGAGGCCAATAAAACAGCAATGAATAAGTTAATTTTGGAAAAGTTAACCAATTATAGCCATCATTTTGAACCATGTAATCAGAAAAAAATTCAATCCATTATTTTTTCCACTGTTCCCCTTCAATAGAGCGAAAGGCGAAGCCTGAGGTCTGAACACATGAAAGTTTTTTCAGCGCTACTTTCTACACTCGGCGGTTAAGCGCCTCGCCTAAAGCAGCTGCTTCTGAAAAAATTTTGCGTTCAGACGTTGATTGTTTTTGTTGGTGAAAAGTTTTCCATCGAACATAATATAATTAATATGTTTTTATTTAATTACTATATCTCAAGTAGAAAAAATGGTTTTCTTGAAAAAGGACTGAGCGAAGCGAAGAACTTTTGAAACCGTTATCTACGTTAAAAAAGAAAGGAATGATTACAATAGCAAAGCAGAAAAAATGTAAAAGATACTTATTCAAGCTCCACAGTGAACGTCTTCGTAGATCACGCTGGAAGCTAGAATATCCATTAGAGGAAGCTCTAAACACAGAAGACATTATTTCTCTGTCTGATAGCCAAATTCTCAGATTCATTGATGAACTCAACGGAGACACCAGTGAAGCCAGAGAAGAAGAAGCTTCTTATATAAAGAAAGAAATCAAGCGTCTCAAAAAATCTGATTCTTCTAAGAAAGATACTCTCATAGCAAATCTCTATAAAAGATTCTATAATCTTCAATTTGTTCCAGATTACATGTGTCTGATCATTGATAAAATGTCTGATTATGACAGAGCCAATAAAGGCTTTTATATCAATGGAATAAAATATCACAGACTTCTAGGCACCAACGGGGGCATAAAGAATTCTACTATTGTTTATGTCTCTGAAAGGCTATATCCCCAGCTCTATGAGCGTCTCTGTTGCGGCAGGAACCTAGAACAAAAATTTGTGCCAGCTAAACTTGAAGCGTACCAGGCACTGATCTGTTCCGGTAGTATTCCAGTAAGTATGCCGAAAGGGATCATAGTCGTTCCTGATTGCATTACTCATTTCACAGAAGACATTATTCGTGTAGATGACTCTCAGTCTGATGAACCAATAGTAGAGTTCCTCAAGGATCAAGAAATAGAGCTTACGGAATCAGACGGTTACGGAATCATGCTTCCATCACTCTCTTACCGTTGGGCAAGAGAACTTGACGAAGAAGAAGATTTTTTATCTGGCTGCAATCTCAGAGGACTCCCATGGACAAAGGGCATGGTTTTCACAATGGATTACTTAGCTTTTGGGGAATCTATAGCGAAAAACTTCTATATAAAAGATGCCTGGGGAGATATGAGAGATATCAGAGAGTCTGAACTGATTATTACTACTTCTATGCTTAAATTATGGGATTCCTACTCTTCTTTCGAAGATTACTGGTCCAATGTAGAAAAATATCATTATCAGATATCTATAGCCAAGACTGCTCCTGCAAGACTTGATGAGTACAGAAGCACAAATTATCAGTTCCTGCAGAATTACCACCTTACACCGGAAGAAGTAACTGAATTGGTCCGTCCTACAGTAGAAGAAATTCAAGAAATCCTTGGATTAGATTACAGGAAGTCACTCCTATTTCTGAGAGGAACAAATCTTACAGAAGATTCCTATATTGATGAAGAGCCATATATCAACGCTCTCATGATTGAGCCACAGATGATTCATGATCCTTACATCAGAGACAGAATCTACAATATGATAAAGAAAAAAATCAGACAGGCCAAGATTGGTGTACTCAAAGTAAGGGGTAACTTTGCCATCATTGGAGGGGATCCGTATAGCTTGATGCAGAGTATCTTTGGTTTACCGGTCACAGGATTACTCCACGCTGGGGAATGCTGGCATAAACATTGGCTTGATCGAGGAGTCAGCGAGGTCTGCTGCTTCAGAGCACCTATGACAAGCAAATACAATGTGCGTAAGCTTAAGATAGTAGGGGCTCCTGATATGACTTATTGGTATAGATATATAAACACATGTATGTTGTTAAACTCATGGGATAGTACTAAAGAAGCTCTTAATGGAGCTGATTGTGATAAAACTCTGTCACCTTATACAGCGATGTATATGTAAAACTCGGTGAACTTACAAATGTAAGGTGTCCGGAAGTACCGGGCTAACAGTGGAACTCTTATTGGAAAAATAGATTATAAAAAAGAAGGTGAGAACAATAGAAGAAAGAATTTTAAATGTAAAAGGTATTGATTACATAGTTCGTGAAGATGGAAAAATATTTAGTACTCATAATCGTGGTAGAGCGAAATATCATCAGGAAATAAAACAACGTATGAATTCAGATGGGTACATGTGTATTACTGTCGGTAAAACAGGAAACAGAACAGTTGCCAGTGTTCATAGATTAGTAGCAAAAGCATTTATCCCTAATCCTTTAAATTTACCGGAAGTAAATCATAAAGATTACAATCGCACAAACAACAGTGTAGATAACTTAGAATGGTGTTCACATAAAGAAAATATTGACTATACTCTCGCTGCTGGCAGACATGCTTCGCAGACGTTAGATTATAGTGGCAAGAAAAATCCCAACTACGGAAACACCACGCTCAGTCAGAAGTACAAAGCTGATCCTGCATATTCAAAAGAAAAACAATCTCGTCCCGGAGGACAGAATGGAAGAGCTATTCCAGTATGTTTGTTAGATAAAGACAAAAATGTAATAGCAACTTTTCCATACATGCAGTTATGCGCAGAATATGTGTTGAAACAACTGCACTCTTCTTCATCTCCGGCAGGTCTAGCAGGAAGAATCCCATATTATATAGAAACAGGTAACATATATAAACACACATACTATTTTTCCAAAGACAATACTGTGCTAAGTCTCAATAATGAGAAAAGTTCAACGACTATCGAAAGCATAGCTTAAGAGAAATACTTAAGTAAAGAAGCAAGTAGAGTACCTTGTGAGTGGAATCCTCGCAGGGGAAGTGCCGAGCATCTGTATCTTGGTGATAGAGCTACAGATGAAGATATAGTCTAGTCCTTATGGAAACATAAGGTGTTAAGTCGGGAGACTTAATGTTTACTACTAACAATACTATCTTATTAAAACATACAGAAAACCTACCGCCAATCTATTGCATCCAACGTAAAGGAAACAAGGTAATTCCGACTGAAGCAGATATGATACAAGCTAACAAAGGATCTTTCGGTGATGCGATTGGTCCTATTACTAATGTTATCACTTCACAGATATGCTTACAGGCAAGGTTCCCGAAAGACAGTGAGGAATATAAAGTCTTAGACTACAGGATATTGTGTGGGCAGCTGTTCCAACAGAACTCTATTGATAAAGCTAAAGGAATCATCGCTAAACCTATGCCAAAACATTGGTATGACAATAGCTACAACCGTATAGAAGAAACAGATACACCAGAAGAAATATCTAAGAAGGAATTCAATCAGAGAATTTGTGCAGATAAGAAGCCGTACTTCTTCATCTACAACTACCCTACTCTTATGAAAGAATACAAAGACTACATCAAAACATCAGATGCCGTGAGCAGGTCCAGATTTAATATTCCGCTGGAAGAGCTGCTGTCATCACAAGAGTTGACTGAAGAACAGGCAGAGTTTCTTAAATTCTATAAAGAATTCTATCCAGTCAATGCAGAAACCTGTGTAGTCAATGAACTCTGTTGGGAAATTGAGAAAACACTGGCTGATGTAAAAGAAAGTAAGGTACCGTTTGACAGTTCTATTCTGAAGTCAGATGCCACCTACACAAATAAGGATAAGGCTTTTATAAAACGTATCTATGATAAATATAACAAAACTTATGCAAACAGAATGAGCCGCCATAGCTCTGTGTATGAAGATACTTCTTTAACTCCTATTGGAATGACTTTTGAATCAGAGTGTGCAGAATATGTTCCAGACGCAGAAAAGCTTTGTAACATTCTGGTTGATTTGGGATATAACACAAAAAAGGGTAAGACTTTCGTCTGGGAGATGTCCGGAGATACTATTATTGATAACCTTCTTTCTCGGACAGATGGTTATGCGCAGTTTCCTGTAAAGGATCCAGACGGTGATATAGAGTTTTGCGGCGAACACTTCTCAATGAAAAAAGTAAAAATGAAAGGCGAAGAATAATGGATTTAATACTCAATGAAAAACAATATATAGAAAAAATGTTAGAACTCGGTGATTGTAGTCCTAAAGATTTAGGAGCAAACATAGCTCTTCTAACTAGATATATGTATCAGGAAAAGTATACTCAGAAAGAAATTTATAATGGTATAGAAGAATTTGCTTCCAAAGTAGATTCTGATTTTGATATCAATAACTGGTACTCATTTATAGACAAATGTATTGGTAAAGCTAAGAAGAGAGATCTGTTGAGCATTGATTATATACCTATTACGCAGAAAGAGTTAGATACTATCAAGGAAATCAAGAATCCTGCCAGGGAAAGACTTGCATTCACTCTTTTAGTCATTGCCAAGTTTAACAATCTAAAATCAGAAACCAATAATAACTGGATCAATTATTCTATGGACGTATATTTCAACCTTGCCAGAGTAACTTGTAAAGTAGATGATCGTCCGTACATGATTTATGACTTAAAGGAATTGGGGTTAGTTGAAGTGAGTAAAAAGATAACTCGCTTCAATATAAGAATCACATTTGTTGATAATGAGTCTGATCCGGTGCTTAAAATTACAGATATGCGTGAGTTGGGCTATCAGTATCAGAACTTAGGTCCGAAGTCTAAGATAAAACTGTGTAAACGCTGCGGAAAGCCGTATAAAGTGAAATATTCTAAAGGCGGTTCGCCTTATTGCACCGATTGCCAGAATAAAAGTGCCAAGGATGAAACAAAACTTATTACGTGTGATTGTTGCGGTAAAGAATTTATTGCAGTATCTAAAAATAATCGTTCTGTACTTTGTTCCGAATGTCAACAAAAAAATGATCGAAAAAATCATAGGAAGCGTCAGGCCCGCTATATGGCGCAAAAATGACGCTATCAAATTAAACCAATGTCTCCGCAAATGCGCTCTACAGGCGCGTTTGCGAGATTTCGTTGATTGAGTATATATGAAAGGGAAGATATAAGGATGAAAAACAATAATAGACTTTATTTTGCCAGACAGAAATTTTTAGGAAAATGTCCTGTCTGTGGAAAAACATTGAAAAAAGTAGATGGAGTAAATATCCTCCGCTGTGACAACGCAGTCTGTTCCGGAGTGACTGTGAGAAGAAATGGGGAGTCTTCTCAGGAACCTTACTACAGAATGCTGAATGACAGGGGTATGGAAATCTACGAACATCTATTTAATAAAAAATAAATTATAGAAAGAGTTGATTATTATTAAACCGATTTCTAAGAAAGAAATTGAAAAACTAATGGACAAAGGTATCATTAGAAACACGCACAAAGGTTACATTAATAAAAAAGGATATCATGTAGGATATTATAAGACCTCAGGCAACAACAGATATATTGAGGACTACTATGCTGATAAAGCAAAATCACTGTAAAGGAGTGCCTAATTATTACTAAATTTTATGATACCAATGCTCTCCTGAATCTCCAGGAGGCAGCATTCAAAGAAAGATTTTTCATCTCTGATGAAACTCTTAGAGAAATCGAAAATATCAAAACATCCTCTCGAAAAGATGAGGATATCAAATACAAAGCTAGACATATAGCTCGTCTTTTAGATCAGAATCATGATCAGTATTCCGTAATAAATTATAATTTTGAAATGGAAAAACAGCTGTTAAATTTCGAATTGGATCCAGTCAGACCAGACAACAGGATTGTTTTTAGTGCTTATACTCTATCTAAAGCTCAGGATATTGAATTCATTTCAGATGATTTGTGCTGCAAAAATATTGCAAGGAAAGTCTTTAACCTGCCAGTGTATGGAATCGTAGAGCCTACTAACGAGATATATAAAGGATATAAAGTAATTAAAGGTGATACTAATGCTATCAATCAGGCTATGGCTGAACTAGATTATTCAACTTGGCATATCAATGAATATCTCATTATTGAAAATACCGATGATGGCACCACTAAAGAAATGCGCTATGACGGTCAGGGGTTTGTGGCATTAAAACTGCCATCTTCCAAATTTATTAAAGCAAAAAACTCCTTACAACGTTGTGCATTAGATATCTTGAATAACCCAGATATCACTATTGCGGCTATTCTCGGTGGTTACGGCAGCGGAAAAACTTATCTTTCTATGCAAATGGCACTATACAATGTAAAGGAGAAAGGCAGAAATAGTAAAATCTTAGGTGTACGAGAAGTTTCTGGTGAAGGTAAAGAGATCGGATTCCTTCCAGGCGACATGGAAGATAAAGTTGGGAGATTCTTTGAACCACTCTCTCAGTCTCTTAATGGCGGAGAGTTCGAATTACAGAGTTTGAAAGTATCTGGTGTGTTAGATACTAATGTACCGTTCTTTATGAAAGGTACTACTTATAATGACACTGTTATTCTCTGTGATGAAGCAGAAGATTTATCAGAAAGTCAAATTAAACTTATTGGTACACGACTTGGAGAGAACAGTAAAATTTATCTTGCAGGTGATTATAAACAATCCCTGTTAAGCAAAACGATTAATAATCCTCTCATTAAAATGTGCAATGAGTTTAAAGGAAATGAAAAATTTGGATGTATCTATCTTGGAGAAGATGTGCGATCAGAAACCAGTAAACTCTTCGCTGATCTTTTCGAAAAGGATCACTTCTAAAAATATAAGGATTACAAGGAGAAACATATGGAAGAATTATTTGATTTTCCAATTATGAAAAGTGGAGTAGATGAATTGGTTGCTGATATCATCAAAAGCAACTATGACAATCGTAGATTAATCATTAACGATGAAATCAATAACAATCTATTAGAGTCCATCTGTTTATATATTTTGAAATATAATCAGGAAGATAAAGATGTTCCTGAAGATAAAAGAAAGCCTATTTGGATTATTTTAAATTCAGTAGGTGGAGTCGTAAACTTCGGAATGGGACTCATTGATTGTATTAAACATAGTATCACACCTGTTTATTGCTTAATAATTGGAATGGCTGCAAGTATGGCAAGTTATATTCCAATGGTCTGTGATAAATCATATATCTTTCCTAATAGTACAATTTGTATTCATGACGGACAAACCGGTATTATGCAGACTTCCAGAAAAGCAAATGACATCATGAATTTTTATAATAAATGTGATGAAAGATTAGCTGAACTTGTATATGCCAATACCTCTATTACCAAAGATTTTTTAGACGGTATTGCTGATCGAGAATATTATATGTTCCCAGAAGAAGCTAAAGAATTGGGAATTGTTGATACTATTGTTGGTGTCGATTGCCCTATTGATGAAATATTATGAAATATTCTAAAAAGGAATTGATTGCTAAGGTTTCAGAAAAAACAGGCTATCAAGAAGAAAATATAGCTGAAATATATGAAGTTTTAGAAGAAACTGTGTATGATTTACTCCTGTCAGCAAATGAACATAAGGATGTAGAAATTCGACTGTTCACAGGATTTGGTATGTTTAGTAAATTAGTACCAAGTCATGAGAAAAAGATGCCTGACGGAGAAATTAAAACAATAGAACCTACTTTAAAATTCTCTGCACGTTACAGTGCTCGCTGGAGGAAAGATAATATTAAAGAGTACAGAGAAGCTTTAAAATTGTGGGAAAGAGTGAAAGGAAGAAAAGGATGAATGGAGTAGAAATTAAAACAACAACTACTACCCAGATGAAAATCAAGAAGGCTACAATTGATGAACAGGGATCTGTTTACGTAGATGGCGAGGTAGTTGATCTTATCAATGCACTGAAGAATACATTTGAAGGCTGTATTTTTGATTTAGCTGTCACAGAAAAAACAGAGGTCCCTGTAGAGGACTGATGTTGAGTGTCCTGTGGTATATATTGCATTGAGAATAAAATAAATCACAAAAAGTATGTTGGTCAATCTATTGATATTAAATCACGATGGACTCAGCATAGACATACAAGTTCTTTAGTAAGAGATACATTTCTTTATAGAGCAATGGATAAATACGGTGTTGAGAACTTTGATTTTTATATACTTGAAGAATGCCAACCTGACGAGTTAGATATTAAAGAAATTTATTGGATAGCTACATTAGATACATATAATTATGGGTATAATATGACTCTTGGTGGATCAGGCTTGGCAGGTTACAAAGCTTATAATAGAAATTGTATTCCTAAAAATTTTGGAATGCTTTCTAACAATATAGATGAAACTGTGCCCATTATAAAGTTAGATACTGACTATGAAGTGTTGGAGTATTATGTAAGTGTTCAAGACTGTGCCAGAGCTAATGGCATAGCTTCCACAAACATTTCTAAAACTGCATCAGGGAAAAACAATACATGTCATGGATATATTTTTATGTATTTCAATGACATTAAGGACATGACCACTGATGAAATTATTTCTTATAGATTACATCAAAGAAAGAATTATAAAGATTCTACCCTAAAATCTATAGATCGAATCTCCTCTTCTGGAGAAATTATCAATAATTATGAAAGTATTAGTCAAGCAGCTAAAGAATTAAATTTAGATCCATCTTCTATAAGCAAGGTGTGTAAAGGAAAACTAAAACAAACTCACGGCTATAAATTTAGATATGCCGTAGTAAATAATAAAGAATAAAAGGAGAAATAATTATTATGACAAAAGCAGAAGTTATTACAAAAGTAGCAGAAACAACAGGAATCACAAAGAAAGATACTGGAGCAATGGTTGACGCATTTCTTCAGGTTATCACTAATGAACTGGCAAGCGGAGGAAAAGTAGCATTCACAGGATTCGGTTCTTTCTCAGTTGTTGAAAGAGCTGCTAGAGAGTGTCGTAATCCGCAGACGGGAGAAACTATGATGACGGAAGCTCATCTTGCACCTAAATTCAAAGCCGGAAAAGCATTAAAAGATGCAGTGAAATAAATATTAAATTGCTGACCTGGTGAATTCCAGGTTGGCGATTTGTCCGGTTAGTCTAGCGGTTAAGACACTGCGCTTTCAATGCAGTAACATGGGTTCAATTCCCGTACCGGATATTTGTATATTTGAGAGTTGTGGGTAATCTCAAATGTCATTTTCCGTATAGTTGTTTCTTTGGGGAGAACTGGAACTCCCCCCTCCTATTCTGCAAAGTAAATTCACTAGGTGTGGAACTGACCTGCTAAGTCATGTGATCCGACAGGATTGAGTTTCGATTACTCTGCTTTGCGTTACAAGATATGTAGATTACAGCCCACCTCCTGTGGGAATTCGTAGGTGAAAATCCTACCATGTAACTCTTGGTTATGTGATTGTAGCATATCATGAATATAAAGATAACCGGATTGATTCCGGTTGAAAGGCAGGATTACTCTCCTGCCTTTTACTTATAATTAGGAAATGGCTGCGGGGCGGCCTGACAATCTGGAAAGACAGATTAATGTTGCGTGTCCGGTAGGTCGAGGGTGCAGTCCTGAAAACTGTCTGGGTGTAAAAGCCTCTGGGGTTCGAATCCCTAACGCAACGTCCGGGAGAACGGTAGAGATGGAGATCTACGGCGGTCTGTAAAACCGTTGCAATTGCTTTGAGTGTTCGAATCACTCTTCTCCCATGAGGTTGACAAATTAAATCAAAATTCCATAAAACAAGTAGATAAGTTTTACTATGAGATGTGTATACGCATGGATTAGGTTTATTAGAAGGTTTTGTCTCTGATTGCAACAGATAATGAGCCTTTTGAGTCTACAAATACCGCAGGTTACGTAGGATCGGTTCCTCGGAGCTTTCATAGGGCTTGTAGATGGGTTCAACTCCCATACCTGCTATTACTAAGATACTTCGGTATCTTTTTTTAATTGGATAAAAAGGAGGTGCTCTAGTGGCACAAGAAGTTGAAAAAAAGCCTGTACCAAGAGCAAAACCTAAAGCACCTGCTCAAAAAGTTATTGATCGTGCTATTGATGAAGCTCTCTATGAAGTAGGGCGTACTAAATTTACATGTAATATGTGTGGAAAGCTGAAAGATGCTTCCGACTTTTATAAAAGTACAGATCCTCTATGTACTACTGGTGTGACAAGAATATGTAAAATGTGTGCAGCAAAGTTGGCATATTCTGAAGATTTAAAAGGCAATAAGAAAGCCCCAGATGAGCAGAGTGTCCAGTTAGCGCTCAGATATTTAGACAAACCTTTCTTTCAAAAGCTTTATGATGAATCTATTCTTGAAGCTGCTAACACTATGTCTGGTCGGCCCAAAAATAATACCTGGACTAGTTATATAAAAAATATATCTATGCCACAATATAATACATTAACTTGGAAAGATGGTGATTGTGGCAATGGCTCTACTCTTCTACCGTCTATTGGGTCTGTAGATAACTCTGATGAAGTAAAAAAAATGTATAAAACCAATAAAAGAACTGTTATTTCAGCTCTTGGTTATGATCCATTCGAATCTGCTGCTGATGCAGATAAACCATTAATGTATGGAAAATTAGTAGGTTTCCTCGATGAAAGTACGCAAGATGATGAATTGAAGTTAGGTGCCTGTGTAGAGATTGTACATAGTCTTAACCAATCTGAAAAAATCAATACTGTAATTAATGCTCTGCAGAAAACTCCAGAATCTATTATAAAAAATTCTGCTACTATCAAAGCTCTTGAAGCCACTAAAAAAGACATTATGAAAACTACTCTTGATTTGGCTCGTGATAATGGAATTAGTATTAAGCATAGCAATCATAATACTAAAGGGGCTAATACCTGGACCGGGAAAGTAAAAGAGCTTAAGGAAATGAAGCTTCGTGAACAGGAAGTAAATGCTTTTGATATAGGAACTTCTCAAGGTATGCTTCAGGTTGCGGAAGCCAGTACTGCTGCAATCATGAAACAGTTGGCTTTAGATGAAAATGACTATACTGAAATGATATCTACTCAACGTCAGAAGGTGTTGGAATTAGAAAATAAATGTGATGCTGCGGTTGAAGAAGCACGTATTCTTCGTAGAGAGAACGATGATCTAAAAAATTTCCTCAGAGATAAGAAATTGATTGATGAAAATGATGAGGTGATTGTGGAATGAAACAGACTGATTCTGGTATATGGGTTCCAGATACACCTACTATTTTTGTTAAGCCTACAGAAGAAATCATTTCTCAACGAAAAATGGAAGGAATGCAGAAACTTTCTGAAATTAAACAATGGGGATTAAGAAATCCAACCAAATTTATGGAAAGATTCATAGGCGTTGACCTTCTTGATGTGCAGACCTATACATTTATGAATTCTTGGGATAAGATGTATGCTCTATGGTTATGTACCAGAAATTATGGAAAATCGACATTGCTTGCATTATATTACATGACAAGAGGTATGCTTCTTAATAATTGTAGATGTTATATATGCGCTGGCACCAGTGACCAGTCCATAGAAACTTTTGAAAAGATTGTATCTATCGCTAAAAATGAAATTGAGTCATTTACTGGATTAACTGATGTATTTAGGAATGAAGTTGTCATTAATATGACCAATAATGATGGTTTTATAAGAAATCCTGCAGGTTTTACTTATAGATTGTATAATGGTAGCTTCGTTAAAACACTTAACAGTAACGTCAACGCGAAAAGAGGAAAACGTGCGGAAGCAGTTTGTTTTGATGAATCTGGTTTCCTGGACGAAGAAGTATTTCAGGTTATTGAACCATATACAGCTCAGGATAAGAACTTTAAAATGGGTGGAAGTGTAAATGTAACTACTCTTCCTAAAGAATTACCTAACCAATTACTCTACACTTCAAGCGCCAGCACTACTGATTCTTACTTTTATAAAAAGTATAAAGAATACAGTAAAGCTATGATCTGGGGTTCCAAAGACCATTTTGTAGCAGATATCAACTGTGAAATTATGTTTAATGCTACATATAGAGGTAAGATTTATCCAGCATCTCTGTTAACCAAAGAAAAGGTTGACAATGCAATGCGTGAAAATAAAGAAAAAGCTCTTCGTGAGTATTACAATATATTCACTTCTGATGGCGGCGCAGATGCCATCTTCAAACGTTCTATGATAGTAAAAAATTCTACTATCCGTCCCCCAATTATGTTTAATGATACAAAAGACAGACTTTTTGCCTTAGCATATGATCCAGCTAGATCTATGGATAACTCTTTTGTCCTTGTTGGAGAATATTATAAAGATTCTTCAGACAATTGGAGAATGCGTATTGCTAATGGTATTAATTTTATGGATCTTAGTAAAAAGAATAAAACTCCTATGCGTACACCTGAACAGGTCAAGAAACTGAAACAACTGATTCTTGACTATAACGGTGATGGAGTCGATGACTATACAAACATAAGTAATATCTTTATAGATGCTGGTTCTGGTGGTGCCGGTGTTAATATTGCAGATTATCTTATGGAAGATTGGTATGAAGAAGGACATGAAGGTGAACAGAAATATTTACATAGAGGTCTTATAGATAAAGAACAGTCGTCTGATTATGTCAAAAAATTTCCTAATGCTGTAGATAAAATTAAATTATTACCGCCTACTATGTATAAATCTATTATCTATGAAGCTGCTATTGAAATGATGAGACTTGATCTCATAGATTTCACTGCTGAGTATGATAATAAAGGATATTTAACAATGCTAGATATAGACGAAAAAGAAATGGCAAAAGCAAAAAAAGATTTAATTGTTAAGTATAAAGATAAATCTATGTCTAAAGGTGAATTAGATCGTTTAGTTGAAGAAGAACTTCAAGAAAGAAATTTGGCCTCAACTAAAATTTATAAACTATCTCCTGATGAGGAACTTGGTCTAGTACAGATCGACTCGCTAAAGGAGGAAATGGTTAATATGGTACGAAAGAAACGAGAATCTGGTAAAGATGGCTTTGAACTGTCTACAGAGAAGCAAAACAAATTGCATGATGATCGTTCGTATTGTTTCTCAATGCTCTGTTATGGACTCTCAGAACTTCGTAGAGAACATATTAAAAATAAGAAACGTCCCAAAAAAGAAAATATAGCTGCTGCTATGCCTATTCGTAAAGGTGTAGTAAGAAAAATGTTTAGTTAGGAGGTGAGACATTGGCTATTAAAGAGGAAAAAACAACTCAAGAGATAAAAAATTATGCTCTTAAACAACAGGCATTACAAGAAAAATTCGCTCAAGTAAAGCAAGCTGTACAGCTTATTGATTTAACTAAAACAGAAACAAGAACATTTACTGTATTTAGTAAAGATAAATTACGTCAATATATGCAAAACCCTAAAACCAATGAATCTAACCTTCGTAATTTGAGCAGATTCTTATATAGAGTTTCTCATAATTACAGAAGACTTATCTCCTATCAGGCAGAAATGGTAGATTTAACAGCTCTTAATGTTATACCTCAGATAGATTTTACTGAGGATGCACATGACGATGAAAAAATAAAGACTAGTTATTTTAATACTTTAGTACAACTTGATAAGATGAATATGCAGTCAGAGATTTTAAAATGCCTATTGATTGCATGGCGTGAAGATACATTTTATGGTTATACATATGAAGATGATTCTGGATTCTTCATTTACCCTCTTGATGGAGATTATTGTAAAGTATCTTCTGTCAATTATGATGGCACTCTTAATTGTGCCTTTGATTTCAGTTATTTCAGAAGTCATACTGCCGACTTAGAATACTGGGATTCTGAATTTAATTCTAAATACAATTCCTTTCAAAGTGACAATACTCTTCGTTGGCAAGAGTTGGATCCAGAAAGAACTTTTGTAATTAAAGTTAACATTGATGATCCAACACTTAACATGCCACCTCTTTCTGGTTTGTTCGAACCACTTATTGATCTTATTGATCTCCAAAGTATTCAGTCGGTAAAAGATGACTTATCAATCTATAAACTTCTGGTTGCAAGATTAGAAACACTTACTAACTCTGACGAACCAGATGATTTCTCAGTAGATATTGATACAGCCATTGAATATTATAATAGACTAGTTGAATCTCTTCCAGATTGTGTATCTGCAGCTATCTCCCCTCTTAAAATTGAACCTATAGAGTTTCAAGGTGACCAGACTCAAGATGTTAATAGAATTGCTACTGCTACTTCGAATTTATTTAAAAATTCTGGTGGTGCACAGATTCTTGATAATGACAAAGTCTCAGGTACGACAGCTTTTACTGCTGCTATTCTTTGTGACACAATGATGGCTATTAAAACTGTCCTTCCACAGATAGAAGAACGAGTTAATAGATATCTTACTTTTGCTATTGGTGATGATCATGCTAGAGTAAAATATTTTGAAGTATCTCCTTATACAAAAGCTTCTAAAAAAGAAGAACTTATGAAATCTGGAGAACGAGGTGTGCCAGTAAAGCTAGCCGTTGCTGCTCTTGATGGCATCTCACCTCTTGAAGCTTTATCTATGGATTATCTTGAAAATACTGTTCTAAAACTTCACGAAACATGGATTCCTTTTAGTACTTCTTTCACATTGAGTGGATCTGCCTCACAGCAAGTTATTGATGGTAAAACAGATGATACAAAAGGCGGGAGACCTCAATCCGACAACCTTACAGATGAAGGTGAAAAAAGTAGAGAATCAGAAAAGTCCAGTGAACAGGAGGGATAATAGATGAACAAACATTTTATCCGAACTGCTGACCAGGAAACAGCAAATATTTTAAAATCTATTGGCTTTCCTCAGGTCGGCTATACTAAAGGTATCTATACATTTGCAAATTGTTCATCTCTTTCTTTTGCAAATGTAAATATAGATATAAACAAGCTAACTTATACCGATATTTATTGTGCAAGTTAGTACTCCTCTTCTATGAGGATAAAAATACACAATAGAAAGGAGGCTAACATGAAGAAAAAAGTACTTACATTAGATGATCTCTATTCTTTTTTTGAACAGAGGAATCAGACAACTGTATTCAGTGCCAAAGAGTCTGGATATAATATTGCAGTTCAGGTTCCGGCAAAATTTGAATTAGAAGATTCTGATGAAGATGATGGTTTTTTACGAACTAAATTCAAAGTAAATCATTTATATGAAAATAGAAATAAATCTTATATATCTGAAGAAGCTCAGTTAGAAGCTTTACCGTCTTTACACTATAGACCAGTTCTGGCCGCTATTACCACTTTATCTGATGGAACTACTGATTTTACTTCTCATGCTATGGAATTTGATGATGAAGGAAACATTACATACATTGAGCAACCTATTGGTGTTTTTGTCAATCCTGAAGGATATCATCTTGAGTATGATAAAGAACATGATAAAACATATGTTATTGCCGATGCGGTAATTTATAACGATTATTGTGCTCCAGCATGTGAAATTATTCAGCGTAAACAAGGAAGTAAAGTAAGTTGTGAATTAAGTATTTCAGAACTCTCTTTTGACACTAAGGACAAAGTGCTTCACTTAGATAAATTCAGATATAATGGTGTAACTTGTTTAGGCACTGATCCTATCACCGAGAAACCCGTTGAAGAAGGTATGGAGGGTGCCAGATTAGATATTGCTGATTTCAGTGAAGAGAATAATAGTCTTTTTACTAATACAGAAGAAAAATTACTAAAGGTTATTCAGTCTTTGCAGGAGACTCTTGCTAAGTTTGAAATTGAAGAACCAACGAAAGGAGGAAACCAAACGTTGAAACTCAATGAATTATTAGAGAAATACTCTAAAACTGTTGAAGACCTTGACTTTGATTATGAGTCTATGTCCGATGAAGAGTTAGAGGCTAAGTTTGCTGAATTATTCGAAGGTACAGAAGATCCAAACGAACCGGTAAAAGAACCAGTTGCTGATCCGGAAGCTGATCCAGAATCAAATGACAATTCAGAGTTTAGCAATAAAAAAAGATATACAAAAAAAGAAAATGGTAATACTGAAGTTACTTTTGAAATTAGTCATGAAGATGTAAGAGGTGCATTATATACTCTTCTGTCTACTTGGGAAGAAAATGATAATGAATGGTATTTTATTAATGCTACATATGATGACCATTTTGTATATAGCAACTGGGATGAAAGTAAAATTTTCCGTCAGGGCTATACAAAAGATGGCGATGCAGTATCTCTCTCAGATGAAAGAACAGAATTATTTAAAGAGTATCTTACACTTTCAGAAAAAAGTGAATTAGAAGAACTCAGAAGTAACTATGCTGCTCTTCAGAATAGAATTAATGAGTACGAATCAAAAGATAAAGAAGCTGTTCTTGGTGCTGAAATTTACACTGAACTGAAAAATAGAGAAGATTTTAAAGAACTGATCAAAAATCAGGCTATCTACAGTGTAGAAGAAGTACAGACAAGAGCCGATGCTATTTTAGGTAAATATGTTAAAGAAAAAGGCACTTTCAACTATCAGCAGAAACCTAGTGCTATTGGTTTTACTGAACCTAAGAAAGCTAAGAAACCATATGGAAGTTTATTTAAGGATTGAGCTATCAAATAGCTCTTTTTTATTGCCTAAAAATATTTAAAGGAGGAAATAAAAATGGCATCTAATTTTCAGAAATTTATGGCCACTGCTGAAAAACACGCTGTTGCTGGTAGCTCTAAGCTGAAAGCTACTATTGCAGGTCATATTTATAACATTCAGATTGAAGAAGATCTGGACAACGGATCAATTGTTGCAAAAGGCGATTATATCAAACCGGAGACTTATAAAGCTAAAGAATCTACTGGTTTTGCTGGTGTAGTACTGGATAAAGCAGCTAACGGAAATTGGTATGTAGAAGTTAAAACACCAGGAGATGCTCTGTTACTGCTCCAGGTACCAATGTTATACGAAGAATATACTACCGCTCTTAAACATGAAAGTAATTTCTATAACGCAAATGGTGACATCGTTCGAGCATATGAGCTTTATGTAGGTGATGTGTTTGAAGTATCATCTGAAGGATTTAGTGGTACTCCTACTAAAGGTGCAACTGTAACTGTAGCAGACAAAAAGCTGACAATTGGTTAATGAAAGGAGGAATACATAATGAAACTTAATTTTTCAAGTAATGAAGTAAGAAATATTTTTGCTGAAAATGATTATGCAGAGTACTCCCAGCTTATGTTTGACACAGCTAAGGGAGAAGAAAAAGTATCTACAAAAGATGCTAATAATAAAATCAGAGAGATTATGTTCTCTGTACTTGGAGTAGATGAAAACTGCTCAAGAAAAGAACTTAGAAAAGCTATTCGTAGACATAAAATTGATGTATTTGAAATTATCGAAGAGACAGTAGAGAATCTGCTTGTTTCTGGTTGGGGAGAAAACCCATTCTTCAATGAATTTGTAGAAATCAAATCTATGGCTGACGGTGATACTAATGAATTTTATGTACCAGATGAAGTTATTCTGACAGTGTCTGAGCTTTCCGGTAATCACCATGATATTATTAGACAGCGTCTGGCAGAAGGACAGACATTCTCTGTTAGAACTTCATGGTATGGAATTAAAATTTACGCAGAATATGAGCTGTTTATGGCAGGTCGTATTGACTGGGCTGGATTCGTACAGAAAATCTATGAAGCTTTTGACAAGAAAATTAACGATATGGTATATGCGGCTGTAATGGCAGCAGGTGAGAAGGTTCTCCCGTCTACACAGTTTAATAAGACAGGTACACTTGCAGCAGCTACAAAAGATGAGTTTATGACTCTGATTGAAGATGTACAGATGGCTACAGGTGATGAAGTAGTTGTTATGGGTACCAAATCTGCTCTTGCAAAACTTTCTGCTATGGAAGATATTACTTGGGTATCTAATGCAATGAAAGATGAAAGACACACTACAGGCCGTTTAGGTATGTTTGAAGGTATTCGTCTTGTTGAAATTCCACAGAGATTTGCTAACAATGACACAAGTAAAAAGTTAGTAGATAATACTAAACTTCTGATTATGCCAGTAGCTGATAACAAATTTATCAAGATCTACAATGAAGGCGACGCTCAGATTAAAGAAGTATCTGATGGAAATACAAATATGGATAAAACTATTGAGTATGAATATCAGATTAAAATGGGTGTGGCCACAATTATTGGAAAGCGTTTCGGAGTTTGGACACTTAAATAAAAAACTATTTAAAGAGGTGGAATTACCACCTCTTTAACTGATTAAAAAGGAGTAATAACATGGCAACAAGAAGAGCTGCAACAAAAACTGTTGCTACTACTGAAAATACTACAAAGGAAACAGCTCCTGTTAAAACTACTAAAAAGTTTGAACAGAACGAACTTATTGAATGTCGTTCTTTAGTGCAGGGAACATTATTTATGCCTGGTAAACAAAGTGATATTCTATACCGTTGGGATGGATATGGAGATGTTCGTGAAGTAGAATATAGAGATTTGTACTCTCTTAAATCTAGCCGATCCCCATATATTTATGATCCATGTTTCCAGATTGAGAATGATGAATTATTAGAAGATCCTAGATGGAAAGATGTAAAAGATCTTTATGATAATCTTTATGATGCTTCTGATATTAATCAGTTTCTTGCTCTCTCACCAGCTCAGTTTAAGAAAGCACTTGCTGAAGTTCCTAAGGGACTTAAAACAGCAATTAAAATTGAGGTAGCAACTAGACTGGATAATGGTACATTTGATTCTATTCAGAAAGTACGTGCTGTAGATGAAATTTGTGGTACAGAGTTAGAAAAAATGATTTAGGAGGTGTTCTATGACCTCTTATGAAACAGTATTTAAACGATTTGAAAATAAAGTTGAAGATATAAAAGTATTAAAATTAGCGTCTGATGACTGGACTGAATTGTGCTTAGAATGGCTAAATAGTGCTATTGCAATGATTGAATTAGACCAGTTAAAAATAGAACATGATTTAACGAAAAAAAATGATGTTCTGTTCGAATTCGAGGACACCCTTACTAATGGTGAAATAGAAGTCGTTGCTTTATATATGGTCGTTGCTTGGTATGATATTCGTTTGAATTCTTTAGAGCATACTAATATGTTTTATGGTTCAAAAGATGAAAAATGGACCAGCCAAAAAGAACATGCCAATTATATTATGAGCATTCAAAAGAAATATAAAAAGGAAGCCAGAAAATATTTTAGGAATCACTCTTCCAGAAGTAATTCTTATCTGGATGGTGATCAGAATGAAGTATAAATATGGAACTTTTAATGACAATCAGTTCTCTGATTATATAGAATTACTACATAATAAAATTCATTGGCTTTTAATCTATCAAGAAAACTCTTATCCAAAACTTGACAATTATTTTAATAACTTGCAATTATATATTGCAGCATTAGCTGAATTAATCCCATCACCTTATATAATTGATTTGGCTAATACAATAGAATGCGCCAAACTTGAATTTAATAATCCTAATTTCAACCATCAAAAATATAGAAAAATAATTTTTGATGCTCATTCTATCATAGATAAAATAGGTGATAACCATGAGTGATATTTTCAAAAAAAGAATGGCTTTATGCGGTAATACTGTATCAGACAGTATTCGTACTCAGTCAGACGAAATCATGCAGAAAACTTTCACCAATGACTTAGGTTACAGACAATGTAAGCTATATTCTAGGACTATGGAATACTTAGAAGATGTTGAAATCAAATATCAGTATTCTCAAACCTATACAATCAATAAGGACCAGGTTGAGTATCTGGCTCAATTCAGACCTGGCTATTTCCCTGAAAAGAAATATATGGACCAAGATAGTATTGAACGTTTTGGTTTTTATCTTGAAATACCGGATAAGAACACAGGTGTTCATGAACTATGGCTTATTTTAGGGAAGAATGATAAAAACTCTTTCATAAGATATAACATTCTTAAATGTAATTGGATGTTTAAATGGATAAAGAATAAACAAATTTATAGTTGTTTTGGTGTATTAAGAAACCGCAACAACTACAACAGTGGCGTATGGAGTGATGGTTTCTTTACATCAGTAGATAATCAGTCACAGTTTATTGTCCCTACTACTCCAACTACGCAAACAATTGATTATAATGATCGTTTCATGTTGAGTGATTCTATGATTAGGCCTTTAGTTTTTGAAGTGTCAAAACTAGAAGATACGTTCCCATGCGGAGTAACTAAAGTAACGCTTAAACAGGATCATTTCAATAAAGTTACAGATAATGTTGAATTAAAAATATGTGACTATTATGACTCTCCGGTTATTCCTCAAGAGCCAGAAATAGAGGACATTGTTTTATCATGTTCAGGTACTAATAGAGCTTTACGTGTTGGAGGCTCTAAAAGAACTATTTCAGTTGCGAGTGATATTAAAGATAAATCTGTCATTTGGTCTTATGAGTTCAATGGAAACAAATTATCTGTAGAAGAATTATCTAATGACTTTGAAATCTCTGAAGGTAAGAATACGTTAAGTATCAAAGCTTTGTTAAATTATAATAATTTAGGAAAAGTAATAAAGATTATTGCTACTCTTCCAAATAAGCAACCATCTTCTATTGAATTGGAGGTGATGCGATGAATCAAGAGCGTATTGATAGATTATTTTCTTGTAGAAATGAACAGGGATTTGACAGTATTTCTTATGATAAGAGAAAAATCTTAGAGGATTTATACAAAGATTCAGATATTATTGAAATCTTAAATAATAAAGAACTTCAAGCAGTTAATGCGTGTCCGGAAGATTATTATAATGTAAATATTTATTCTTTTTTAAAGATTCCAGATGCACAAAGTAAAGTCAAAAACTTTATTTGTTTTGAAATAAATGACACTGAAATTGTATACTCAAATAATATTATGGTTTCTAAACAAATTATTTTTAGAACTATAGCTCACCAGGATGATGTCAGTACTATTTGGGGTATTGATCGACAGGATTTACTAGCAGCTTTAGTTAAAGAAAGATTTCAATGGTCAAACATATTAGGTACGCAGTTAATAAAAACATATGATTCTGGCAAAGTGGCTGAAAATGGTTATTACTATAGGAATATGTATTTTGAACAGACTGCTCCGAATGATATTCAAAATAGGCTTAAGAGTAATCGCTTAGATAAGTTAGGTCGTGATTATTATGGATAAACTTCTCATTTATTTAGGTGAGAATCTTAAAATTAATGATCAGATTACTATTTATCAACCTTCTATTCTTGATATAGCTAAATATGGAGAAAATCATTATTTTAATGTAGTTTATAAAATATGTTCTATACCTTCTGATTATAAGTCTGAATTGTGGGATCTTGGTTATAACTATAGTAAGTTGGATGATTTTGATTTATTCATACTTCTTACTCGTGATATAGGTGTTGAAGATACCTGTCTTCTTTTAGGTGATACTATTTCATTGAAAGATATGACACCTTTAGTCGATCCGGAAACTCATAATATAATGCTTTGTGATGAAAATACTGAATTAATAATTACTCGTGATATATACATAGAAATGATATCTTTCATTCGTGAGATGCACAATATTCATCCTAAGCGTGAACGAGCTGCAAACAAAGAAACCTTACAGCTATTAGTAGATGAAGATAGAAGAAAAAAAATTCAAAGAGTAAAAGAAACTTCTCAAGAACCCTCTCCGGGTTCTTTTTTATTGCCTTTAATTTCATCTATGGTAAATAGTCCTGGTTTTAAATATGACATTAACAGTCTTAAAAGTCTTGGAATCTATGCATTTTTAGATTCTGTTCAAAGGATTCAGGCCATTAATACTGCTGCCTCCATCTCTGCAGGAATGTACAGCGGAATGGTTGATATGTCTAAGAATCCAAATCTACTTAAACAATTAAATTGGTTGCGTGACTTATCTAATGAGTACTCCTCTTCGAGCAATGTACGAGTCACTAAAACCGAATAATAAATCAAGGAGGAAAATATTATGGCAAATTTTGATTCTCTGGTTATTGATAGAGTCTTAGAAATTGTTGGTGAAAATAGCGATGGAGAATTACTCTATCTGTTAAACAATTTATCTAATGTTTCTATTAATACAACTTCTGAAAGTAAAGATAAAACAGACGCTCTTGGCGTATTAATTAAGAGATTTTATACTTCCAAATCTGTAGAAGTATCTGCTGATTGTAACTTACTTTCATTCTCTATGCTGTCTCAGACTTTTGGTACAGATAAGATTGTTGCTTCAAAAGAATCTAAGATTCTTGCACCAAAAATCTTACATATTGATACTACAGGTATTAAAGAGTATACAATTCCTGAGAAGCTGAAACCGAAAGCTCCACTTACAAAGCTTTATGCTCTGGAAGCAAATGGTACTTTAGGAAAAGCATATAGTGCTTCTTCTACTGCTGCTCCATCTGCAACTGAATTTGTATATGCTGAGGACAGTGGAAAAATCACTCTTCCAACTGGAGTAACAGGTACTCTTATTGCTAAATACGAGTATGAAACAGAAAACGGTGTTAAGGTTACTAATGAGTCTGATAAGTTCCCGACTACTTCTTCTATTACAATGAAAGTTCTTGTTGCAGACACATGTTCTGTAGATGTAGTTCGTGCAGCTTATATCGTATTCCCAAGTTTCCAGGTATCACCAGATTGCGATCTGACACTTGAAACAGATAGTACAATTACATTCTCTGGTGTAGCTCAGAGAGATTATTGTCAGACAGGTTCTCCACTGTATTACATTGTAATGACAGAGGATGATGTAGAGGAATAATCCTTGAATTGTTATGCTCCGGACGAATCCGGGGCATTTCTAATAAGGCAAAGGAGGAATACTCAATGAAATCAAAACCAAGAATTTGTGTAACTTGTGGCACTACTTATGAGTATTGTCCTAAGTGCACTAAAGATGCAGATAAACCTGTTTGGATGGTAGCTTTTCATACAGAAGAATGTAGAAAAGTATATAACATTATTGCTAAATACAATACTGGTGATGTGACCAAAGAGGATGCAAAAAAAGAATTGGCTGATGCTGTTACTCATAAAACAAGATTTACTAAACCTATTCAGGATAAAGTAAATGAAATTATGAAAGAAGAACAGCCTAAAGCAAAAACTAAAAAAATAGTGACGGAAAATTAAATATTTTATTGAGGGGAAAGCCGCACTATTTTTGCAGTTTCCCCTTATTTTTTTCGGAGGAATTAAATGGAGATTGTAATACCTAACTTAAAAGGAGTTCCTTATGATCCTGTTCAAGCAGTAAAAATTATTGATCCAAATCAACAGAAACTCTACCTCAAACATGGATTAAAACCTTTAGATGTTTATTATAGTCCAGATGTGATTGTAATGTTGTTTGATAAAAAAGAAAGTTATCCGTATTACAAAGAATATCAAAATTATACTTTGGAGTGATAACGTGAGGAACTATAAAAAAAGATCTAAATATGGTGTCGATCAAACTACTAAAGGTAAACAGAATCGTACTGTTATAGATAGAAAAACAGAAAAAGAAGTATGTTTCGATTCTCTATTAGAGAAAAGATTTTATGAAGACATCGTATGCACTGGATTGGACTCTGGCGAAATTATAGACTATGAACTACAGAAAAAATATAAATTACAACCGTCTTTCAAGCATAATGGAAAGACTATACGTGCAATAGATTATGTTGCTGACTTTTGGGTCAAATACTCAGATGGAAGCGAACGTGTCTACGACACTAAAGGTGGAATGGTTGATCCTTCTGCCAAGATTAAACGGAAACTGATGTATTATATCTATCCTGATTTGGACTATGTATGGATCACTCATACTAAGTCTACTGGTTGGATCGATTGGGATGAAAATGAAGCTTTAAAAAGAGCAAGGAAGAAAGAGGGAAAAAAGGATGGAAATTAATATTTTAGAATTTGTAAAAGAATATAAAGAGAACCCAGTAGGGGCTTTAGAAAAACTTGAAGTTGAAAATTATGTGCCGTTTGCTACTAAACGAGCACTTATAGATACAGTTATTGAAAGTATTATTGAATATGATACTTCTCTTCTTACATACGAACCAATGAATAAGCATTTAAACTTTTCTCTGACATGTGTGGTTATCTATACTAATCTCACCTACGAAGACGAAGAAGGCCTTGATGCTTATGATGCCTTAGTATCTTCTGGTCTTTTAGATAAAATTATTGAAATGATTGGTGTTGATTATGGAGATATGGTCGCTATGTTTGAAGAAACACTTTCTGCTCGTATTTCATTTACTAACTCTATGTCTAATAGATTAAGTGCATTATTTGGAATATTAGAAAATGTTTTTAAAGAAGCTACTCCGGAACAGTTAGATTATTTACGAAAGTTGGCTGATGTAAAAGATGGGGACAATTCCACAGTTAAGAAAGCTGATTGACCAGGGAATAACTATTGGTTTACAGCAGTTTGTTAATGACTACAAGCCTAAGATGGAAAGAGATGCACAACAGTCAGAAGAAAAATATTATAATGACTATTCCTCTTGGGCGGATGGTTATAGACTTTATGATTTAAAAAATATTCATACAATTACAGGCTTTGCTTATAGTCGAAGTGCAGAGCTTAGAGCACGATTTGATTCAAGCCATATGTCTGGAGGACATGGCATATGGGAACCATTGGAAGGTGATCCAGAAATAGTTTTTTCTTGGGGTTTTGAAACAGGTAATCATGGATTTCGTAAAACAATAACTCCTATCAGAAATTATTGGGAACAATATTTTCGTGCTAGAAAAATGCATGCCAAAGGGCAAGCAACAAAATTCGTTATCAGCGGATTACATTCTGTTGGTTTATAAAGTGAGGTGAGAAAATGGCTGATTATATAATAAACGTTGGTGTAGAAGTTGAAGACAGTGCGCTAAATGCATTAGAAACACGAATTAATTCTTTAAAAGAGAAGCACATTAAACTAGGTGTGGAATTAGGTAATACTAAACAGCTAACTAAGAATGCACAGACAGCGGTAAAAACAATAAGTAAAGCAACTGCCAAAGCCGCTAAAAGTACTCCTATTATTAAGGGATCTAATCTTGTAGAACAGATGGTAAATCCTGAAGAAGCTTTAAAATCTATGGCTAATACAGTCAGTAAGCTGTCAAGGTATCAGGACAAGCTTGATCTAGGAGAAGTAAAACTTTCCGTAAATCAAGGTATTATGGGGGAGCTTGATGGACTTTTAGCCAAACTTAATGAAATAAAATCTACAGCTAAAAACATGGGCTCTATTAAGCTTACTGTTGGAGACAATATAAAAACTAAAGACGGTAAAATAGTTGTTGGAGAAACTACTAGTTCTTCTAATACTGCAAGATCTACAGGCATTACTCTTAGACAAGCTCAAGCTGAAATTAAGAGAAATATGAAGACAATAGGAACCCTACAGGAACAGTATGTAAGTGGGATTATTGATGAAAGTACTTATAAACAATCAAAGAGAACTATAGGACATAGAAATTCTCAGCTGGCTAGACAGATACAAAATCAAGGTACTGCTTCTGATTGGGTTACTTCTGCATCTGACATTCGAGGAGCACAGGCTAAGAATCAAGAAGCATACAAAGCAATGACTCAGAGTGCTTCAGAATATGACAAAGTTATCACTAATTTGGGTGAGAAACAGAAGACATTCAATAAAATGGCTCAAGTATATAATCCTAACAATGGTAAACCATTAGATAAAACTCTAGGACAAGGTTATGATGAAAGATTAAAATCTTTTAATGATACATATGAGCAATTAAAAAAATCTCGTGATAGTCTTGCGACTCTTACTGGAGACGAAAGAGACACTGAGCAAGTACGTTTTGCTGCTCTCCACTCTGAAGCCAATCGTCAAGCTAGGTATCTCGGTAATACTAATCAGTTTTTCTCACGTACTCCAAATAGATATAGCCGTTCAGAATATATTGGTACAGATTTAGATCCAGCATCTGATAAGGTCCGTCTTAAGATGGAACAAATGTCAGCAGATCTGGCAAAAGGAAGCAAATACACAACAGAGTTTAATGCAGCACAAGGTAAAATGTATGCTACTATTGATAGAGGGTCTGGTGTATTTGAAAAATATCAATTAGCATATAAAAATGGTCCAGGTAATATTGACCAGTCTCTTACTAAAGTTACACAAAGTGTAAAACCTTTATCTAGTTATCTTTCTGAAATGGGACAAAAGTTCCGTAGTCTTAGCCAGTATCTTGTAAGCAATTTTGGATTCCAAGCATTAACAACAGGTGTCAGATCCGGTGTTGAATCAATAAAAGAATTAGATTCAGCGATGACTGAACTTAAGAAAACATCAGATGGTACAAAACAAGAATATAGAGCCTTTACTACTCAGGCTAGAACTGATGCCAAAGACATTGGTAGTACAACCACTCAGATTACTAGTAGTGCTGCTGATTGGAGTAGATTAGGTTATAGTCTTAAAGATTCTCAGACTATGGCTAAGAATACAGGTATTCTTAAAAATGTATCTGAGTTTGCAGATATTAATGAAGCAACTGATGCTATGGTAGGTATCATGCAGGCTTATAACTATAAACCTGATGATTCTATGAAACTTATTGATCAGCTTAATCAAATAGGAAACAATTTCTCAATCAGTACATCAGACTTAGCAAAAGGTTTACAGATATCTGGTTCAGCTCTTGAAGTTGGGGGTAATAACATTGAACAGTCTATGGCATTGATTACGGCCTACAATAGTTCCATACAAGATGTAAGTCAGGCTGCTCGTGCTGCTCGTACTGTTTCTATGCGTATGCATGGTGTTGATGCTGAAACTCTATCAGCGGAAGGTGAAGATATAGAAGGTCTTATTGATACTGTTCCTAAACTTGAATCAGAGATTAAATCTTTAACTGCCGTTAACGGTAAGGCTGGCATTTCTCTCACTGATGCTACTGGAAGAGTAAAAGATGACTTTACATTTTTACTTGATTTGGCTGGCAGATGGAAAGAAATTGGTCAAGCTGATATTGAAGAAGGAACCAATAGGCAGAGTAAAATTCTTGAAGATCTTGCAGGTGAATTTTTTGCCTGAAATATATAGCAATATATATTTAAGAACATATTTAATTGCAAGGGCAGCTTAAAGCTTTACACCACAATAATCAGGAAACTAGATTATGAAGGTTTAAAAACGTAAAGATAAATGGCTTGTTTGCAGCGAAGTACCCTAACGTATCCCGTAGATCATACGGTACCTGAGTCGAGGGTAAACGTTCAACGACTAGATTCTTGTCGAGCTATAGACGAGAGAATAAAGGTGGAAATCCTGAATATCTATAGCAATAATCGTAGGGCGCAATCGCAAATGGCGTGGGTGAGAACCCCTTAAATCGAAAAGGTATGAGTCCCTCCGGGATTTAAAACATAGTCTATGCTTATATAAAAATATAAGATGTTATTTTGTATATAGAGGCATTTTATGAAAATAGATAAAGAATATGCAACTCAGTTAATGGACGAAGTTAAATGGTTATCAAACCATGGAATAAAGTACACTTTCGTAAAAGTAACTGAAGAAAAAATTACAATATATAAATACAAGAAAACGTCAGAGCTATTTAATAGTCTGGCGCTTTTTTATAGTCAAAAATAGAGAGGAAAATATAGAGTGAAGAAATTAACTGAAGAAAAAATTCAACAAATGGTTGATTTATACAATGATGGAAATAATTTTACAGAAATAGGAAAGATAATTGGTTTGTCTGCCGATACTGTAAGCAAATACTTAAAAGATAGAGTTAAGAAACGTGTTGGATTATTAGACCGTTATACTGAAGAACAACTACAAGATATTTGTAAAATCTATAAGGATAATGGAATTTCTAAAGTTCAAGAAAAATATCCAGAATTAACTAAAAATCAGGTATATAGAATTGCCAGTAACCGCAAAGAAAGAAAAGAGAATTATTTTTGGTCCGAACAAGATGTTAAAATATTAAAAGAAAATTACGGCAAACCTTTAAAAGAAATTCAAAAAATGTTGACAGATACTCATACAGTTAGAAGCATTGGTACAAAGGCTATTAAGTTAAATTTAACTCAAAGTAGAGAATGGACGGATAAAGAAATAGACATTTTTAAAAGATATTACTCTTCTGTTCCTTATGATGAATTTAAAAAACTACTGCCAAACCGTACATATAATTCAATTGTTAATATGGGACGGAAATTAGGAATTAAATCATATAATTACTTACAAGAAAAGTATAGTGATGATCAAAAACAGTTTATTATTGATAACTATAAAACAATGACTGATATTGAATTATCTGAGGCATTGGATAAACCTTTATCTGGTATACAAGAACAAAGAAGGAAATTAGGAATATATTATTTGAACAAAGATTATTCTGGATATGATAATTTAAGTAAATTCTTTCGTGGTCATATACAAGATTGGAAGAATGCCTCAATGAAAGCATGCAATTATCAATGTATATTAACTGGTAGTAAAGATTTTATAATCCATCATAAATATGGTTTTAATAAAATACTACAAGAAGCCTTTGAAAAAATGGATGAACAGAATTTGTTAAAATCTACTAATCTATCTGATTATTCTTTTGAAGAGTTATCTTCTATGCTTGATATATTTCAATGCATCCATAATAAATATCCGTTAGGTGTATGCATAAGAAAAGATATACATGATCTTTTTCATCAGTTGTATGGCTCCGGTGGCAATACAGAAGAACAATGGGAATCTTTTATTGCTAAGTATAGTAATAAATTAACAGCATAAATAAATACAAAATAACATAGACAATGGTTGCGACATTGTCTAAATATTACAGAAAAATCGTGCGAATGCATTAGCATCCCTCTTGAATAATAAAGATATGCTTGAGGATGTATATGATCAAGCAACAAACAACTATCAAGGTTCAGCTCAGAATGAGCTTAATACATACCTTGATTCTATCGAAGCAAAAACAACTAAGATCAAAGAATCTTGGTCACAGTTATGGCAATCAGAAGGTACTACTAATACTTTTAAAGGATTGCTTGATATTGGCAACGGTGCTGTAGGGCTCTTAAATGGTTTGGGACTTAATAAATCCTTAGCCGGAGTCGGCGGTATGCTTGTTAGCCATGCTATGAACTGGGGTGGGACAAATTATCAGTTGGTCCTTTAGAAAACGCCCCATGTAACCTGGTGGTGACACGGAACGATCTCATATGAGAAAGGGGTTACTAAGCAAACAACCGAAACTGTCTTTATTCGAAGGAATAGAGAAATGCTTTTAATTTAGCATTCAGGGTGAACCGAAGTGTATACTACTCCCCTATTACAGTAATGTAATAGGTATAGTAACAACGTATATATATGGGTGATCTGCAGCGAAGCTTCTCTCTGAGAAGAACGTTCATCGACTATAATGGGAACTTGGTTTCCGGATCAAGAAGGAATAGTCAGGACTGTTAGGCAGCTTACGCCGAATAAATTAAAGGGTAAATACATCTTACTCTCGTAAGCAATCTTACCTTATGTGCAAAGGTGATGTAAGCACAAATCTTTACTTTATTATTCTTCTATGCTATATTTCACATAGGAGGGTAAAACTATGATAATAAATAATTCTATCAGAACTTATGCACCAATTGCTCCGCCATATTTTGACGGATGCTTATTTATGAATGCAACTTATGAAATGCCAGAGGAACTGGCCAATTTGTTTACTAAAGGATTAGAATCCTTAAGCAAATATTTATATGAAAAAAATATTGATCCTACTAAATTATTTCCTGTAAGTCTAATATTTACAAAAGATGGCAGTTTTTCTGTCACCGAAAATGAAGCAACCACTTATGGAAGATGTATGTCTTTTTTAGTATACTCCATGGAACGGATAATTACATCTAACAATCAACACATGCAACTATTCGCATTTATTGAAGAATTAGTGCATTACTATTTTCAAGAAACAAATGAAACAAAAGTCAAACTAACTACTTTTTCTGTTGTTCAGAAAATATTCCCAGAAATAACTTTCGAGGAGGTAACATCATGGGGAGTAAATTGGAGCTAATGTTTATTAGCAAAGAGAAAAGTCAGATAATTGATTCTCCTGTTATAAGAGGTATTACTTGTGATACTTATAAAACATACTTACAAAATTCATCAAAAGAGCAAAAGACTATTCAGTCTCCTGCTCTTTCTTAGTATAATACGTACAATCTTCATTTTCAAAGTAAGGACATTCCTCTTCCTTGCACTCTTTATAAAGAGGACATTCTAATATTTCCATAATCTTTAAACCTCCATAGTATAGTTTTGAAAGTAGGTGTATTTAATGGATAAAAATATTTTTGATAAATTGGTTCCTGAATATGTTCAAAAGTTAAGCTCAGATGAAGTTACAGATTTACTTATAGAAATCAGTAATATTGGCAGGACAAAATTTATCATTAATTACCCAAAAGAAATTGCTGATCAACTTCCAGGATATGACCTATACGAATAATCTTTTCAGTTGTATTCAATGCAGTCGAGATTGTTAACTTTCCTATAGTATTATGCAAAGTGTTGGTGCACAGAAAGGAGAACTGCTGTGACAGTTCTCCTTTTATTAAAAATTTTAAAAAGAGAAATACATATGACGAAGTAATTAAATGATAAAGTAGAACATTATTAGCGATTAGTCAACTTTTTTATTCTTGTATTGTCTTTTCATCATTCCGGTGATAAATTTGACTTTCTCATCAGATAATTCTGGATGGTTGCAAATTTGATCAACGGTATGATTTTTCGAGTTATAATATAGACCAGCTAATATTACAACAAGTAAAAGACTACCAAGAGATATTATTATTCCAGTATTCATATTCTTCTTTTCACCCCCTTCCCTTATAAATTTCTTTATTGGGGAAGTGTATTGCCCAGAACGGGCAGATTCTTCGTCCGCATCAACAATACAGAATGTATGCCAACACTTCTGCATGATCAAAAGAAATGATCAAGTATATTATCGTGCAGCGAGTTATAATGCAGCACCTATAACCATAATATACCTAGTAGTATAATAACAATATTCGACAACTTTGTATATACAGAACATTAGTTTATTATAATCAAAACTTAGCTCCGCATTGTCCACACTGATAAGTCTTACCAAGATCACCAGCTCCAAAAAGACCAAACAGACCTATCTTCATTGCTTTTCTTGTTCCAGTGATTTTCTTAAGGTTTGTACTGCCGCAGATTGGACACTTAGGCCCAGTAGAGAATTTCTGAGCATTCTGTTTGGCATACCATCTGTCTGTTATCCTGTTTTGTTCTTCTATTCCTTCAGGAGATTCACTATATTTTCTTTTTTTAACGGCAGAGTAATCTACTTCATTGTCTAACTTTCCATAAAAATATTTTTGCCTAAATATCTCAGATGATTCCAAATGACTAGGACAATGACCATCATGAGTTTTCTCATATTCTTTTGATAGCTCCATATATGCTGTAGACCAATCAATGCCAGTACCTATATAAGTTCCAGTTTCACAGGTATAACATTTATCTCCTATTTTATAAGAAGAAGATGTACTAGTCTTTCCACATTTATTACAAAATAATAATTCTTCCATATTGTTCCTTTTTATTATATATAGTAATTAAGATTAGCTATATTATATCACACAGTTTGGTTTTCGCCAAGAATGAAGATGGAGAAATTTTACCGCAATCACGAAGAGCTCAACGTAATGCTGCTATAGCGAAAGGTTATGTAGAAGCCAATAAAAATTGGCAAGCATATTCAGATGATTTAAAAGTTCTTAAAGAGCTTAACAAGCAACTTGATAATAATGGTCAGGCCATTACAGACAACGAGCAACGTATGGCCAAAGCAAATGAAGTAACGAAGAATGCTAGTCAAAAAGCTAAAGATTATGGTAAACAGATGGCCACTAATGCTAAGACTCTCACTGATTTTAAAAGAGAAAATGAGGTAGAGAAACCTGATCAACAGAAACAAGGGAAATGGTCCGATGGTCTAAAAAGTATGGCATCTGCAGGTCTCTCAATGATTGGCAATGCTTTTATTTCCGCTAGTGTTGGAATGCTTGTGCAAGGAGCTTTCTCATTGCTTGGTAAAGGCATTGACGCTTTCGTTCATAAAAATGAGAACTTAATTGCTAAAGGTCAAGAAGCAAAAGAATCCATTCAATCCCAAACTAAAGCCTATGAAGACCAGAAAGCATCTCTTGGAGAACTTACTTCCAAATACACAGAATTATCTAAAGGCGTAAAAATATCTGGTAATTCTATTAAAAATATTAGTCTTACAGATGATGAATATAAGGATTTCTTAAATACAAGTAATCAGATTGCTGCTGCTGCTCCTAGTCTCACACGTTCATGGGATTCTCAGGGCAATGCTATTCTTAATGCAGGAACTAATGCTGAGGATTTAAACACTCAGGTTAATGATTATCTAAAGCTACAGAGGAATCTTACTTATTATGATACAAAGAAAAATATTAGTGATCAGTATAAAGGGTATGAGACTGCTTTAGGAGAGAATAAGGGCAAACAAGACGAATACAAAAATGCATATGATGCAGCTAAATATAAAGTTGATTCTGTACAAAAATTTTCCGACATGCTTAAAAAGCATACAAAAGGAGAAGATACCATCACCTATACGTTGGATCAAACTGCATATGATGCGCTTGGTAACACATTTGGAAAAGCAATAAAAGGTTATAAACAATCAGCAGATGGTCAAAAGATAACTCTTGAATTTGATGGCAAACAATTAGATTTCCTTAATAATGAAGCTGCTAGTGTATTAAATTCAGATAATAGCGAACTTCAAGAAGCTCATACTAATTTAGTTAATACTCAAGAATCTATAGATGCCTCTAAAAGAGAAATGGTTTCTTCTATCAAATCAATGGCAAGTACTATTGATTCTTTTGATAGCTGGGAAGATCAAGATAAGGCATCAGAGTTTCAATCACAGTTGAACAGTATGCTTAGTTCTTCAGACGGCACAAGACTGTTAGATAATTTTGAGCAGTCTGGCAAAGACATGGATACATGGCTTCGTAACAATGTAGTCAACCCTATGGCTACTGCTACTCCAGATCAACAGAAGCTTTGGTCTCAACTATTTGAAATGGAGCCTAAAGACCAGGAAACTGTAAGAGAATTCGCTGCAAGAAGAGATGATGTCCTTGAGTCTATAGCAGATATTTCTCAAAGCGACTTCTGGACTAAAAGTACTTTAGCCGAAGCTTTTGGTTTTGCTCATACTGAATACGATGACAATGATAAGGCTTATACTGTTTGGGAGAATCGAGATAGTCTTAATAGGGTTAGAGATGCTCTAAAAGGAGTAAAGGCTAGCAAAACTAAAGGCGATGCCGAAAAAGTAAGAGAAGATTTAAAAAATGCTACACAAGATGAACTTGAAATAGCTGTACAGGTTATCACTGATAATAAAGATTTAAGTTCAATTGATGATTTTTATACGGCATTCGAAAAGGCTAAACAAGCAGCTAAAGATATGAGTGATCAGGCAGCCGTTTCTTTAGATTCAATGGAAACTAAAGTATCAACTGCTAAGTCTACTCTTTCTTCTATGGGAACTATTCTTACAGAGACTACTTCTGCAGGCGGAGTTTCTAAAGACAATGTTAAGATCCTTTCTACTGCTTTCAAAAATGTGAAAGATCCTCGTGGCATTGAGCAAAATGTTAATGATTTATTCACCACTACTTCTGATGGTATCAAACTAAACATAGATGCTTTGAAAACATTTACGGAATATCAGGCTGAAGCCACTGATGGAGATTTCGAAAAGGGTATTAAGTTACAGACTAAAGCTATTGCCGCGCAAGCAGAAGAAACAGATAAAGCTTGGAAAGCTATTGCTAAAGCCGATGACAAGGAAGCAGCTAGAGCAACTTATGACGCAGAAAAAGATAAATTAAAAGATGCTAGAGACGAATATTTATCTTATATGCAATCTCAGTCTGAATGGCAAGCGACTAAGAAACAGCAACAGGAACTTCTCTCCTATTATTCTCAGTGGCAACGTGCCCAGAGTACGGAGAATGCCGGAGATAAGTATAATAACATTGTTGCCGGACTAAAAAATGCTAAAGATGCATATGATAAAGGTCTTGTAGGTACGGATGATTTTAAATCATTTGCTGCTCTTATTTCTCCTACAGGCTCAGATGATAGAGCAAACTTTGCAGAGAATTATAGTAAAGCTGTAAGATACCTCACAGAAGATAAGACAGGTGTTAATAATTTCTTAGCTGATCTTAAATCTAAAGGTATGGCATCTTATGATGATGCAAGTAAAAGATGGTCATTTGACATAGATGATATGAATAAAGCCGCTCGATCAATGGGAATCAGCAAAGAATTCATGAGTGCTAACTTCGGTCGTCTTCGTGATTATGGCATTGATAATAACTTTATATCATCTATAGAGGAAGGTATAGACAGAACTCAAGAACTTACTTCTGCCCTTTCAGATGAACAGAAACGACTCGAAGAACTGAAAAATACAGATAGTACTAATACTACTGCTATTTCTGCTTCTGAGGATAAAGTTAATAAATATAAACAGGATTTAAAAGAAACCTATGATAACATGGAGTCTTATTCAGAAGATGCTGCTCAAAATGCTATTGATAATTTCAATTCATCTGCCATGGGAGCGCAAGCCTACGAAGAAGAGATAAAAAGAGTTCAAAAAAATGATCAATTGACAAATGATCAGCGAAATGCAGCTATTAATCAATTAAAAGCTAAACAAGAAGAGCTGGCTGCTTCTGCCGGTTCTACTGTTGAAGCTCTTTTAGGAACAGATGTATCTTCATTAATGGATGGTATTATAACAGATTCTGCTTCTGTTACTACAGCTCTTGATGGTATCAATAAAGCATATGAAGAACAGAACACAGATGTTACTTCTTTGGTAGATACTCTTGGAAAATATACTTCTGAACAGTTAGAAGGTATAGATTTCAATGATGGTAAATGGGACACTGAATTAGGTGATGCAGAAAAAGCTGTTGAATCTTTATGTGAGAAGCTTGGCTTAACAAAAGACCAAGCTCGTTCTGTTATTGAGGCTTTAAAAGAAGCTGGTAAATTAAAAGATTCTGAGGAAAGTAGTGATTCCTCTAAAGAAACTACTAAGGGGTCTTGGGAGAAACCACAGACTGCTGAACAGATGGGATTCGGTGATGATCCTGACAGAACTGCTGAATATACACACTCATTAGAAGCTCTTACTGCTGCACATAAGGAAAATGATGCCGCTACTGAAAAGTCATTTGAAACTCTTTCTAAATATAACCGTACACAATTAGAGGGCATCAAATTAAATGATGGTGCTTATAATGTTGAGGGTATGGAACAGGCTGAAGATGCCATACAACAGTTAGCAGATAAGACTCAGTTGTCTAAAGATCAGATCCTTACTGCTCTTGAAGGTCTTGGTGTTTTGAAAGTTAATGCTCCTACTATGGATGCGACAAAAGGTTTGGAAGATTTAGTTTCTGAGGCTAAAGATGCACAGGACGAATTGTCTGACCTTACTGGTAAAACATACACATTTGATTTTGATACTACTGATTTAGATACTGCTCATAAACAGGTAGCTGACTTGCAGGAAGAAGTAAATAAATATAGAGATCGTGATGGTAAATACCATCCAGAGATTACTGGCGGAGAACAGGTGCAATCAATGTACAAAGCCGCTATTGCTCAAGAACAGAATGCTGAATATAGTTCTTCTGCTATTGGACAGTCTAGTTTATCATCAGATGTCGTACAAGCTGCTCAAGATTTCATGCAAGCCAAGAATGAAATGGATCAGCAAACACAACTCTATCAGAATGGTATGGACAACACCCTTGATCAGGCTACTCAAGATGCCAATGCAGCTTTTGAAACCTTACAACAGGCTCAGACTGATTCAGGTATCAAATTAGTAGATACAGACAATATTCAAACTGCCGAAGATCAGTTATTACAATTATCCAATGAAGATATTGGTGATAAAATCAAAATAGATGTTGATACAACTTCTGTTGATGACGCTCTTGCCGATGTACAAGCACTTGCAGCAGACGGAACAATGGGAAGTATTGACTTAGATTTTGATGTTAATACGATGTCTATTGATGATATTAGTTCTAAAATAGAAGAATTAACCAATGAAAAAAAATCTTTGTTAATTCAGAATGATGTTGAGGGAGCAGATAAAGTACAAGCTCTTATTGATGCTTTGCAACAAGTACATGACAAACAAGTTGAAGTCGTTGCACAGACCCAAGGTGCAGATTTAGTAGACCAACTTCAGTCACGAATAGCCGAATTGCAAGATAAGAATGTATCTATTGATGCAATTGTTCAAGATGATAAAGTTCAAAGTCTTATAAGTGAAATTGCTGCTCTCCCACCAGAAGTCCAAATAGCTATTGGTGTAAATGAAAATAATGTAGGAAATGCAGAAGCTATCAAAGCTCAGATTGAATCCGATCCTGCAAGTATTACTGTAAATTATGTTAAAGGTGAAGAACCTGAAAAAGCGGATGACATTGAAGGAAAAGCTAATTTTACTCTTGGAGAACATCCTACAAAAGCTCCAGACATTTCAGGTACAGCTAATTATAGTCTTGGTAGTTATCCTAAAACTGCTCCAACTATTTTTGGTACTGCTGTTTATACTAAAAAGATTCAAGCTTCTGGCACAATGACATCAGTTGCTCATGCTTCCGGCACAGCTTATAATGTTCTTAATATGAAACCTCTCTCTTCTGCTCATGCAAAAGGAGAAGTAGCACTTAAACATGATGAGCAAGCCCTTGTTAATGAGGTAGGCATCAACGGTCATTCTGAATCCATAGTGCGTGATGGTGTATGGTCACTTATTCCTGGTGGCGCTCATATTGAGAATTTGAAAAAAGGTGACATCATTTTTTCAGCTACTCAGACAGAGGATCTATTAAAACATGGTGCTACACATGGTCATGCAAGAGCATATGCACAAGGTACTGCTTCCGGTGTAAGTCTTGCTCCTGCCTATGCAGATGGTACATCAGAATTAGATGATACAATTAAAAAAGTAAGTACTCAAGCTAAAGACTGGATAGAAACTGCTCTTGACCGTTTAGAGAGAATCGTTGAAAAGTATCAAGATATCGCTGAAAGCGATTATAGTAATTATAAGTCTTCTGAGAAGAATTATGATAAAGCACTTAAAAATCTAAATAAACAATTACAGACACAAAAAGATTCCAGAGCGAAATACGTAGCTAAAGCAAATGAAGTTGCTTCTGCTGTTGGTTTATCTGATGAACTGAAAAAGAAAGTCCAGAATGGTACAATCAATATTGAAAGTTTATCCGAAGATGATAAGAAACGTGTTGACGCATATCAGGAATGGTATGAAAAAATCTTGGATTGTGACAAAGCGATTCGTGAACTCACTAAGTCACAGAAAGATTTAGCTAAAGCAAAGGTCGAACGTGTTATTGAAGCTTATGACACCGTCATAGGTAAACGTGAGAATAAAGCTGACTATTACAAAGCTAAACAGGAATTGAGAATCTCACAAGGGTATAATCAGAAACCTGGTTCTAAATATGAAAAATACATGAAAAAGGAACTCTATTATACCAATGAACAGAAACGTCTTACTGATAAAGAAATAAAAGAATATAAAGGTAGGATGAAAGAATATCTTAAGGTAAATGGACATAAAACTGTCGATCCAGAATACCAAAAGATGAAGAAACAGCTTTATAGTCTCCAGACAGAGGCTGTTAAGTTAGAAAATGAAGCTGCTGAATTAGTTCAGGCTTTACAAGATAATCGTGAACAGATAAAACAATGGGCTGTTGACCGCTGGGAGCGTGCAGGTTCCAAGCAGGATGCAGTAATTGATTACGCAAAAGCAAATGATAATCCTGAGTATCAGATTAACGAAAAGATTTATCAGGAGCGCATTAAATCTAATGCGAGACAGATTAATGCACTTCAAAAGCTTCGTGCAGAAAAAGCCGAATACTATGATATTCATTTTTCTTCTATGAACAATGAAGAAGCTCAGAAGTATCTTGATTCTATAGCACAGATTGACGAACAAATTTTAAAAATCGGCAGTGATATAGAAAATCTGAAAAATGAAATCATGGAGCTTCGTTGGAAACCATTTGATGATGCACAAGATAAACTATCAAATGTTATCACTGAATATCAGACTATGCAAAAACTTCTCGGTGACGCTGAAAGTTTTTACAATGATGATGGTTCATTTACTACAAATGGATTAACTAACATTTTATTAACTCAAGAATCTATAGATGCGACAAAACAGAAGATTGCTAACTATAGGGAAGGTCTTAATAAGCTTGAAGAACAATATAAAAATGGTTGTTACAGCTTAGACGAATACAATGAGAAAAGCAAACAACTTCTTGATGGTATTCAACAAGAATCTACTGCTCTTTCTGAACTGAAACAGAATATGCTTGATATGTATGAGACTCAAATTAAGAAAGAGAATGATTTACTTCAGGAAAATATTGATAAGCGTAAAGACGCTCTTTCTGCTAAAGAGAAATATTACGATTATGACAAAACTTTAAAAAAGAAGTCTAAAGATATTAATACTCTTAAATCCCAGATAGCTGCCCTTGAAGGAACCAGTAATGCTGCCGCCAAAGCTCGTCTTGAGAAATTACGTGCAGAACTTGCAGATGCCGAAGATGATATGGCAGATACCATGCATCAACACGAAGTTGATATGAAAAATACCGGCTATGAGAATTTCTCTAATGAAGCGAATAAAGCTCTTGATAATACACTTGATGCAGTAAAGAAAAATTCTTCGTTTCAGGAAGCTATTATTAGTGGAATGCTTACCAATGTAACCACTAATTATGATAACACATATAAACATTTACATACTGTGATGGATCAGTATGGTGTTAAGGTGTCTAGCACATTTGATACTATGATAGGTAAGTCTGCTGATTTCAATACAAGTTTGATTCAACAGATAAAAGCATTAGAAACCATTTCTAATATGAAAGTTACTCTTCCATACGGAACAAGCAATGGACAAGGTGGTTCTACAACTGGTAATAATACATATACTGGTGCTGAGAATGGTATTCACAATACATTTAATAGCAATAAAGACTCCACTGGTGCTGGAAATGAAACTCCAGGTACAGTTAATGGAAAAAGTTATAGTTTTTCATTAAACAAATCAGAAATATTCTTGACACCAAATGAATCTTATAAATTGAAAGTTACATGGTCTCCTACCGCACCTTTACATTCAGATATTAAATGGTCTAGTGATAAAACTGATGTTGCAAAAGTTTCATCGTCTGGTAAGGTTACGGCTACAAAAGGGGTACAAACTTCTAAAGGTGGCGGAGTGACAGGAATCCTAGTCGGTGGACTGGAAAAAACATTTAAGGCTACTATTACAGCTAAAAGTGATTTTGGGAGCAAAACTTGTGTTGTACATGTAATGCCAGATGCGCATTACGACGCAATTGAAGAATATGCAAATAAAAATGGATTGGCTATGACCAATGATAAAATGCAGGCAGCTCTCGAATATGCTTATCGAAATGGTGGAAACCATGCTGATAAGGCAAACATAGCAGTTGAGGGATTCAAAAAAGCTTATTTGAATGATAAACCAACATATTTAAAGAGTTGGTTTAATACTCTTCAAAACCGTCCAGATGGTGCAACAGACGTTCCTGCCGGAGTGAGTCCTTTGATAGGATATTTTAATGCTAAAGGTAAGAAAGTCGGACCAAAAGAAATGCAGCAGCTTGCAGATATTCTTGAAATTAGTACTCCAGGTGTTAAAAAATATGATTCATGGGGCTCTGCTTTAAAAAATCAGATACTTCAAAAGTATAAATCATATGGTTTTGCTACTGGTGGAATAATAAATAAACTAATACCTGCTGATATGAGTACTCTTTTAGGTAAAGCTATTATTAGTAATGGAGATCAGGGATTCATTGGTGCAAAAGTTGGCGAATCAGTAATGACCGAGGAATTTACTCGTCTGCTCAAGCCTTCTATTGCTGCAATGAATAACTTTACCAATATGTTTAACCCGGTTACTCCTACTGCCACAAATAATGATTATACTATCAACAACGAAGTGAACATTAATGTAGCAAATATGAGTAATGATTTAGACATCCAAGATGTCGCAAACAAAGTTTCTACAATTATTAACAAAAATATGACTAGAGACTGGAGAAAGCTTAGATGATAAAAGGACTGCTTCGGCAGTTCTTTTATTGTATGAAATTATAAAATGAAAGAGGTGAATAAATGTTACAATTTGAATTTGATGGACATAATTCTAGTGAATACGGGATTATAATGACTGGAATCACAGACAATGATAATCTTGAAAGCAGATCTCTACAGTTAGGAGAAAAGAATAGATATAGAGCAAGAGAAAATCATTTCGGAACAGTGTACGGCGATAATTATAGCTTTACACTTAGCATCATGAAAAATCCTTGTCACAATACAAATGTGACACCTGAATTATCTAGTGGAATCATTACATATCCAGAAAAATGTACTCCTATATTGAAAAATGGTATTATTACTTTCCCATTGGAGTACATTCCAGATGTTAAATTAGGTGTTATACAGATGAATGATACTGATTACCTTTCTTCAAGCAATATCCGTATTATTAATGGCTGGTTAACTTCTCCACAAACACCAAAATTATTTAAGATAATTGGTGGTGACTACTTCTACGAAGATATAGAGTTCTTTGCTACATTCACAGAAATTACTACTGATCATGTTGTGTTCCCATATGAAATGAATTTTACAGTCACTTGCGACAGTCCATATGGTTACACTCCTGAGATTACGCATAATATCACCTCTTCTTCTACTCTTCCAAAAACTTATATAATTAACAACACTTCTGACTGTCATGAAGATTACATCTATCCTCTTATTAAAATTTCCCCTAAAAGCCATGGCACTATTACAATCCAAAATGTAACAGACAATAACGGAACAATGAAAATAAATGCTTTAAAAGATGATGACTTTTATATTGATTGCCAGCATTTAAAAATATATGACATTACTAATTCAATTATAAGTTTTGAAGATTTGGGTGTAAAAGATATAGATAATATATACTGGCTTAGATTAGCTTACGGTGAAAATGAATTAAGATTCACTGGTGATGCTACATTTGAGCTTATTTATAGAGAACCAAGAAAGGTGGGTGCGTTTGGGTGAAAATAAATCATAAGTATGATATTTATGGACGTACTGAGCCTTCTATTATTTATTTAGCTAAACCTGGCAAAAGATTATATTGTGCGCTAGGAGGCATTGATACATCTACCGTTTCATTGTCATTAAAAACTAATAATACAGCTGAATTAACATTTACTGTTGATAAATACATAAACAATACTGTTACTGACGGGTATGAAGAACTTGATGAGCTAATGGAGCTATACTGTGATGGCATTTGGTTCAAAATAGTAGATCCGCCAACTATTAATAATGATGGTTTGCGTGAAACTAAAGAGATTACTGCTGAGTCTTATGAAATCATGCTTACTCAATATAAACTGAAAAACTTTAAAATTAATATGGGCGAAGAAGATTCCTATGAAATGATGTATCAGGCAACTCATGATACAAATAAGTTTTATCAGATTAAGTTTTATGATTCAGAAAATGAAGATCTAAGTTTTTTACATTTAGTATTAAAACATGCAGATGTTCCTGGTTGGCATATAGGTTATGTGGATAATATTACTCCTGATGACGATGGAAAATTACTCCCTAATAATATATGTAACTTTGAAGTAGACGATCAAAATGTATATGCTTTCTTAACACAAGAGGCCGCACAAGCCTATAAATGTGTGTTTGAGTTTGATACTGTAAATATGACCATAAATGTTTATAGACCTGACAGCTTAGGTAAAGATACAAATGTAGTTTTGGGTTTTAGAAACATTCAGAATAGTATAACTATTTCCAGAGATGAAAATTTAGTTACACAATTTTATGTTGAAGGCTTAGATGATTATAATATTGATGCAGTCAATTTTGGTGATTCTGTAATTACTGATCTTTCCTATTTTATATGTGAGCCTTACATGGATACTTCACTACAAGAAAAATATAATGCATGGCAAAGCTACCGGGAGTCCCGCAGAGAAGAGTTTATTAATTTATCCAAAGAATATAATAAAAATTTGGAAGTTCTTACTGAATTAATGAATAGAGTCCCAATTGATACTGCTCAAACAAATTGGTTCGGGAAAAAAGTTGAAGATTTAAAAGATGCATATAATGCTAACATGGCAATCATTAAGGGTTTAGAAGCTCTATATGTTGATGATGAAAAGAATTTTGATTTAGAAGCTTTAAAAAAGTCACATGATTGGCCTTTATATGAATCAATTATGAACTACACTCTTCCATCTATTGTAGCTGCATTACAAGCTCAAGACGAAACCGTAGAAGGATTCGGTAAAGGAAATATTATTTCATGTGTAAATCCGATTGTGTTGGGCCAAGATTGGTATATGGTAAACCCTGGAACTTCTTCTTTTCAAACTATACAAATTGATGATGCTCCTGCTTATGGAATCACTCGTGGAGTTAAAGTAACTGGTACTAATGGAGGAATTTATCAACACAATATTAGTATTGAACCATCTCAGAGATATACTCTTAGTTGTTTTGTAAAAGGATCCGGTACATTTTATCTTGGTTATAATAACACTGGAGAAGATAGAAAGAATGTTGCTTATAACATTACATCTTCTTGGACAAGAGTTTATACTTCTTTTAATCTTTCTTCTCGTTTAATTGATGTAGCATTCGCTGGAACTAATGATTTCACTATATGCGGTATGCAATTAGAGATGGGTGATTCACCTAGCCAGTTTGGGTATTTCACGCAATCTGAAAATATTATAAAAGCTTATGAAACTGATTGGAAGTTATATGGAATCTCAGAATTAAAAGTAAAGATTTCAACTTACGATAGCTGTATTAAAGAATTAAAAAAGAGTGGTTATGCAGATGGTTATAATCCTCTTTCTGGATATGAAGAAGCATATTTTACTCAGATGCATCAAAAATATCTGGATTATCTGAATTTAAAAGATCAGGCTGAGGCTGCTTTAAAAGAACGCCAGGCTGAATATGATAAGGCTAAGAAACCTGAAATTCAAGAGAAACGAAACCAGATTGCAAAAGATGTATTACTTGAAAATTTTGGTAAAGTACAGAACAAATACTCAGCTTTTACTGATAAAGAAACATATATTATTAAGAGTTTATATAGCCAATCCACTTATACAAATGAAAATATTATTGTTACTACTCTTGACAGTACCGCTGATGCCGTAGATAAGTCTAAAGTTCTTTATGACGATGCATTGGAAGAATTGTATGTGGAATCACATCCACAATATACATATACTGATGATGTAGAGAATGTATACGCTCTTCCAGAGTTTAAGGAGTACCATGAACAGCTTACGGTAAATGATTTTGTACGTGTAGGAATCACTGATACTAATTATATTAAACTAAGAGTAATTGAAATCACATATAATCCTTGTGATTTAGATGAATCTATGGAAGTTACTTTTAGCAATATGATTCAGTACAAAGCTAAAAGGAATGATTATAATACTCTTTTAAACGATGCCCTTAATACTTCCAACCGTAATGGTGGTCGTGTTAATTCAGTCAACAAATCTTCTACTTCTGATTATGTCATCACATCAGAAGCTATTAAGCAAATCTTTTCAAATCCTTTATTCAATTCAATGTTAGGTGGAACAACTACTGGTGGAACTGGATCCGGTGGAACCATTACCGCTGATGCAATTATTGCAGAACTCGTGAAAGCAAAAGAAGGTATATTTGATAAGCTTACTGTTGATACTGCTTTCATGAAATATCTCGATGTAAAACTTGTTTCCGCAGATAAGATCACAACTCGTATTCTCGAAGCGGAACAGGCAAATATTGAAAAGCTGTCAGCTAAGATTATAGAATCTAATCAGATTAATGCTGATATGATTAATGTAAAAAATCTTCTTGCAGGAAATGCTGGTGTAGGTAATCTCCAGGCAGTACATCTTACTGCTCAGAATGTAACTATTGACCAAGCAGTAATCACGGATCTTATTGCTAAGAAGATGACCGTAGCTGACTTAAATACTCATACTGCTACTGCTGATGAGTTTATGATCATCTCTAGTGGAAAAGCTGGTATTGCCTTTAAGAATAGCACTCAGCAGTTCTATGATTCAACAGGAGCTGTTAGGGTACAGATTGGTCAGGATGGTACCGGAAAGTTTAATTTTGTTGTCAAGAACGGTGATAAGACAGCATTATTTGATGAAAATGGTATCACTCAAACAGGTATTCCTGATAACACTATTGTCAATAATATGATCTCTGATGGAACAATCAATAAAGAAAAACTAAGTTTTACTATGGTAGAACCGAATGAACAAGGTGGAATTGATATCAGTCAGGTATACCTTGATGGCAAAAAGTTCGGTCAGCAATATACTTCATTTAAAGACCAGACAACTGAGCAGATTACTAACATTACTGATCCTCAAAAGGGTCAAATTGTACAGAGTATACAAAACAGTTTGTTTAATGAGGACGGATCGTCTATCTATACAAAATATACAGAGTATAAACAAACTGTTGATGGAATTACTCAGACGGTTTCAAATAATAAGCTTGATACAGACAAAAAGCTTGATGCAGCTTCTACTTCTATAACACAGACTGCTGATAAGTTGAATCTTATTGCTACTGGTGGGACTGGAGAATCTAAATTAGAGCTGACCCCAGATTTTATAAATCTTGTTTCATCTAAAGTTGTAGGTATTAAAGCAGATCAGATCAATATTGATGGTGTGATTACAGCAATCAATACCAATGGCACAACTGCAGGCAAGACTCAGATTGATGCTGGAGCTATCAGTACAGAGAATGTTAATGCTCTCTTGATCAAAACAGGAAAACTAAAATCTAATAATTACAAAGATCCTTCAAACACTTCTCCTCTTTATTCCCAGGCTGGAACATTGATTGACATGGAGAACGGCGCTATTACTTCGAAGAATTTTAGTATAGATGCTTCAGGCAATGCTCATTTTAAAGGTAGTGGTGAGTTTGGTGGAAAGATTTCTGCTAATTCTGGTTATATTGGTGGCGAAAAAGGTTTCGTTATTGAAGCTGGAAAATTGTATTCTGGATTAAAAGATTTTCCTACTCAATATCCCTCTTCTATCTCAACGAATAAAAATGTATATGTAGGAATCAATGGCATTGCTCTTGGTAACGGTAATTTTATGGTTGATTCTAATGGTAAGATGTATGCTAATCAAGGTGAGTTTACAGGTAAGATTGCAGCTAATGATGGATTTATTGGTGGATGGATTATTTCAAGTAATTCTTTAACTGCTAATAAAGGAAGCATAAGTATAAGTCCAGATGGTATTCATTGGGGTGATTACCTAAACATTAATAGTCAAGGTGCTACATTTAAAGGTCATATTACAGCTACTTCAGGAAGCTTTACAGGAGATATAATTGCTAATTCACTTACACTTGGACCAGGTTCAACTGTTAACGGACTAAGTTATAATGATCTTGACGATAGACCTAATATTCCATCTGATCTTAGTGGATATATTACTATTGATGGAAAAATTGGTATTATTCAAAATGAAGATCAAGAAATACCCTCTGGGGCAACTGGATTTAAAGTGTCAAAAAATGGTTTGTTACAAGCAAGTAATGCTATTATTTCTGGAACTATTTATGCTTCTTCTGGTACTTTCGCCGGAAATGTAACCGCAAGAACAATGACTGCAAAAAGAAGTTATAGCATTTATTATAATGATGTAAACGGTAACCCTACTGATTCAAGAGAAATTATCTCTGCTACTAATTGGGGACTTACAAGTGGTGATTTAAGATTCGGGCTAAATGATGATTGCGGATATATGATATCTACAGATGTTGGTGGCAAGAACACCTTGCGAATAATGGGAGATACTCTCCTTGTTACCGCGCCTATGCAAATACAAAGCAATTGTTTAGTACAAAGTCAATTTGTTATAGATACTACAACAGGATCTATCCCTTATCAGAATATGAAATGGACACCATATGAAGTTAATAGTTCTGGAAATCCAATCTATCTTGATTATGATAATCGAGAATATTTTTCATATAATGGATATGGACATAATCATACGTTGCTTCCAAATACAGAAGGTGGTTGTGCAATTGGTATTGGTAACGTAGATAAGCAAGATGCTGATGTTACCGCTACATGGTGTATTATGCCTTATAATATTTATACTGAAAAAAAAACTGATGAGAATAAAAACGGAATCCCGGTTATAACAAGTGTCAAAAGAGATGCAAGTGCAACTATGAATATTGGTTCTAAAAATAATAAATTTAATTGTTTGTATGTAAACGCAATTCATATGGGTGGACACACATACACATCTTTAAATTCTGGTGGCGGAAAGATTGCTTCTTACAAAGCAACTGCCAGTCCAGTTAATTATAACGTCGCTCCTAAAGTAGAGACTTCTGTAAACACTGCAGGAGATACTTTGACATTTAAATTTAGTATTCCTAAGGGGAAAGATGGGATTGATGGAAAAGACGGTAAAGATGGTACTCGTGGTCCGAGAGGATATCAAGGAGATCCTGGACCGCAAGGACCACCAGGTGAGCCTGGCTCTTCATTATCATCTGGTAATTATGAAGTTGGAATGGTTACTACTGCCCCAAGGAGTTTTTCTCCACTAAGAAGTACATTTCACCTTGGACATGCGGGTAATTATAGATGGGAAGATGTATATGCTAAAAATACTACAATTCAAACGTCAGATGAGCATTTAAAAGATAATATCAAATATTTAGATGAGCAACCAGATTTAGAAATACTATATATGAATTTAAAACCAATTTCATATAAATTAAAGAACTTTGATACAGAAGATCACCATGATAGAATTCAAATTGGCTTCGGTGCAAGAGAAACTGAAACAATTATGAACAATCTAGGTTTTGATATAAATGACTATTCTTTTTTGTGTAAAGATAAATTAGACAAACCAAATAAAGCAGGTGATCTGGAAGAATATTCTTTTAGATATGGACACATTATTTCTCTCAACACTCATATGATACAGAAAGCTCATCATCGTATTGACGACTTGGAGAAATCTCTTACTACTGCTCTATCCACAATAGAAACTCTTAAACAAGAAATAGAAACTCTTAAACAGGCTATAGCATGATACTATAGTCTGTTTTATTTAATTTTATTTGAGAAGGTGAAATATTTGACCAGTCGAGAATATGAACTTGAATTAAAGAAAATTAAAGCCCAAAATCGGCAGATTGAAATGAAACGAAATCTGAAGGCAGCAAAGGTTAGTAGATTTAACATTCCAAAGATTTCTACCAGTAAATTGATTCTTGTTGCAGTACTTCTACTCAATCTACAGATCATTTATTTCGTAGAAAAAGCGATCATGACATATGGTGATTTATCTGCTCTCTACGCTCTTATTGCTATCCCAGCGACACTTATCCCTACGGTGTGGGCTTATTTTAGTAAGGCAAAAGCTGAAAATTGTGCAGGCGGAATTACTTATGATTCTGCAATGGAACAACTTAGACAGTCATCTTCAGAAAATGATGAAGCTGTCGGTTAGGAGGAAATTATGAATATTAAACAGGGTATTCAGGACGTATTATATCTGATCATTACTGGTGTTCTTCCACTTCTTATTACTTATGGAATCCTCTTCCTAAAAGTAAAGATTAAAGAACAGGAAAAGAACCTGGAAAATGATCAGCTTGTAAAATATATAGACGCTGCCACTGATGCTATTAGTAAAGCAGTGCTTACAGTTAATCAGACTTATGTAGATGCTTTGAAGAAGGAAGGTAAGTTTGATGCAGAAGCTCAAAAAACTGCTAAACAGATGGCTATTGATAAAGCTAAGGCTTTGATTACAGAAGATTCTAAAGCGGCTATCGAAACATTATATTCTGACTTTGAAGCATATCTAAATGATGCTATTGAAGAACTCGTCAGAGAAAATAAAGTTACATATTAATATAAAAGGAGTACAAGGATTATGAAAAAAGTTATTGTAAATGCAGACATTATGGCAATGTATAAAACATTAAATTCTATGAAGAGTCGTGCGGATTTAATCGCAGGAGATGTTGATGTATTCTGGGCGAATACAATGAATCTAAAGGCTCTTAAGGCGCAGGTAGATAAAATCTCAGAGGTCGAGCAGGAGTTAGTTGATTCTTATTTTACAGAGGAAAACTCACATCCTATTGTTGACGAAAACGGTAATGAAACAGGAAATCGTGTTCTTAATGATGACATAAAAGATAAAATCATCCCTGAAATCCAAGAAAGTCTGCAGAAAATTTATGATAAAACATGTGAACTTGATGTTGAGATGATTCCAGAGGAATCTCTCAAGAAAATGCTTAAATCTAATGAAGACAAACTGTCTATGCTTGATATGACAGTACTATATGAATTTGTAGAAAAAGGTGAGTAATAATGGCAACATATATTCAGGGAATTCAAACCTCTGTTGGTGTTGTTAAGTATGATTATAATTATCTGGCTAATCTCCCTGAATCAGATATGACATTATCTAAACAGGGTGCATTCGCTGATGCCCTTGTTGTTGGAAGAAAACTTACTCAGCTGGGAGCTGATGTGGATAAATTGAAAGAATCTATGACTGCCGTACAGAAATCTATCTCTGATCTGCAGTCTGCAGATTCTTCTTCTAACACTTCAATTGAACAGATCAATACATCATTACTTAGCATGACCAATAATATCGAAACAATACAGAACAATATTACTACTTTGACTCAGAATACTGCTGAGATCAAGAAAAGTGCTGATAATGCGAATTCATCAGTCACAACACTGCAAGAAACTATTAAGTCACTACAGACTAGAATTGAAGCTTTAGAAAAAACTCAGACTAAATAAGGAAGGAGGCAGTTATGTATACACTAAAAATTACAGATGAAAATACTGTTGTAACAACAGTCAAAGAATCAATTGTGGAAAGAAGTAATTATGTAGATAAGATTCAGATTGTAACAAGTAAAATGTATCGGGAACAGATTGATATGTCAGATACAACTGTTTATATGAAGTATAAGCTCCCGGTGTCAGACAAAATTAAAATGACACAACTTATTATAAATAATCTTGAATATGAACAGAATTATATCCAGTATTTAATTCCTGTCGATGCAGCACTTACTGCTGAAGCCGGGGATATCGAAGTATCTTTCACGTTCTTAAAACTTGTTGCTAATGAAGATGGAACGTACACTTCTTATATTCGAAAAACCACATCAGGTGTTATTCATATTACTCCACTTGTACAATTTGATAAATATGAACCTTCTGAATTGTTTACTGAAATTGATCAGAGACTCCTTGCTATGGAAGGAATGATTAAAGATCTCAATGCTCAGAATAAAGCAACTTATGAAGGTATGGTGAAAGATATTCGTCTTAATACAGAAGACAGAAAAATCATTTTAACAGACAGAAATGGTGAAGATACCGGAAATGGTATCGTTGTAAAAGATCTTTCTGCTATGGTAGCCGAAGATATGACAGGTAAAGATCCTGATGGCACACAGGATGGAGTTGTTCATCTTGATCAGGTTGTCGATCTGGATAAATTATTAAAGTAAAGGAGTCATGATATGTCATTTAAAGATTCTAAAATTGCTGCTGCGGCTAATTCGGCAATGACTTTGAGTGCTGAGTTAGCCGTAGACACTGAGGAATATACATTATGTACTGATGGTCGTTATGAAGTATATACCAAATATCAAGACAATGCATATTCAACAGTGGATAACTTAAAAAATATTGCCGTTGATGCTACACAGATTAATATTATGCAGGAAGAAAACAGCCAGTATATGCCATTTAGGATTCCAAGATATTGGGATGGTATGGATCTTATGGATATGCTCATCCAGATAAGATATGAATCTATAGCTGAGAAAAAAGGTAAAGTAGCGACAGTTATCAATGTAGCTTCCAACAATACTTATATTCGATTTGGTTGGTTAATTGATGCTGCTGTTACAGCAAATGCCGGAGATATAATTTTTGAAATTATGGCTACTGGCGTAAATGAAAAAGGAAACAATTATATTTGGAGAACCAGACCAAATGGTAAGTTTACTGTTCTTCAAGGATTAAATTATGACGGAATCATTGAACCTTCTGAAGATTGGTATACAAGTTTTGTAAATATGATTCTTGGTCATGTAGCCGAAGCAAAACAATACGCAGATGAAGCAAAGGCTTCTGCTGCTTCTATTAATGTAGATGATATAAAGGCAGATGTAAAAACATCTGTTATGAATGATCTTAATGGAACAGTAACTGAATCTCTGAAAGCATATTATACAAAAACAGAAGTTGATACAAAAGTCAAAGAATTAAACACTGCTATTTCTGGTATTGACAGTTTGAAGAACTTAAAAGTTGAATATGACAACACAACTGGAAATTTAGTGTTTAAAGATGGAACGGAACCTATTGGAGAACCTATTACTATTAACAGTCTTGCAAACCTCATAGTTGAGTATTCTGTTGTCAATGGAAAAGGTTCATTAGTATTTAAAGATGGAGAAACTATTATTCAGACTGTAGAACTTAGTTCTATTGAGCCATCTGCTGAGTGGAGAGCTGCATTGAAGCAGGAACTTGAAGCAGAAATGGACGATAAAGATACAGTAATCTCTAATCGAATTGGTCCACTTGAAACAGCTAAAACTGAAATTGAAAAGAATGTAAATGCCAATACTACTGCTGTCTCAGAGATAAAAACTACTATTTCAAACATTGAGAAGAAAGTAGAAAGTGCTGCTACAAAATCTGATGAGGCCAAAAATGCTGTAGATATCTTGAAACAAAATATGACTTCTTATGATACTCAGTTTGAAGGAATTAATACAGATATTACAGATGTTAAGGCCGCCATTGAAGAAATCAAGAAAAATCCTGCGGCTGCAGAGTACGATGTTACATACGAAAATAGTATTTTTACATTTTTAAAGGATGGAGAAATCCAGAAAAGCTTTAAAATTGAAGGTGGTGGAGGATCTTCCTCAGATACTACTACTATTACTATTGAAAGAATCACAAATGCAGATGCTATTTTCTTACTTGGTTCAAAAGCAATTATTGAATATAGTTTTTCATCTGTAGATAATACTGGTGATACAACTGGAGCCGGTACTGCTGTGTGGAAAGTTGGTAATACTATTGTAGCTACGAATACGGCTGCGCAAGGAAACAATAGTTTTGATATCACTGAATATCTTAATGTCGGTGCAAATACTATTAGATTAACTATTACCGACAGTTTTGGGACACTTGCCACTAAGACATGGACTGTTACTATTGTAGAATTCAAACTTGAAAGCACATTTGATGATACTTTGTTATATACAAATACAGATGTAGTATTTAGATATACACCTTATGGAAACGTTAATAAGACTCTTCATTTTATTCTTGATGGTGAAGACTTAGGCACTGTTGAAACTCAGTCCTCCGGCAGAATTATGTCTTATAATATTCCTAAACAGGAACATGGCAGCCATTTACTCAAAGTATATATGACTGCGACAATTAACAATAAAGAAATAACCTCAAATACTATTTGTAAGGATATTATTTGTGTTGATCCTACAAATAGAACTCCTATTATTGGATGTGCTCAACAGGAATTTACAGCACAACAGTACCAGGCAACAAGTATTAAATATGTTGTATATGATCCTGATCACAATCCAGCCTCTGTAAAACTATCAATTGATGGTAAAGTACAGAGTACTCTTTCTGTAAATCGTTCTGCTCAAATCTGGAGTTATAAGTCATCCACTGAAGGAAAACATAACCTGACCATCTCATGTCGTAAAGTGACTAAGATTTTATCAGTTAATATCACTAAACTTGATATTGATGTTGAACCAATCACAGCCAACTTAGCATTTGATTTTAACCCTGTTGGAAAATCCAATGGAGATACCGACAGACTCTGGACTGATAAAAATAACTCTGCTATTACTCTTTCAGTATCAGATAACTTTGACTGGGATAATGGTGGATACCAGATTGATGCTTATGGAAACCAGTATTTCTGTGTAAAAGCTGGAACAACTGCTCAGATTAATTATAATCTCTTCGGAAAAGACCCGAAACAGACTGGTTCTGAATTCAAATTTGTATTTAAGACTCAGAATGTTCGCAATGCTTCTGCTACTTTCTTATCATGTATTGATGGTACTGAAGGCTCTGACGTAGGTATTAAAATGGATGTTCATGAAGCATACGTGAACACTTCTACTGACAGCTTATATTTTCCATATAGCGAAGAGGATATTATTGAATTTGAATATAATATCAATACAATTGATACAAAAGACACATCTGCAACTTCTATCATTATGACTTATGAAGACGGAGTTGGAGGAAGACCTCTTATTTATGATAATTCTCATAGACTGCACCAGTATTCTCCTACCCCAATTTCTATTGGTTCTCCGGATTGTGATGTGTTGATTTATAGAATGAAAGCTTATTCTGCTTCTCTCACAGATTCTGACATTCTTGCTAACTTTATTGCAGATGCTAGAGATTCAGATGAAATGATTGCAAGATATAATAGAAACCAGATCTACAATGACAATAATGCTCTTACTCCAGATTCTGTAGCTAATGCTTGCCCGAATTTAAGAATTATAAAAATTGAAGCCCCTCACTTTACAAATGATAAGAAGGATTTTGTTAAAAATACTTCTATGGAATGTATTTATAAGAATGGGGATCCTAAATTAGATAACTGGAAATTTATTAACTGTTTCCACGCCGGACAGGGAACTACAAGTAATGAATATGGTTTTGCTGCCAGAAATATTGATGTTATTTGTTGTGCGGATGGTGTACATCAGATCAATAGTAAGATTCCTCTTGATCCTAACTATAAGACAGAGTTAGTTCTTGGTGATGGGACGAAATATGAGGACGGAACTGGTAAGATTAGTCTTACAAGAAACTCTGTTCCAAATAATTGGTGGAATTTTAAAGTAAATGTAGCATCTTCAAATATGGCAACTAATGCATTAGGACAGAAGAGATTCAACGACTTTTTACCATATGAAAGTCCTGCGGTACGTAGAGATCCTAAAGTTAAAAACTCTATGGAATTTGTCAACTGTGTAATCTTTATTAAAGAATCTGATCCTGATATTACTACTCATAGAGAATTTCAGGATACAGACTGGCACTTCTACTCTCTCGGTAATATGGGAGATTCAAAGAAGACTGATATTACAAGAGCTTATGATCCAGAGGATATGAAAGAATTCTGTATTGAGATCAGTGATAATACTCTTCCAAACTCTGCATTCCAGACCGGTATAACAAACCAAGATGGAACTATGAAATATCCTATCAGTAAAGCTGAATGGAAAACTGGTAATACAGCATATGATGCTCTGTATAATAACTGGGATGGATCATTTGAATTCAGATATGATTGTTGCGGCGATTCTAAGGATGGTTCTGCTCTTACTTCTGATGAAGCAAAAAAGAAAATACGTACAGATAACAAACAGATTTGGAGAGACTTCTATGAGTTTGTAATTACGTCTAGTGATAAAGAATTTAAAGATGGCTTGAAAGATTGGTGTATTCAGGATGCAATGCTCTATTTCTATTTAGTTACACTCAGATATAGTATGATTGATAATAGAGCCAAGAATGTTTTCCCGCATTGGGCAAAACATTATATCACTCAGGAAGAAGCTACAACTATGGGTGATAAAGCTAAATATTATACTATAGATGATGATGCGGCTGCTCTGCATAATGGTTATAGATTTGATCTATGGGCATATGATATGGACACTCAGCTTGGTATTAATAATTCAGGTGAGCTGTCATTCCCATATGGTAAGGAAGATACTGACTATAAAGAAGAAGGAAATCCTTCATCTGGTTATGTTTTCAATGCTGCTGAATCTGTATTGTGGTGCAGAATACGTGATGTATTTACACAAGAATTAAGAAACATGTATCAGTCTGTAGACTCTAACTGTTGGTCAGACTCCCACTTAATCAATGAGTATGAAGCATGGCAGAATCAGTTCCCAGAAGAACTGTGGAGAATCCACTATGAAAGATTGTATATAAGAACATATCGTGCTGGAACAGTAAGATTCCTTAATGAGATGATGAATGGGCGTGGAAAATATCATCTCAGACAATGGGAACGTGACCAGCATATTTATATGGGAACGAAATTCTTACATACAGATGTAAAGTCTGATCAGATTATGTTCAGATGTAATACACCTAAGAAAGTTGTAGTTAAACCAGATTATACTCTGAAAATCATTCCTTATTCTGATATGTATATTTCTGTACTTTATGGTAATTCACCAGAAACTACTCAGGTACGTGCAAAAGCCGGACAAGAATATCAGATTACTACGGACTTAACAAATATGGATGATACAGCTATTCTTATCTATGCTGCATCAAGAATTGAGGCACTAAATGACCTCTCTGCTTGTTATATTCATGATAATGATTTCTCAAAGGCTTCTAAGCTGAAAACTCTTATCATTGGTAATAATACAGCTGGATATCAGAATACTTTTATGACATCTCTTAATATGGGTAATAATACTCTTCTTGAGACTTTGGATATTCGTAATTGTCCAAATCTTACAGGATCTGTTAACCTGTCTGCATGTGAAAATCTTATTAATCTTTATGCTGATGGAACTATTGTAACATCTGTATTATTTGCTAATCATGGTAAGATTGCTCATGCTTCTCTCCCATCTTCTATCAACACTCTTACACTCAAGAACCTCAAAGACTTAACTGATCTTAAGGTTGCAGGATACGATAATTTACAGACATTTGTATGTCAGAATTCTATCGTAGATGCTCTTGCTATCTTAAATGCTGCTATTAATACTCTTCGTACCGTAACAATTACTGGTATCTCATGGAATCTTGATGATACTACGCTTCTTCTGAAATTATCAAAACTTGCCGGTATTGATGATAATGGCGCTACTACTGAGCAGTCAATTCTTACTGGATCTGTTCATATTCCTGTAGTTAGACAGCAGGAATATAAAGAATTTGTTGGTTCTGAAGATGAACCTGGAATCTGGACAGACCTTGTTCTTACTTACGATTCAATCATTACTCAGTTTAAAATTACATTTATAAATGATGATGAAAGTAATACTATCCTTGATATCCAGTACGTAGATAAAGGTGGAAACGCTGTTGATCCTACTACAAGAGAAGTTAATCCGATTCCTATTCCTACAAAGAAAAGCACAATTAAGCTTGATTATACCTTCAAAGGATGGGAAGGTTCAATGACAGGAATCTTTGCTGACAGAACTATTACTGCTGTATATGACAGTAAAATTCGTGAATATACTGTAAAATATGTTTCTAAAGGATTATCTCTTCAAGAATCTACTGCCCAGTATGGTTCTTATGTAAAATATACAGGTGATACTCCTGTATATACTGCTGAGGAATCTGCTTATAAGTACAATCTGTTTAAAGGATGGGATAAGTCAGGATTTGTCGATGGAAATAAAACGATCAATGCAGTATATGAAACCTGCGAATATGTAGATGGATATTTTGATGGTAAGGATCTGGCCAATATGACACAGGTTGAGCTTTATACTCTTATGAAAATGGGACTTGAAGCAAAATCATTATCATTAAAAGATACATTAGATTTCAAACTTGGTGTTGATTATAGCTATGGCGACATTGAAGAGCATGAAGTTATTTCAACTGCGACTAAATTTGATGGAACAAACTATATTGACACCGGATTAAAGATCATGGAAAAAGACAGAGACTTTACGATTGCTATTGACTTTGAATTTGATTCAGGAAATAGTGTAAACTCCACTCTTGCTCAGTGTTTTCAGGGTGATGGTTCAAATGGATTCAGACTTTGGTATTCTCAGGAACCTCGTTTCTCATGGAATACTGATAGTATAACTCCATCTGCTGGAACAAATCGAGAGATTATTGTATTCCGTCATGAAGCTGGAAGTCAGAAGCTTTATGTATACAATTCAAACATGACTGGGAAAGAAGTGTCTTCTACTACTCTGAATGCGATTAGGATTCCAGAGCATAGTTCCACTCTCGTATTTGGATGTTCTAAAGCTGACGACGGAGCATATGAAAACTTTGCAAAAGGCACTATACATTGGGCTAAAGTCTGGTACGCAGATCTTGGTGAAGAACAATGTATGGATATTGCTGCATGGATCCACGAAGTAATCCCTATGGAAGTGGCTAAGTTTAAAGGATATTATCTGTCTGACGTTGCTTCAAAGAGAGCTAACATTACATTTGTTGCTTCAAACCTGTTAGGTACTGAAAAGCCTTATAATAATAAGAGCACAAATGCAGGTGGATGGGCTGAATCTTCTCTGAACACATGGCTGAATACACGTTTGCTTAAAGCTATTTCTCCTTTATGGAAAGCTCTGATCAAACCTGTAAAAGTATACTCTTCTATTGGTAATAAATCAAATGATACATCCGTATCTAATTGCAGATTCTATGTTCCATCTCTGTACGAAATTGATCCTACTGCTACTTCTGAACCATATATTTCTGAAACAAATGCTCCTATTGCTTATTTCACAGATGATGATACCAGAAAGAAAGCAAATTCTTCTACTCCTACGGAGTATAAATCTTACTGGACCAGATCTCCAAATGCTACAGTTGCAAACTGGCTGTATACAGTCAATGAAGCCGGTGGAACATATGGGTTCTCTTATCCAGGACAGAATTCTGGAATCTTACTTATGTTCTCAATTTCAAGTGAGGGGTAACCATTCCCATCTTATAAGGAGGATATCACATGTATTATAAAGTAATCAAAAATGATGAAGTCGTAGATGTCCTTAATCATATCCTGTATATCAAATATCAGGAGAAACATAGTCTGTTGCTTCTATGTGATATCACAGAAGCACAGGCTATTTTAAGTTCAGACGGAAAATATGGATGGCACATTGAAGGTCTCTATAATTTTCCGCCTGATAATGACATCTATGCAATAAAAGAAATTTCAAAATATGAATATGACAAATTGAAGAGGTGATCACAGCATGGCGTTAATTCCAACCTGGTATTCTGCATCAACTAAGCAAATTGCAGAAAAGGCTTTACAAAGAGGGGTGCTAAAATACCCAGGACTTTGTTACATCCAAGACAGTAAGAGTATAGCGTGGGTGACCATCGACAACACATTAGAATATGTCAAAGGAGATAAACAGATTACAGATGTAAAATGCATCGGATCAAATCTTATGTTTTTCTCTGGAGATAAACTGCTTTTCTCTTATGACATATCTATGACTGACGAAGATAAAGGTCATATTATTGAAGAGGTCAAGAAAACAATCGGATTGGATAATTATGTCAAGTCTTCTGAGCTTTCTACTCTTTTAGATAATATAATCGGTAATCTTGAAGATAAGTCCACTGTTGTAGACTATATCAACAGCTTATCTTATAACAAATTATTTGACGTACCTATTGTAAATCTTATAGGTACACTTACTGTTCCTGTGAAGATATCATCACTCGATGATGGTATTTATAAAGTAAAAGGCCAATGTATCATTGGCGGAAACAATACTACTGTTCAATCTTCTGCAGACGATGTTCTGTATCTTGTATCTCATGATGCTGATACTTCCAGCACAACAATCACAAAAATGCAAGGAAAATCTATTACATTGTATTTCATTCAGCAAGATGGTGAATATACGACTGATCGTTATGTCACTGAAAGCTGGATTAATGAACAGAATTTTGCAAGTGCTGATTCTGTAAAAGAATATGTTTCAAATATCATTGAAGAAACTGTTCTGGATGTTTTAGATGAACATATTGACTCTGCTTTAGACCGAAAACTCGGAGGTATTGATTCCGAAGATTTAACAAATATATTTCAAGGAGGAAACTAATTATGGCAAAATTACAGTTCGCTACACTTTCTAATCTTCAGGAGTTTTTAAATCTGCATAACGTACAGATCGACTCTAAAATCAGTGAGGCTGTCAAAAACTCAATTAAAACAGTATCTCAGTCAGAAGACGGATACACACTTTATTTCTACACAAAAACTGCTCCAGTAACTATTGATGAAGCAGCATTTACTATTACTATTCCTCAGCCAACAGGAAAAGCTGACAAAGTAAAAGGTGCAGTAAAAGGTCATCTTGCAGGATTAGATGAAAATGGTAATCTGGTAGATTCTGGAAAGACTGTTGCAGATTTCGATGCTGCTGGCGCTGCTAACACAGCAAAAACAGAAGTAATGTCTTATGTTGGTACCATTCCTGCTGATGCAAAAGCTAAAAATGTAGTTGCTTATATCAAAGAAGCTGTTACTACTGGTCAGTATGATGATTCTGCATTAAAAGCAAGCGTTGCAGCTAATACAGCAGCTATTGGAACACTGAATGGCACTGGTGACGGATCAGTAAAGAAAGCTGTTGCAGATGCAGTCGCTAAAATCGTTGCAGATGCTCCAGAAGCATATGATACACTGAAAGAGATTTCTGATTGGATTTCTACACATACATCTGATGCTGCTACAATGAATTCTCAGATCAAAACAAATAAAGAGGATATCACAAAGCTGAAGACTCTTATCGGTACTCTTCCAGAATCTGCTACATCCAAAGATATTGTAAGCTATATTGCTGAGTATGTATCTAAAGCTCTCGCAGACTCTGATCTTTCTCAGTATGCAAAAGCTGCTGATCTTGAAGCTGCTGTAGGTAGAATTGATGCTCTTGAAAAGAAATTACCTACATTAGAAGCTGCTGATAAAAAGAATGCAGAAGATATTACTGCTGTTAAAGGCAGAATGGATACAGCAGAAGGCAAAATTACTGCTGTAGAAAAAGATCTTGCTACTGAAAAACCGAAGATTGCTAAGAACACATCTGATATCACCGCTCTTAAGGGGCTTGTTGGAGATGGATATGAAGCAATTCCAAGTGCGTCTATCAAAGGTTTATTTACTGCGCAAAAATACAATTGATTTTATTGGGAGGAGAGCTGCAATGCTCTCCTTCTATTTTAAAAATAAAAATGGAAGGATGTGACTAATGCAAAATGAAAGAACAATTTCTTAATCTCACTGGATTAACAGAACTGGTTGGTTATTTGAAGACAAGTATAGCTAATCATAAAGAAATACTTCCATATGCTTCCAATAAGTTATTTCCGTCTGTTGGAGATATAAATACTATTTATATAAATACTGCTACGAATACTATTTATCGTTGGGATAGCTCAAGCAAAACTTATATTACTCTAGCAAAAGCCGTAAAGTCTGTTGCTATCTCAGAAAGTACTGAAAACGGAAAAATCACACTCACTGTAGATGGTAATAAAACTACTGTTCCTGTTCACGGATTAGGATCTGCTGCATATACAAATTCAAGTGCTTACTCTTCTGCCGGGCATACTCATACAAAAGCTCAGGTAGGACTTGGTAATGTAGATAATACAGCAGATGCAAATAAGAGTGTAAAACATGCAACTACTGCTGATAGTGCAACTACTGCAGGAACAGCTACAAATGTATCTGCTGGAGAAGGTACTGCTGATGCAGCTAGACATGTTTGGTTTTCTGACTCTACTACAGAGACAAAGCGAGCATACAGCGATAAGTTTAAATATAATCCTGTTACTAATAATCTGACGGTAAATGTTACAGGAAATGCTGCGACTGCAAGTAGTGTCGCATGGGGTAACATTACAGAGAAACCTTCTACCTATGCTCCTTCTGCGCATAATCATAATGATTCAACTATTACTTCTCTCAACGCAAGTAAACTCTTTGGAACAATTGATATTGCAAGGCTTCCCCATGGAGCATTAGAACGTCTGATTATTGTTGAAGATGATACTGCACGTTTTAAACTTACTACTGCTAATATTCAGCTTGGTGATACCGTAAAAGTAACTAAGACTGAAAAAATGTATTATGTTGTTGATGAGAGCAAATTATCTTCTGAGGCTGGTTATTCAGTATATACTGCCGGAACTGCTACTTCTGTACCATGGTCTGGAGTTACTGAAAAGCCTAGCAGCTATCCACCAGCGTCTCATAATCATGATGAACGTTATTATACCGAGACTGAGATGAATAGTAAATTAGCTGAAAAAGCTACAAAAGTACATACGCATACTAAAAGTGAAGTCGGATTAGGCAACGTTGACAATACTGCTGATGCCACAAAAAGTGTTAAATATGCTATTTCTGCAGGTAGCGCATCATCTGCCGCTGCTCTTACTTCTAATGCTGGATCATCAACTCAGCCAGTATATTTCTCAGGTGGTAAGCCAATAGCTTGTTCATATACACTTGGTAAGTCAGTGCCTGCAGATGCATTATTTACCGATCATACTTATGGAAACATGAAGGGTGCTACTTCTTCTTCCGCCGGAAGTGCTGGTCTTGTTCCTGCACCTAATATAGGAGAACAATTAAAATTTCTTCGTGCAGATGGTACATGGGTAATTCCTACAAATACGACATATTCTGTAGGTACTACAAGCTATTCCGGTACAACTAAACTCTATACTTCCACAGGATCTGCTACAGATGGCACCATGACTCAAAATGCTATTACAACTGCCCTAAATGGAAAATCTGCTACTGGACATACACATAATTATGCTGGATCATCTTCAGTTGGAGGAAATGCGAACGCAGCTGTAAAATTAGCTACTGCAAGAAAGATTGGTAGTGCTTCATTCGATGGTACTGCCAATATTACTTTATCTCAGATGGGACTTAATGTTCCTGTTGAAATTACAAAGGCTGATTATCTTGCTAAAAAGAAAGCTGGAACTTTAAACGCAAATACCTATTATAATGTTATTGATGAATATGATTCTGCAAATGTTATTAATGACTCATCTGTAACAGCCAACAGTGCGTTTTCAAGTACTAAATCAGAAAAAACATATGCGAAGAAAAGTACACTTGTTACTACTACTCTCACAGCTAGTAAATGGACTGGTTCCTCTGCTCCGTATACATATGTATTATCCGTATCTGGAGTAACTTCTTCAAATATTGTAGAAATAGATTATGCTTCTAATGCTTCATCTGCTGCTATTGAAGCTTACCAAAATGCAATGTTAGCTGACGGAGGACAGACTACAAATCAAATTACTATAAAAGCAACCGAGAAACCAACTGTAGATATTCCCATTACTATTGTTATAAGAAATGATTTATAAAAGGAGGCGATAACATGGCAATTTATAAAGGTGAACAATGTCTTGCTGGAGTTGGTAAGAATGCAACTATTAAAATTGGTACTGCTAAAACAGGTACTTCGGCTGCGGTAACTAATTCTGGTACTGATACAGATGCTATATTGAATTTTACATTACCTAAAGGAGATCAGGGAGTTGGAATTTCAAGCGTTATCCCTCATTATCTTGCAAATCCTAAATCGCAAGGAGTGACCAGATCAACTACTGGATGGGCGACTTCTGCTCAGGTTATGACATCTACAAACAAATATTTGTGGTGTTATCATGAATTTGTTTTGACAAACAATAATCATCTGTACACTACTCCAACAGTTATAGGTGTTTATGGAGACAAAGGTGATCCGGGTACAACTGATTATAATGGATTACAGAATAAACCGGTCGTTAATGGAGCTGTAACTGCTTATCAGTCAGATATTATGAAATCTCAGTTAAGGAATGTAACGTTCTCTACTGAAGAACCTAAGACAACTGATGGTAAACCTGGTGATATGTGGGTGGTGTATGGCGATGAGTAATATTAAAACTGGTGATATTTTAAATTTTAATTATACTGGTGCTGTTCAGAGTATAACATTGCCTAAAGGAACATATAAATTGGAGTGCTGGGGTGCTCAGGGTGGAAATCGAAGCCAAGATAGTGCTTCTGCTACAGTTACAGGTTCTGGACTTGGTGGTTATTCTATTGGAACACTAACTTTAACACAATTAACTACTTGTTATATTTATGTCGGTGGGCAAGGTGGAATGTCTAGTTCTACAGGTAATGTGAAAGTTGAAGGAGGTTTCAATGGCGGTGGTTTTGCTTCTCACGAGAGTACAGGTGAACCTGGAAATGGTGGTGGCGGAGCTACCGATGTAAGAATTGCTCAAGACTCATTATATGCAAGAGTAATTGTTGCAGGCGGCGGAGGTGGTTCAGGTGAAGATAACGAAACTGGCGGATACGGTGGTGGTAAAACCGGTGGCGCAGGATCTGGGAACACTTCATTAACACAAGCTTCTCAAACTTCTGGTGGAACTAATTCATTTGGATTTGGACTTGGTGGAAATACCTATAATGGTGGAGCTGGTGGTGGCGGCTGGTACGGTGGAGCGAGTAGATACTCCGTTTCATCATATTCTACTGGATCTGATTCTGAAGGTGGTGGAGGTGGATCAGGCTATGTTTACACATCATCCACAGCTAAAAACTATCCATCAGGTTGTTTATTAAACTCTTCTTATTATCTTTCTAACGCACAAACAATCGCAGGCAATAATTCTTTTGCTTCTCCCACAGGTTCATCTGAGACAGGGCACTCTGGTAACGGCTATTGTCGAATTACTGTTATTGAATGCAAGAATACGGCACTATATACCAGAATAAACAATTCAATGAAAAAGGCTACTGCATTTTATTTCAAATTAAATAATAACAAAATGTACGGTATTGGTTCTGCTAATTCTAATGGTGCAGTTATGAATTTTGATTATACTGGATCAGTCCAGACTACTACATTGACTCCTGGTAGATATAAACTTGAGTGTTGGGGAGCACAAGGTGGAAATAGCAATCAATCAAACGGAACTTATGGTAATGGTGGAAAAGGTGGCTATTCTACTGGTATTTTAAATGTTTCAACTAATACCACTATATATATAACAGTAGGAGGGCAAGGTCAAAATGGCGTCCTTAATACTAGAACTGCTGGTGGTTTTAATGGCGGCGGTGATGGTTATGGTACTAACAACTCTGGCGTAGGTGGCGGAGGTGGTGGAGCTTCTGATATTTCTTTAATGAGTCCTGTATTTTCACACTCATCTTATTTTATAAATAACATTCGAGATACAAACTCACTATTAAGTAGAATTATTGTTGCAGGCGGCGGAGGATCTGCAGGATATGACGTTAGTAATAATGCAGCTAATGGTGGTGCTGGTGGAGGTACTACAGGACAAGATGGATTATCAAACCGCGTTTATCATGGCACTGGCGGAAAACAAACTACTTTTGGTACAGGAGGATCATCAGAGGAACCTAATAGGTATTCCGTCCAAGCTAAATTCGGATGTGGAGCATCAGCCAGTAATTCTACAGATGTAGCGCCTGGTGGAGGCGGTGGCTGGTACGGAGGTGGATTACATTGTGATTCTGCTGGTGGTGGATCAGGTTATGTCTATACTCCTACCACTGCTTCAAATTATCCTTCTGGATGTTTATTAAATTCTGCTTATTATCTTTCTAATGCTCAAACCATTGCTGGCAACCAATCATTCTCTTCACCAACAGGTGGTACAGAAACAGGCCATTCAGGTAATGGCTACGTAAGAATCACTAAATTAACAGATGTAATATACCTTACTCATGCTAATAATGACATAATGGATTTTAATTACACAGGTTCTACACAATCTAAGACTCTAAAACCAGGTACATATACAATAGAATGCTGGGGTGGCCAAGGAGGAAGTTATAATAGTTACATAGGCGGATACGGTGGTTACTCCAAAGGCACAATTACTCTTACTAAAACGACTACTGTTTATGTATCTGTTGGCGGAGCTGGATCTTCCTCTTCTACTGCTGCAGGATTCAATGGTGGAGGAACTGGTATTTCTTCTGGTAGAGGTGGTGGAGGAGCTACAGATGTTCGTATAGGTCAAAATTCTCTATATTCAAGAGTTATCGTAGCCGGAGGTGGCGGCGGAGCTGGTGTAACAAGTGCCAATGCTAATCCTTGTGGTTGTGGCGGTGGAGAATATGGTGGAGATGGCTATTATAATAACACTACCGGTTCTTATACTACTGGTCAAAATAGATCTGGCGGTAGTGCCTCACAAACTGCAGGTGGTATAACTTGGAGTACAGGCACTCAGGCTACTTTTGGTCAAGGCGGAAATGCTTCCGGCTACTCTTGTGGTGGCGGCGGAGGCGGCTGGTACGGTGGCGGCGGAGCCTATGACAGTGATTCTGACTCTGATGGATGTTGGGGTGGAGGAGGCTCAGGATATGTTTATACCTCTTCTACAGCTAAAAATTACCCTAACGGATGTCTACTAAATTCTACTCATTATCTCACAAATGCTCAGACTATCGCAGGAGACACTTCTTTTACTTCTCCTACAGGATCAGCAGAAACTGGTCACACAGGCAGTGGATTCTGCAGAATTACAAATTTGAACCCAACACAATATGGATTATACGTAAAAACGAACTCTGGTTGGAAACACATAGATTTATAAAAGGAGGGCTTAACTATGCCGATTATATTTCACGGAACAGGTAGTGGCGGCTCTGCTAAAAAACTAAAAACCGCACGAACTATTAATGGTACGAATTTTGATGGTACAGCTAATATTACTACTGCTAATTGGGGAACAACAAGAACCGTTACTGTAGGAAATACAAGTAAATCTGTAAATGGATCTGGAAACGTAAGTTGGTCGTTAGCTGAAATAGGTATTCATCTTTCAACAACGGAACCTGCAGCTAGTGACGGAAAGAATGGAGATATTTGGATTACTTATGAATAAAAGACTGAAAGGAAGGTGAGGCTTATGGCTTGTAGTAATGGATGTGGAACTTCTTGTGCTACTGACTGCACTCATTCATCATCTGGTGGATGTGGTGGTTCTTGTGGTGGTTCTTGCTCTACTAACTGTACTGGTGGATGTTCTGGATATTGTGATGGAACTTGTAAGGGAGGTTCAGGAAGTACTTGTTCTGACTGTACTGCCAAATGTGCTAATGACTGTACTGGAGCTTGTACAAGTGCTTGTGTAACCGGATGCACTGGCTGTGGGAACAACTGTGATAGAGACTGTACAAGCGCCTGTGCTCAAAGGTGCTCTAATGATTGCAATGCTGCATGTACTGCTACTTGTGCTTATGATTGCGAGCATACTTGCACTGCTTCTTGTGCCAACGATTGCACCAGTTGTGGTGGATCTTGCTCAAGTAATTGCTCAGGAAATTGTGATTCCGGTTGTTATACTGGTTGTTATGGTTGTGATTCTACCTGTTCTGGTGGTTGTTCTGGCACTTGTAATACTACTTGCACCACCACTTGCGCCAATGACTGCACTGGCGGATGTAAAGGAACCTGTACAGGTGGATGTGGTGGTTCTTGTGATAACTCATGCGGCTTTTCTTGTGAAGCTTCATGTGATAACAATTGTACTGCTATTTGTTCTGTATCTTCTGTGTACGGTGGAAACTCGGAAAAGAGTGTATTGAATTTTGCTTATACAGGTAAAGCTCAATCTGTAACCCTCGAACCCGGAAAATATGTTCTTGAATGTTGGGGAGCACAGGGAGGTTATCGTTCTAATTCTAGTTATGGTGGAAAAGGTGGCTATTCTACAGGAACTTTAACATTGACTCAAAAAACTACTATATACATATATGTCGGTGGATCTGGAAATTCTGTTACATCAGCATCAAATTCAATCTATCCCGGAGGTTTCAATGGTGGTGGATATAGATACAATTATAAAGGTGGTGGTGGCGCTACTGATATTCGTATTGGAAGTGCTTCTTTATATGCAAGAGTAATTGTTGCTGGTGGTGGTGGTTCTGATGGTAGTTCTGGATATAGTGGCGGATATGCTGGCGGCGTATCTGGTGCTAGGGGTAATTTTGGATGTGGTTCATATGGATATGGTGGATCTCAAACTGCTTCATATTCATCTTTAAGTGCTATTAATTCACAAGGCACCACAAATTCTTCTTCTAACTGTGCTGCTGGTTTTGGCTTCGGTGGTTTTGGATGTTATTACGCTTCAGGTTACGGCGGAGCTGGCGGCGGAGGATGGTACGGTGGACAAGGTACTTATCCTGATGGTTCTGGAGATGATGATGGTGGTGGCGGAGGTGGTTCAGGTTACGTTTATACTTCCTCTTCTGCTTCTAACTATCCTCAAGGCTGTCTTCTAAATTCATCTTACTATCTTTCTGATGCTTCTAATTTATCTGGCAATGAATCTTTTAAATCTCCTTCTGGATCTACAGAAACAGGTCATTCTGATAATGGCTATTGTAGGATTACCTGTTATATCAAAAAGAAAACTCTACATTGTAAAATGAACAATGAAATTAAAAAAGCAGCTCCTGTATTTGTAAGAATGAATAATAAAATCTACGACGCTGGCGCTAATGCTGTAATGGATTTTGCTTATACAGGAACAGCTCAAGCTATATCACTTCCAAGAGGACAATATATTATAGAGTGTTGGGGAGCACAAGGTGGTTACCGATCTTCTTCCGATTATGGTGGTAAGGGAGGATATTCTGTTGGAACATTAACTCTTACTCAGTCTACCGATTTATACATATATGTAGGTGGAGCAGGAAATTCTTCAACTACAAGACTGTCTAATAATTCAAGTATTTACGAAGGTGGATTTAATGGTGGTGGTCATCGTTATGATTATAAAGGCGGTGGCGGAGCTACCGATGTAAGAATTGGTAAAGATTCTCTGTACGCTCGTATTATCGTTGCGGGCGGTGGAGGTTCTGACGGTGCGACAAATAAAAAAGGAATGTACGGCGGAGGTCTTGAAGGTGGATCTACTACTGAAAGCTGTGGTTCTGGTGGATACGGAGGAACACAAACTGGAAATACATGGCTGACAACTACAAGATCAACAAATGCATCTTATGATACTGCTTCTTGTTATGCAGGATTTGGATTCGGAGGAAACGGTAATTATGCCAGTTCAGGTTATGGTGGTGCCGGTGGAGGCGGCTGGTATGGAGGTTCTGGTTCTTATCCAGACGGATCTGGTGATGATGATAGAGGTGGTGGAGGTGGTTCTGGTTACGTTTATACAGCAGAAACTGCTGTAAACTATCCAGACGGAAACTATGTAAATTCTTCTTACTACCTTACCAATGCGCAAACTATAGCAGGAAATCAATCATTTAAATCACCTGATGGAGCAAATGAAACAGGGCATACCGGAAATGGTTTCTGTCGAATCACCCGTAAATCAGGAAAAATATTTGTAAAACAAAACGGATCATGGATCAAAGTGTAATGCTTTGGTCCATGTTTAAATTACAGGAGGAATTGTTATGAAACTTATTTTAAAAGATGGACAAGAACTAACTATTACTCGTGCTAACGATACATATTCATATGAAGGATATAAAGATGGGTTGGGAAATGATATGAATAGAAATATCGTGGCTACTATTTCTATCTTCAACTCTGATAAATCCTTGAATACAATCAGAGATATGATCACTGACGAGAATAGAACTGGTTTTAGAATTATTTATGGGAATACCCAGAAAGATTATACTGGAATGAAAATTGAGAGTATTTCAGAAGAAATCTCCAATGAAAGAAGTGTTATTAATATCTCATTAGCTACAGATAAAACCATAGCTCCTACTGAGACCACTGAAACAACAACAGAAAAAACTAAAGAAGAAACTAAAGAAAAAACGGAAACAGCTTCTGATAAATAATTAAGAATGAAAGGAATATAAGGATATGAGAAAAATAATCGTAAAGGTTGATAAAGAAAAAGCTACAGAGCTTGAAAGAGTTAATTTTGAATTAAACTTCGTAAAAGACATTGTACAGAGAGTTATTGAATCACATCCAAGCGATTTAGAACTCATCAATGGAGATACTCTTATGTCTTACAATAAACGTGGTGCAGAATTACAGAGAAAGTATGCTGCTCTTGCAAATGAGATGGAAAAGGAATATATCCCAGAATGCCTCGAAGGTCATCAGTATAGTTGGATTATTCCAAATAATTCTGATGAAATGACTATTACTATTAAATGTAATTGTGAGATTCCAGAATTAGAGGGAATAGCATGAAAAGGACAGAACAATATTCGGACCAGATAGCTAGACTTTATCCATCTAAGAAGGTAAAAACCGATGACGGACAAAGAATATTAACACAGAGTATCACTTTTCAAGTAACTGATGATTGCAACCTTGCATGTCTATATTGTTACCAAGGACACAAAGGAAAAAATCGAATGTCGTTTGAAACAGCTAAGAAATTCTTTGATTTAGTTGTATCAGGTGAAAAAGGTTTTAAATCTTATATCAATCCAGAGAAATCTCCTGGATTGGTTGTAGATTTCATTGGAGGAGAACCTTTTCTTGAGATAGAGCTTATAGATCAAATCTGTACCTATATTATGGATAAACTCATAGAGTTGGATCATCCTTGGGCCATGAAAACTATGTTCTCTATTTGTTCAAATGGTGTTTTATACAGGGACGAAAAAGTACAAGCATTTCTTCGTAAATGGGCCAATAGATTATCTTTCTCAGTTACTATTGATGGAAATAAAGAATTACATGATTCCTGTCGAGTATTCCCAGATGGTGGTCCAAGTTATGATATAGCTGTCGATGCTGCGTCAGATTGGATGAAACGTGGAAATCATATGGGAAGCAAGATCACAATTGCTCCAGGTAATATCAGCTTCTTATATGATGCTATTAAGCATATGGTTGATCTTGGATATGATGAAATCAATGCCAATTGTGTATATGAAAAGGGTTGGACACCTGTACATGCAACTGTTCTTTACGATCAAATGAAACGCATATCTGATTATTTCTTGGAACAGAATTTTGATTTTGAACGTGATTTCTTCTGTTCCCTTTATAATGAAGACTTTTTTCAGCCTAAAGATCCTGATGATTTACAAAGTTGGTGTGGAGGCGTTGGTAATTCAATGATTGCTTGCGATCCTCAAGGTCGCATATTTCCATGTATCAGATATATGGAATCTTCTCTTAATGGAGAGCAAGAACCGTACTCTATTGGTGATGTAGATAATGGTATAGGATGCACAGAATGTTATAAATGTAGAATTAATTGTATGGCAAAAATAGATAGAAGGACACAGAGTACAGATGAATGTTTCTATTGTCCTATAGCTGCAGGATGTTCTAATTGTTCTGGTTATGATTATCAAGTGAATGGTACTCCTGACTCAAAAGCTACTTATATATGTGTTATGCATAAAGCTCGTGCTCTTGGAAACCTGTATTTCTGGAATAAATATTATAGAAAAAATAATATGAATAAACGAATGAAAAACTATGTACCAGATGAATGGGCACTTGAGATTATTTCTGAATCAGAACTTAATATGTTGAAAGAACTTGAAAGAGAGGATTAAAAGCCTCTCTTTTTTATTGACTAAAAGGAGGCTTGATATTATGGCAGAAATTAAAGGAATTGATGTTTCCAGATGGAATGGAAACATCGACTGGAAAACTGTTGCTAGTTATGGAATGGGCTTCGCTATCCTAAGAATCACAGAAAAAGGAAATATTGTTGATAGCACATTCGAACCTAATTATAAAGGCTGTATTGAGAATAAGATTCCTGTTGGAGTCTATAAATACAGCTATGCTACTACTATTGCTCAGATTGAAGATGAAGCAAATGTAGTTATTAAAACATTGAATAAAAGAAAACTGAATTATCATGTGTTTCTTGATATAGAGGATAAATGTCAGGAGAATTTATCTGACAGTTTAATGATGAAAATGATCGAAGCTTTTAGAGCTATTATTGTCAAAGCTGGATATAAATTTGGTATTTATTGTGGTTATTCTTGGTATCAGAACCAGTTACCAGAAGGTGCTAAAAAGTACGATTGCTGGGTTGCTCGATATCCTAATAATGATACCGGTGAATTACAGGAAAGATTAAGAGTTCCTGCTTCTACTGGTGTTATTGGATGGCAATACTCTAGTAAAGCAACCATTCCTGGTATTCCAACAAAAACTGATCGAAGTGTATTCTATAAAGACTATTCTAAATCTTCTACTACTTCTACAAACTCTCTCAAACCAACAACTACACAAGGAAGTGATGCTATGAACAAAGAAAAGGCTATTGATGCTCTTATTGCTTGCGCTGAAAATGAGGTTGGATATTTAGAGAAGAAATCTAATTCTCAGCTTGATGATAAAACTGCAAATGCAGGTTACAATAACTACACTAAATACTGGAGAGACGTATATCCTCAGTATCAGGCACAGGCTTGGTGCGCTGCATTTGTGAGCTGGTGTATGATGAAAACATTCGGTCTTGATGTAGCTAAAAAACTCCTTAAACATTGGCCTTATGTATACTGTCCTACTCTTGGAAATCTCTTCACAAAGTATGCAAATCCACAGCGAGGAGACGTTGTAATCTTCTATCGTAACGGTACTTTTGCACATACAGGAATTGTCACAAAAGTTGAAGGGGATAAGTTTTATACAATTGAAGGGAATACTTCAGGAGGCTCTTCTATTGTTCCAAATGGTGGTGGAGTTTATGCTAAGAGTTATTATAATTCAAATCTCCCTGGAACAAAGTTTTGTCGTCCAGACTATTCTATTGTCACATCTATTTTAACATCTCCTGCACCTGTACAGCCATCTTATACTGCATGGGTAGGTTCTTGTACAGCTAATGGAACAGATGTATTCTCAGACGCTACAGGAGCTTCTAAGCTAAGTACATATCCTAAACTCAATGCAGGTAATCTTGTGAATATCATCGGTGAATCTGGTACAAGATATCAGGTTCGTATCGCTGCAAAATATATAGGGTATGTAGAAAAATCTAACATTAAAAATCCTAATACTCCTGCTGCAACAACTACAAAGAAATATCCTTTTGTAGGAAAGGTAACTGCAAGTAAATTGAATGTTCGCAAAAAACCCGGTACTGAACATCCATTACTTCCAGAGTATCCGATGTTAAATAAAGACAATCTTGTTAATGTCCTCGGAGTTACAAAAGATACTAAAGGTGACAGATGGTACAAAGTATCAATTACTAAAAATGAATATGTTGGCTATGTATCAGCCAAATATATTACTAAGGCATAAGGAGGTACATCATGGGTATTGAACAGATACAGAAAATCCATGAGTTTGGTGAGATCAATGTGATCATATCTTTACTTCTTTGTGCAATGCTTGCTATAGCTTTAAAAGCTGGATGGGAGAAACTTCTTGATACTCTTGGACTTGAGACTAAAGCTTCCCTCAGACAAAAAGCATTAGAACAAAGGCTCTCTGATATGGAACAGAAAATTGCTGATTTTGAGCAGTCTCAGCATAATTATCATGATCAGTCCATTAGTATTAGAGATGATCTGAGAACAAATCAAAATACTCTAAGCACACAGCTTACTGATCTTACAACTTTGATGCAGAACTTTATAACTAATCAAGATGAGTGTACTGTAGCGTCATTTAGAAGTTCTCTCTGGAGAATGCATAGAGACTTTATGGCACAAGGATACATCACACCGGATGGATTAAAGACATTCCTAGAGATGGGAAAGCTTTATGAAAAGGCCGGCGGAAATGATATTTATCATGAGAAATTACTTCCGGATATTGAATCTCTGGAAGTCAAATACACAAAAGACAGTGTACTATAATTTATGGGTAGTCAAGCATTATACTTGGCTACCCATTTTTTTACTTTGATGTTATACTTTCTCAGAGATGTGAATGCAATGATAAGATATGAATATGAACCAGGATTTTACAAGCAACTACATTATAATGATCTCTGGAAAGTTGAATACGAAGGAGTTCCTGGGCACTTTAAAAAGGTCAAGATGGTATGCGATTGTATTAAAGATGAATGTGATTAAAACTGTGATGTGCTTAGAACTGTAGCTGATGTGAAAAATCCAAACATGGAATGGCACATGCGAGATGAAAAAGGAGATATGATCGGATGATCTATCTCCTTTTTTCATTGGATTGAATGCCAAGACTTAGTTTATTGTCTGCGTAATATGTCATAAGTTCATGTAATACAAACTCTGGTAATAACTTTTGTTTTTGGCACTTCTTCAAAAAGCTATTTGGCAACTCAAGGTTAATGTGATTGTTTAATTCTGGTTTTTTATATGGTTTTTTATTAATACACTCTGATAGTAAACCTTCTTCTTTTAATAACTGCAAGAAATCTCTTCCTTGTGAAGTTATTCTATACTTCTTTGAGCTTCTCTCAATAAAACTCAATCCAAGCAAATACTGAGTGCGACATGATAAGTCGCTGCTCGACTTGAACGACATACCGTATCTCTGGTTTGCCGCCTGTTTTAGTGCTGATCCAGTTAACACTTCTGTTTCTAATTCTTGCAAAATTTCTCCAAAATAAAGCGTACTGTTTTGTATTTGTCTGCCCAATGAAGTTTCAGAATGTGTTTTTAGCAGGTCAGCACCTGTATCTGTGAGTGCATAAGTTTTGAAATCTACCTCATACAATAACTTCCACTTACATAACGTGGTGAAAGTCATTCTGACAGTGTTTGAAGACCTTATATCATAATTCGATTCTAAAAAAGCTGAAAAGTTGGAGAAAGCTTTTTCCCCGTCTTTGAAAAATTCTAACATCGTCAAAGTGCTTGACATTAAATTGCTTTTATCTGGGATATAGCCAGTACCGCTTCCTCTATTCATTCGCCTCTCCTTTTCCCAATGTTGCCATTAAGAGATTTGTAGCAAAGCCTTCTATTGCATCGATGTAATCTATATCTTCGTCTTCCCATTCGCAATTATGATACCTTTCCCGGAATCTATCAACTATATTCAGCACAGTTTTATACGCCGCTTGATCAGCGCCATATTTGTCGTTAGCTTTGGACCATGGATAAATTTTACCATTTTGTAAAAGCGTATCGTATACAAATGTTACTTCTACAATGTCTGTTCTTCTAACAGATTCTTCCAATAATTGCAGAATATATTCCGGTGGAGTTCGAACTTCGGATTCCCACGATTCAAGCGTCCGGAGCGGAATGTTATAGCGCCTGGAGAACTCCGCTCTGGAGACTCCTATGTAATTTCTCATTTCTGTAATAGTCAAGTTATTCACCTCTTTCAGGAAAAGGTTACCACACAATGTGTGGTAATGTCAATAAAAAAAAATAGACAGTTGAGCATTCTTCTGTCTATTTTTTTTTGCTGAAAACTAAAAAATGTGTATGTACGACAACCAAAAAGTTATCATACATATATGTTATTCTGTTATATTTTATTTATCAAGCATATTCCGAACGTCTTCTACAGAAAGTCCTTTTTCTCGAAGTAATTTGGCAAGATCTTTCATAGACTGTTCTTCTTTTACGGCTGCTTCTTTCTTCTCTGCTACAACAAGATCTTTAGAAAGATTCTTTTTCTGCACTCTCAAGCCTTTGATATCTTCTGTAAGCTTAGTAATTTGTTCTTCTATAGATGTAATTTGTGCCTTAATTTCTTCTGATGTAAGCTCTACTTTTCTTACTCTTGCCATTTTTTAACTACCTCTTTTCGATTTAATAAGGGTGAAATAAGGGTGAAGTTTTTAAGAAGTGCTTGTTTTATAAGGCTCTAAGTCGGTTTTTCATGGGTACCGGAAACCACTGCTCTATCCACTGAGCTACAGGCGCGTATCTTGAAAATC